TCTGGAAATCAAGGAGGTAGCCCTCAAGGAGCTAATCAGCAAGGATCTGGAAATCAAGGAGGTAGCCCTCAAGGAGCTAATCAGCAAGGATCTGGAAATACTCCTTCTGGAGGTGGAAATACTCCTTAGGGTCCTAATAAAAACTGGTTCCAGAGAAATTGGTGGAAAATAGGACTTGGACTTGGAGCAGGAAGAGAAGTTAGTAGACTTATATCAGAGGATCCTACTACTGGATTGGATAGAGCTAACCCTGTTTATTGGGTAGGTCAATGGCTAAGATTTCCAAATTATCCTGAAAAACCTGATCAGTCTCAAGATACTATATCAACTCCATCTACAACAACTCCTACATCAACTGTTGGAGGTTCTCCTCAACCATCAAATAATAATAAACCAGATTCTATATATGTTTGGACCGGAGATAAAATAATAAGAGTTGCAAATCCAAAATGATAACCATAGAAATAGGAGATAAAGAATACTTAGTAAGTGTTCTTAAAACTCCAGAAGAAAAGCAGTAGGGATTGTCTGGAAAAGAGTATTTGCCAAATAATCAAGGAGCTTTATTTATATTTGATCCTCCTCAAGAAGTATCTTTTCATATGAAAGATACAAAAATTCCTCTTGATATTATTTTTATAAATAGTGATGAAGAAGTAATAAGCGTTAGACAAGGAATACCTAATGATTTAACTCCTATTATAGAAAATAATGTTGCATATGTTCTAGAAGTAAATCAAAATTCTGGGATAAGAAAAGGAGATGAATTAGATTTTGAGGATGATGAAGACGAAGGTCCAGTAATGAAAGTTTTATTTCAAGATGGATCGGAATAGTATCCTTTATGGGGAGGAGAAAGAATAGTTTCAAGACGAGAAACTAAAATACTTATTAAAAAAGCTAAGAAAGCAGATCTTTCAAAAGAAGATAAAGACTACAAAGCGCTAGGAAAATATATTTTTAAAGTTATAAATAGACAAGACAATAGAGATCCTGAATATGTTTAGATTAAAAATTAAATAAATTCTCTATTTGGAATATTTATAAAATATATATATATTTAAAGCACTAAATTAGTTATTATTAATAATATTAAATGTTTATAAACAATTATGGAATTTATACCTAAAAACGTAAAGAAATTTCAAGCTGGTGGAGAAATGGGAGAACCTATGGCTCAAGAAGCAGCTCCTCAAAACGCAGCTCCTGCTCAAGGACAAGATCCTTTAATGCAAGTAGCTCAATTAGCAATGCAAGCTTTGCAAAATCAAGACTGTAATGCTGCTATGCAAGTATGTCAAATCTTTTTGCAGATGATTCAACAAACTCAAGGTCAACCTCAACAGCCTGCTCCTGCTGGAGAACCTGTATTTAGAAAAGGTGGAGTCTTAGTAAGAAGAAAATAATTTAAAATTAGATGGGAGTGTACTTAAAAGTATTCTCCCATTTTTTATTATGGAAGAAAATACTTATATAAGAGGAGGAGATGAAATAGATCTTGATACTCTACTATCCTCTCTCAAATCTAATTTCGATAGTTGGTTAGACACTAGAAATCTAAGTAATTAGGAAAAAGCAGATGTAAGAACAGCTTACAATGATTTATTTGCTTAGTTTTAGGCTGCCCCGTCTAACTTTGTATATGATTCAGATAATAGAGCGTTCTCTACTACTTCTAAATTTCCAGATACTCCAGCATATAGAAGAGCAGCTGGATATTTAGGGGAAGTAATTAGAACTTCTCCTAGAAAAGAAAAAGATAAAGACAAAGATGTTTGGGATCCAACAAAGTCTACCTTTATAACGGAAGATATTTAGAATAACATTATTCGAGATCCTAACTCTTTTATTAATTTGGATTCTAGCAATCCTCATAGTTATACTAACAGACTAAATAAAATTATTGATTATATTAGCAATAATTTAGATACTATAATAGACTAGTATAGTTATTCTAGTGAGGAAGATAGAAACAAAGCTACAGAATAGCTTAAATAGTATTTAAATAATCTGTAGGATACTACAGATACATCTGATGACTTATATATTCTAGCATAGTTAGGATTTACAAATCCAACAGAAATCTTAAGTGTAACAGCTCTTCCAGAACCAACTCCCGAGGATCCTTAGAATCAGTATAGAGCAATATTTTAGGAATGGGCAGAGTAGAATCATCCTTATAACACTCCTAGTAGTGATATATATAATTTTAATGGAATAACACCAGAAGCTGTTAATTATGATACTTTTAATAACAATATTTCAGAAGTTTTAAATTCTATCCTTGGCGGAAGCACATCAAATAAACTCGGCATTGCGTTAAGTATAGTTCTAGGCGCTTTTAATAACGAAGATTATACTGATTTAGGAGGAGGGAAATATATAATCGGAAACCCCGATTTATCAAATGAAGTGTATGTATACGATAATATTAATTCAACCTTAACTAAGCAAAATGCTTGGGATTTTGAAAAGTATAAGAAGTAGTACTTTGACGAGTTTCTAAATGAGCGTGGACAGGATCTTGGATACGATCGTTATGATATACTATTTGGAAATCTTCTTCAAAGTATACAATCACATAAGAATGGAGGTATCCTAAAATTTCAAGGTGGAGGAAATACTTATTGGATGGGTAATTATTTCAAATCTCCTGATGATATTGGCAATTATACGTTAGAAAGCCTTCTTCCTGGATGGGATGGCAGAAACCATAACAGTAGATAGGGAACTATTGGGAGTAGCAATCTGTTCAGACCAACTCCTTAGGGTAGTTTAAATCTATTTAACAAATATGCTACCTCAGGAAATTTAGCAGAGGATGTAAAATCTTATTATGATACTTGGATAAAGGATAATTAGGGAAAATCTTTAGAGGAATTTATAAATACTTATAATGACAATGTTAAACAGCTGAGAACTAATTCTCAACATATATTTACATCTGGATATAATGTTGGAGATTGGGCATAGCATAACCAACTTTATAACCAAATGTATAGTTCGAGAGGAAAAGGTAATGCAGACATGAATACAGGTGTTTTAGGATATTCTCCTAATCAGGAAAAAATACTTGGACAAACTACATTTGCTAGAGTTCCTTCTCTGTTCTCTGACGAGAATCAATTTAAAGAGTATAGATCATTGTCTTTAGCCGGTTAGAATATTTGGATAGATAATAATGGTATGTTAAAAATATAGCCAACTACTGAAACTCCAGGCGCTGAAACTCCAGGTGCTGAAACTCCTACTACCGAGACTCCAGCTACAGCTGGAGGGAATTCTAGATTACAGGAAGAGTAGGTTAATGGAGGGTATTAGATGCCTTGGGATATGACTTCAACTGCTAATCTATTTGACAATAGAACTAATTCCAAATTCTATAAAGGAGAATTACAAAATGCTATAATGAGTGGAGGAAGATTAGGTTATTCATTAGCAACTAATCAGAAGATTAAAGATATAATGAATAAATCATTATAGCCATTTACACAAGATCCTTATAGACTATATTCTCCTGTAACTGGTGATTTAGGAGCTAGAATGATGGCTTCTAGATAGGCTGCTTTAAATAGACAAGCTGTTAATAGACCCATAACTACGGATTCCAATAAAATGATGTCGTATATATTTGAGGCTAATAGACAAGCTAACGATATAGAAGAAAGGGGAAGGTTAGCTGATAATGCTAAGATAGATAAGTCAAGACAAGAAGCTTTAGCAAGACAAGAAGCTAATACTAAATTAGAAAATTAGGTAGCTAATGCTAATAGAAAGGCTATACTTGATACTAATAGAGAAAGAGCTGAACTTGAAGCAACTAACAAGAAAATTAATTGGAAATCTGTTGACGATTATTTGAAGAATATCGAATCTAGACTTATTTCTAGAAAAGATATGCAACTTGCAAAAGAAATAGAAAGTCTAGAAAGAACTGCAGGTATGCAAGCTGAATATTCTAGAGAAGCAGCAATTAATGCTGTTAGAAGTAGATACTACGAATATGCAAGCAGGTATCCTGGAATTACAGAAACTTAGTTTAATGCTCTTACTAATGGAGATTATTTCCGAGCTTTAAGAGACGCTAATAATTATGTTACTTGGGGATACTAGGGTAATCTAAATAGAATCTATGGAATACCCTATAACTTTAGTCATATGGGAGTATTTAATCCGTTTAGCCAAAATTATGTTTGGAATAATTCAGATAGATGGGAACAACTTTTAAGAACAGATCCAAATAAATAATGAATATAGTGCCTAAATTTCAGGGAGGAGGTTTCTCCTCCCTATTTACTCAATATACTCCAGTAGAAGTCCAAAGCGCTTAGCCCCAATAGCCAAGACAGTAGGCTACTCCAGCTAAGTAGAAAGACGACTCATTATCTCAAAAGGATATGCTGGATATGATTTCAAAGATAGACGGACTCCCTAATGATATGTAGGTAATAGCTTCTAATTTAAAAGATATGTTCCAAATGACTTAGTATACTGGAACAAGAGATTTAACAGACGCTTTTATCTCTAATATATATCAATTAAAAGTAGCAGCTTTTAATAAAAAGGAATATGAGGACTCCAAAAACTTAGTAACTAAGAATGGAGGACTGGAAGAAATTCCTATTACAACTAATGGTCGTATTATAGCTCTTAATAATGACGGAGTCCCTGAAGAAGTATCAGTAGGAGATTACATTAAATACAAGAATACAAAATATACACCTATAACTAATGCCAATCTGTTATATTTGAGATCTCATAGTCCTCAGTATGCTAATAGAAATACTATATTAGAGGTTGTGAATAATGGAATTGGCATGGACAAAGTTCACCAATTAATTAGTGAAAGATTAAAAGGATTGGGAACTAGCACCGCTTCAAGATCTGGATATTCTGTAAGAACAGATAAATATATACAGCAAGGTCTTGAGATTCTAAATGAGATGGACAGTAAAGACATTATAAACAGTTCAGGAATGACTTTAGAAGGTCTTTACTAGAACAGATCATTTACTCAAACATAGATAAAACAAGCAGAAGCTGCTTTATATTATATATACAATTCTTTACCATTAAATGCTAGAACTTTACTACAAGTATAGTCAGGTAATTCTGAAAATCCTACTCAAGGAGCATTAAACTTAATTTATAACTATATAGTATCTGGACAATCAGAAAGACAAGACTATTCAGTTACTTATATTGACGATGACGGTTCTGGAAACGGTAAAGGAGGAGGTGGAGGCAATGGAGATGACGGCAAAGTCAAATCTAGTGCTTACTATAATATGGTTAGAGGAATAGGCGGAAATGATATTTCTGTCAAAATTAATAAAGGTTCCAAGTACGAATTTACTTCTAGAGGAGTTACTTATGGAGCTGTTCCAGATATAGACGGAAAGCCTATTTCTGCAACAAGTTTAACTAGTATGTTATAGCAAGGAGTTCAAGGAATAGTCACTAATACTTCTGGAATTACTTTTGGAGATCGTCAATTAACTTAGCTTGATATGAATGATATTGCTTATGATGGATCTAGTGGAGTAGTTGCAATGTTACCTACTAAAACTAATTCATTTGGAGTTAAAGTAGTTGATATAGGAGTATTAGATAGATGGGAAGAAGCTTGCGAAAATCTTAGACAGCAAGGAATTAATATAAATGATAAGGAGCATAGAGAAAAGTATGCTGATGAAATTTCTAAAGAACTCTTCGATAAAGACTTAAAAGGACTCTTAGACTATAATACTGGAAAACTTGATATGGATAGAATGGGAGTATTCTTAATGGTTAATGGATATGCAGTAGGTAAAGACGATACTAAATTTAAATCTGATTATACCTATGAAATACAAGATCCTGATGATCAATTAGTTTCTTACGTTAGAGAAATGTTATCAACTAATAGTGATAGGGATAATTACGAAATGGACTTTAACGGTTTATGGTGGAATGACGATCATCTATATCAAGGAACCATATATATTCCGATTACCTCTAATCAATTACAAGCAGTTACTGCAGCTGGTCAAAATATCTATGAACGAGATGCTCAAATAAAAGAATCTGAATGGCAAGCTTGGCAAAAAAGAAGAACTGCACAATCTCCAGATATAGGAATTTTACAAATGCAATAATGTATGGTTGAAAACGATTTTATTGTAGCTGGAATATTAAATCCAGAATTTAACAATAGCGACTTTAAGAGTGTTCTTGGTATGAATCTAGATAATACTTAGATGTTATCATACCAAGAATACCTTTCAACTCCATTTATTCGGAACAATCCTAAGTTTAAAGATAATAATGGAGTATTTAAAGAAGATTTATTTAAAAGCTACTATACTCAAAAGTTAGAAGATTATCAACAATTCCAAGAAGATACAGACACTTTTGACTATTTTGAGTATAGTCCATTTGACACATCTGCGAAACCAGATTCTAGAATTAAAGATACTGGATTTCAATTAAGTATAACGCTAAATCCTGATAGAATATCTACTGGTATATCTGGAATTAACGCTCAAACTGGAAGTGGATTTTCTAGAAGAGAGTTAGCACAGCAATCAAATGTTATAGATAGTACTACTGGACAAGATTTAGGATACTCTCCTAATGATGTAGCACTATTTAGCAATCCTTTAGGATTTATAAAAGAACTTGGTTCAGATCCTTTAGTATTAGCTACTTGGGAAGAAGAAGGAGATCATTATGATCCAATAACTAACTCGACATATCACCATTATAAGGGAGATTATAAACTTAATGCTGATGGTGAGTATTACTATGAAACTCTTGGAGATAGATCCCCTATCGGAAAAGAGTTCTTATCCATGTCTGATATTATTACAGTTGATGGACAAGGACTTAATAAGTACGATTTCTTTGACAGTGACGGACTTGATAAATCAGTAACTGGAACTGTTTTCAAAATGCTATTTACAGCTGCTCCTATGCTTATAGCAGGACCAGTAAGTACAATATATTCAGGAGCATTAGCAGCAAGAGAAATATTAAAATCCTTACCTATGTTATATGGTATGGTAACTTCATTATTTGGAAATGAAGAGGATTCTCAGTTTTTAAATACATTAGCTGCATATGGAGAGAAATTTACTGGAGGAGTTACGGATTACGCTCAACAGAACTTAGTATCAGTAGAGAACTTTGGGAATTTATTAGCTGATGTAGTTACTCAATTTGGTCAACAAGCAATATTTCCCAAACTTATTCATAAGGCAAGAGGTTCTGATAAGATATTAAAGAAAGCATGGGACGATGCTGCAGATTTTTACTCTACAGAAATGGCTAGAATGGGAGAATCTTCACTATATGGAATAGGAGAGGATTGGACTAAAACAGCGTTAGGTAAAGCTGCTATATCAAAGTTTGTGGAACCTGCTAAAAAGATTGTATAGAGAAATGGTAGAATTGGAGCAGATGCAGCATTAGCTTACATGTCTATAATTTCTAATACTGACGTATATTCTACTATGTTAGAATACGGTGCTTCTAAAAGAGATGCTGCTCTCGTAGCATTTGGAAGTACAGTAGGTATGTTTACAGTAGACAGATTCTTACATTTAGGGGAATTATTCTTTAATGATTTGGAAGATGTTGCAGGAAGAGCTTTGAGACAAACTGCAATAAATGAAGCTAAGAATCTTGCATCTACAGTATTTAAAGAAACTGTTTCTACTGGAAATAAAGCTAAAAACTTTGTTCTTAAAGGAATAAATGCTGGTAAGAATGTTGCTAATAATTTTGTTCAAGATCTTAAATATCATACAACTGGATTCTTAGGTAAAGCAATAGGTGAAGGTATTGAAGAAGTTTCGGAAGAATTAGTAACTGACTTTACTAAACAATTATATGAATGGGCAGGAGAATTTTCTCCTAATATAATAAATTAGAGTGGACTTACTGACGTAGGAGCATTTCAGAATATGGGAGAACGTTACTTCATGTCTCTCGTTGGAGGTGCTGCTGGTGGTGGAGTATTCTATGGAATTAGTGCATTTAAAGGAGATCTTCCCTCTAGAAAATCTGCTCAAAATGATTTGATTTATTTAGTATCTAACGGAAAAACTGATGAACTTATTAAAGAGATTAACACTCTTGAGAAGAAGGGAAAGTTGGGAAATACTAGACTTTCAGCTACAAGAATGGAAACGGATGCGAAAGGCAATCTAGTATATCTTACAACTACTAAAGATGATGTTTCTCAAAATCAATATATAGCTGATAAATTAAGATCTTCAGTATATCAATTAGATGCTATTCTAAATTCTACTGGAACTAAGTTAAGTGATCCTCAATTATTTGAGCAAATGGTTATGAAAGAATAGTCTATATTAAAATTGAGAGACTATCTACAAGACCAATCTTATGTAACTAGATATTAGGAAGATTTTAGAAAAGCAACATCTGACTTAGTAGACGCTATTAAAGAAAAGCAAACTCTAGTAAAATCTTTACCTGACCAGAAAAGTAATATCACTCCTGAACAGCAAGAACAGCTTCGCAATGCTGATATTAAAATACAACAAGCTCAATAGAAAGTAGAAAGCTTAAAGGGAGAAGATACTTTACCTTATCTTGAAAAGTTACTATTCTTCATAGATAACTATATCAATGCTCCTTTCTTATCTACTACTTTTGAATCTTGGTTAGCAAATAATAAAGACGGAAAAAAGGTAGAGAATCTTACTACAGCTGAAAGACAAACGTATGTTAAAGAGTACTTACAATATAAGAAATCTAACCAGAAGAATGATTTAAATACAGCATTTAAAATCTGGAAGAACATTGGATCTCTTGTAAATGCTAACTTGATTAATGCTCAAGAAATGACTGAGGAATTCAGAAAAGCTCAAGAAGCTATGTAGGAATTCTTTAACAGTGAAGATTTATGGCAATTAAATATAATATAGCCAGGACAAAGACTTCCTAATGAAACAGAAGAGCAGTACAATAATAGAGCTAACTTAACTGACGACGAAAGGCAGAATCTTGAAAAACAGAGAAATGATCATAACTAGAAAGAGTTACAAGATTTCAATCAGAGAATACTTGATCTTTTAAATAAAACAGGAAACTATGTAGATCCTGTAACATAGAGGCGTATTATTAGAACTATTTTTGCTGCATTAGGTCAGAGAAAGAAAGATTCGGTAAAGTGGTATCTTAATGAATATATTAAAAAAGTACAGGATCCTCTAGTAAGAGAAGCTTTAAAACTAATAGATACTGATTTAAGTAATTTTGATCGAGTTAGAGACGATATACTTGATAAAATTAGAGCTAATGTAACAGCTAATACCTATATGTTTTCTGGAGCTTTCTATCAGCTTAGAGCATTAATGAATTAGTACAATCCTAATTTATATCAGGCAGATGCTACTTTTATAACTCCAGAACAGTATAATGAATTTATTAATGATCTAGCTGTTAGAATTTAGAATAATGATCAAGAAGCTATTAACTTTTTAAGAGATCTCTTTTTAGACTCTGATTACAAGAACGATTTTGACGACTATATTTCTAAACTGCAATCGTTAGGAACTGATGGAATAGTAAATGAGTTAATTACTATGAAAGATGGGGAGTTAAACTTCATGCTAGAAGCTATGACTGACGATGCTGGAGATATTGTAATAACTCCTGAATATTGGAATCAAGTAAGACTCAGTTTAGATACTACTCCTGGATATATCTTAGAAGATACTACTTCAGAAGTAAACTCAAAAATAACATAGTAGGTTGATAGTGTTTAGAGGATATTTGCTGATATTCTAGACTCTATTAATAACGATCCAATAATAAATGCTATAGATAGTACTAATGAATCTTTAAAAGTAACAAATCCTGTTCTAGAATTTATGAAGAAATGTAGAATGGCTATTGATCCAGAAAATAGATCAATAGAAGATATTCTAGTTGCAATATATAATAAATTCTTAGGACTAGACGATCCAACAAGTTTTAGATTGGAGGAAATTGATGAAAGCACTTTAGAAGATGTTGATACTTTCTTATAGACAGTTAAGACCTATTTAATAGCTGCTGGATACGGAAGGTCTTTCTTAGGATCTACAGGACATAATAAGTTAGTTAATGATTATGCTAGAAAGCATAAAGACATATTCAAAGATTTCCAAGAACTTCCTGAATTAGATTCTGATATAGCAGCAATGTTTATCCAAGAAATTGCTAAATATCAAGATGAAATAAATGCTAGTCTAGATAACTCTTGGCAAGGAATTTCTAATAATAACAAAGTTAACAAAAGACAGCAGTTAATTGATGCTGACAAGAAATTTACTGAAGCTAAATTAGAGTTTATTAAAACTATTAGAGATTCAGTTAAATTTACTATCAGAGGAACACATTTTGATTTATTGGATGGATACGATGATATAACTGATGACGATAATGAAGTTAAACTCTTTAAGTTAGAGAATTTATTCTATACCAATCTTCACAGTATTTTAAAAGCTGGAATATCCTTTAAAGAAATATTAAAATCTTCTGGTATAGTAATAAACTGCTTTGGAGGATTTGATGAAATTCTTAAGCAAAAGACAGCAGTAGTAGATAGCAAACTTAATCTAGATTCTTTAACAGCATATGATAAGTTTGTCTACTTCATGTCTATTGCTGGCATAAGCGCTAATGATTTTAATTATTATATAAAAGATAAGATAGAATCTGATAGTAAAGACACAAACTAGAATAAGAGACCAAGAGTTCCCATAAATATTCAGTAGTCTCTTTCTAGAATGGGAATGTCATTCTTAAAATCTCCTAAAATATACTAGGACGCTATCAGTTATCTTCAAGAAAATACTGATTCCAAAATCAACTTTATTCCTACTTTATTTGTAGATGGAAATGCTGGTGTTGGAAAATCAAGTATTATAGCTTACTATATTGCTAACTATGTTTAGAATGGAGAGGTATGGGTATCAGCTCCAGAAAAAACTTAGTTAGACAATCTTCAAGTAGGTGTTGAAAGAAATACAGTTCCTAAATTAAGGAAAGAATTAATGGAATCCTTAATTGGGAAAACAGCTTACGATCAATTATTACAGGATTTATAGAATTATTCGTCAGATCCCAGTTATAGTTCTGAATACTTTATTGTTAATGATGGAAGAGAAGTAAATTTAAGAGATACTGTAAATATACAGAGTCAAACTAGCAATCCTAAACTTATAATTATAGACGAAGCAACTCACTATAGTAGTATAGAATTGCAAATTATATATAAATATGCTTAGAAAGTTGGAGCACAATTACTTCTTCTTGGAGATTCTATTCAGAATGGTTTTATCAAAGTAGGAAGAAATGTTGATAGGGAGTTTAACTTTATGTTTAGAACTCCTAAATTAGCGGTATCATTAAGAGATAATAATCTTCAGAAATAGGATAATTTAACATTAGTATCAAAAGCTGCTATTAGATTACAGAGTCTGGAAGCAGATGAAGCGAACTATTATGATAAAGTAGCTGCAATTAGAAATGCTCTCGCAGACTTTAAATTAAAAGTCTACAATGGAGAAAAGGGACTATATGGAGATTTAATTACTAAAAACGTATCTGATGATACCTTAGATAATTTAACTGGAGAAGTTGCGTATATAGGTGCTGATAATGATTTATATACTAAACTTCTTGAAAGAGAAGCTAATGGCCAGTTCAAATTATTTAAGCATACAGAAAATGATATACAAGGTAGAGAATTTGATTATGTAGTTGTAGATAAGAATTGGGAACCTCCAGTTGCAGCAAATGGAGTTCCTGTATTAGACTTCTTAACTAGTCTCTACACTTTAATGAGTAGAGGAAAGAATGGAACTATATTTTTAGACAATAATTTATCAGATATTATTGGAAATAATACAGTTTAGGATCAACCTTATGTAGCTAGAAGTATAGTTGACTATATAGAGGATCTCACATAGGCTAGATTAAATTTCTTAAACTCACTACCTTTAGTCACAGAAAAAGAATTTGATGCTAAAATAGTTAAAGCACAGTTAAATCCTCCAAGAGGTGGAACTCCTCCTGGAACTCCTCCTGGAACTCCTCCTGGAACTCCTCCTTCTGGAGGACCTTCAAGCGGAGGAACTGGTGGAGGACCTTCACCCCAAGGAAGATCAGGCACAAATCCTCAGGGAGGTGGACCAAATGGTGAAACTGGCGGAGGGACTAGCTCGTCTTCAAATCCTCAAGGAACTAACCCTTAGCCAAATGGTCCAGGTCAACCAGGAGGAACTAGTAGTGGAACCAATCCTCAAGGAACTAATTCTTCTGGAACGAATCCTCAAGGAGGAACTTCATCTCAAATAGGTGGAACCAATCCTTCTGGAGAACTTCCATCTTCTGGTAGAGGAACAAATCCTCAAGGTGGAACAAATTCTTCAACTAATCTTCCTCAGACTAATCCTCAAGGTGGAACAAATCCATAGGGAACTACTCCTCAAGGTGGAACTAGTAAATAGGGAATTAACCAATCTGGAACTAACGGTTAGGAAACTCCTCCACAAGATTTATAGGAGGATAATGTTATTTACGAAGAAGATCCTCCAATATCTACGAAATAGGATAACGATGAGAAAAAACTAATAGCTGAAGAAGCTGGTAGTTACGAGGATGAAATTGAAAAAGCTAGAAAAGAAGAATAGCTAGATCCAAGAATTCCTATGAGACTATATTCCTCTGCTCATTTATCTGGAATGGCAGTAACTGATAAAAAGTATGTCTCTAATCAAAACTCAAGCGTATTATATAATGGGTAGGTATTCGTTACTGGGGAAATCAATGACGATAACTATAACCAGAAGATGAAGGAAATATATGAAAGGTTGATGAAATTCAAAAGCTATTTATTATATAAACACTTTGAAGAAGATCCTGGAGATTCTAATATGGAACATAGCTTATTCTTTAAACATTTCTCAGATATTACTAGCTGGGAAAATATGAAGAATATAAAATATAAATTAGAAGTTCATAAAAAGAGAGACATTGATAACTTTATTTCATCTGACGGAGAACATAAAGATACTTCTTCTAATGGCTTACAGGAAAGTAAAATGGCTTTTGGAAAAGAAAAGTTAATCTATGAAGTAGTAGCTGAATTTGTAAATAAAGAAGGAAAGGTATGTAAAATTACTTTAGGTCTATTACAAAATCCAACTTCTTGGATAACAAGAAACCAAGAATAGAAGGATGCTAAAGTTAAATATTCAAATCTTTTAGATACAATTACCAATAAATGGTCTGTAGAGAATAATAATGACTACATCTTTTCTATAGAGGTTACTCCTAATTTTAACGGAAGAACTGATATTAGGAGATATTCTGGAACAGGAAGAGATAGAACAAGAGTAGCTCCAGAATTACTGGGAGACTTTAGAGCATCTACAGAAGGAGATACTTTGGTTTCCAACCCTATTATATATTTAGGAAAAGACTAGGGATTGGTAAGTGATTCAGTTATTGGTAGAGGAGTAGTGATTGCAACTAACGATACTCTTCTCTCTCCAGAAGATTTAGCTAGAGAATATATATACCAAAAAACTACTGAGAACGCACCGCCTAGAGTAAGAATGGTAGTTCTTAACTCTGAAGGAATATCATTTAGTGACTTAGTAAGAACTAAGATTTTAAATGAAAAATACGGAGTTAATGTAGCAATAGGAAAGAATAAAAGAATAGTTAGAAAAATAATTCCCTTTAGATAGAATTATATGGGAACTAGAATGTTAGCTGCCTTATGGAATTTTAGAGCTAACTTAATTAATTTCTGCGATAATTTAGACAATTTTGAAAAAGATAATAACCTAACTGATGAAAGAACTTTCTAGATAGCTAGATATGCAGATGCTTTATATAGATAGTAGAGAGACGGTTCTAATACTTCTTAGGAAACTTTAGATATAATAGCATAGGGAGGAGTTTCAGAAGACGAAGTTAAATTAGTTAATGAATTTAATAATAGTCTAGCTTTTAACGTTAGACAATTTAGATTAGGAGGTTCAGACACTGCATCTGGAACTTTCTTAGGAGCATTAACCAATATTACTACAGATAATGCTTTCTATAAAGGGGTACAAGATACTCCTATAGGAATCTATATAAATCCAGAAAAAGCTAGAAGATACTTAGAATTAATGAATAAGTTATTTGATACTTTAGGAGAAGCAGCTAAACTGACTAGAACAGTATATAAGAAGGACGCTAATGGAGAGTATGAAACTAACCCTGATGGAAGTTATGTTATAGAAAGTTAGGGGGATTTCCCAGCTGACTAGCTAATAACTGCTAAAGAAGGTTATAGTAATTCTATTACTGGACTTGCTGGATAGGGAACTAAAGTAGGATCTATTGAATTAAGAGATGAAGGAATTGTTTATAACCTTCCTTCTGAAACATTATTAGATCATGTTCCAATATTTCTCCAGAAGATATTCAAAAATGCAATAATTAGTGGAGAAAATATTAGTAGTATACAAGGACTTTCTTATAAAGTGAATGGTAAAGAAAAGTTCTTGGATATAGAAGCTTAGAAGAAGTTAATGGAATCTATCTGGAAAGGACAATCTCCGAATTATGATCCTGATTCAGATTTGGAAGTAGAACTAGACTTTGATTTTATGCTAAGACTTGCATTCCATGGAACTACTAAATAGTTGAAAGATTCTTCTCTTAGAGCTACTGACGCTTACTTCAAATGGGGATTCCGAACAGATCCAGAAGGTTCTACTGATGAAAACGAAATTATTAAATATAGACAAGGTGCTATATTTAAGTCATGTATTACTAGTGAATCTTTATTTTCTGTAGATGTTCGACTTGAAATGCCAGTATTTGATGTATATGTAACTGAAGTAGAAGAGGAGTTAAAAAAATAGGAAGAAGCTCCTACTAATACATTAATTGAAGAATCTACAGATATTGCTGAAGAATTAAACATTTATGGGGGAGGAACTGTAGATTATTCCGAACTAGTATCTGGAAATATTTGGAAAGATAAGAATACTACATTATTTGACTATTTATAGAATAAAGCTATACAAGAGGTAAATAAAGAATTTGGAGTAAGCGCTAATAACTTTGAAATAACTTATACTTCATCTAATGGATATGTTATAGTATTCAACTTAAAGAAGAATGATTAGGAAAGTTATGTAGTATATGTACAAAACGAAGATAGTAGTTCTACAAATTTTATATTTGAGCTATAGTCAGGTACAATAGAATCAGAAACAACTGATAATAGTCAATATACTTTAGAAGATTGTAAAAATTATTATAAAGCTGTTTTTGAAAAAGATAACGATATATATAAAGAATGTGTTGAAAACGCATAGAGTCGAGAGGAAATTGCTAAGAACTTATTTAAGTATGGCATTAACCATAGGGATAAAAAGACGTTAATATTGGATTCTATGCTAAAAGGAAAAACACCAAAATGTGATTGATTATGTCTTGTTAGCTTATTTTATATAAAGATGATATAGAAACTGTTGTTAATGCTATTGACAGAGCAGTTTTCATACCAATAACATCTGAGGAAAATATTAGTATAGATTAGCTTTATAAAAAGCTTAAAGATAGTTTATCTAAATATATACACACTAACTATAAAGATTCCAAATATGACAAATCTATTACTGAACTTAGAAAGGATATTTTGGATACATTAGATTTAATTGAATTTGAAAAAGATAAAGTCAATGAGACTAATAAATTAAAAAGTCTAAAAGATAAAATAGAGAGAGATTTTATTAATGATTGTGGAGCTTCGGTATCAGTGACTTAGGTTACTGATCCGGAGTCTATGATATTAAGTAAAGAAGATCTAAAAAATGAAAATGAAAGATAGTCTATTAAACTTGGATAGTTAATAGACAAATTCTATGGAACTACTACTAAACCTAATGATTATAGAGTTGCTTTATTTAGTAGAGATTTAATAGACAATTGTATAATAAACATAGAAGAAAGTAGAAGAATACAAACTGTTAGGGAGTTAAATAAAGAAATATGCAAGCTTAAAAACAAGTATTTTAAAAGTATATTAGAATATTTAGCAATAGAAGATAGTTCCATAGATACTTCATTAGAAATGTTCGATTCTGATAAACAGTTTAAGTATAATGTTGTAACTACTGTTTAGATATTAAATAAATTTTACAACTTAGTAAAGAAGTTAGATAAAGAAGTCTTAGAAAGAAGATTAGCTTCTGAATGGTCAAGTACAATTAGAGAAACTAGAGAAGATACTAGCTTCTTTAAAGCATTTAACGCATATTTAAATCTACAATATTTCGATAATATGCTATATAATGCTGTTGGAAAATTCATAACAGTTACTGATAAGTCTTTTAAAGGATTTGAAATGGACGCTGCTGCCGACAAGTATATTTGGCAGAATAAAAATGAAAATTAGATAAAGAGTTTCCAAGGAAGTGAAGATGGAGATGCTTAGAAAGTCACTTCTAAGTTAGCTTTAGCTTTCTTATAGACTATTCCTATAATGGATCATACCTTAGAAACTTTTACTGGATAGTATATTAGGCTGAACGAGTTTAATATAGCAATAGCTAATTTCTTTAAAGCTATAGAATTTTCTGTTGGAGATGAATCTAAGTTAACTACTATAAAATAGTATGTTCTTAAATTTCCTAAAGATCCATGTAAATACTTAATGGGAATTTTATCAAGAATAGCAGAACCAAAAAACAAAAATTTAATAAATAGATTAATAACAGCAGGACTAACTGACAGAGACCTTAATATTGTAACATCATTCTACCATAAAGTACTAGATAGTGAGAATCCTAATTCTTTAATTAATATAGAAGGAAATCAATTTAGAGAATCTTTTACGTTTAGCGGATATTCAGTAGTTGATACTTTAGTTGGGACAATTCATAGAACTAAAGATGCTACATACTTGGAAAGTGTATACAATCCAGAAACAGACTTAATAGAGACTGTAGAAAAGAGAAAGTTTACTACTAATTCAGAAATATTCTCACTAGTTAATAAGATAAATAATCAAAGTGTTAATAGACCTATTGAGAGTAGAAAATTATTAACTAATTCTGAACATGGGAAAGACGCTAAATACGTAGTAAAACCTCGATCGATAACTAAAGGCCTAGAGTATTCTATAGATATTGGAGACGGATATAAAATAATAATATCCAATAAATCTGGAGCTTTAAGTTCTATTAATGGAAAGGTAACTATCCAGTATGGAGAAAGTACAGATGATCTTATGAAAAAATATTTTAATAAAAAGAGTAGTTCTAACGTTGATTTAAGCGATATTGACAAATTAAAGTCGAGAACTAAACTTAGTGACGGCTAGAAACTATTATTAAAACTTCTAGAATTTTCTGATGATTTTCTTCTAACTAAATTTCTGAAGGAAGAGGATGGACTTTTAAAGTTTTTCCACTTTGTAAGACAATCTCCTACAGAGTATCTGAATAATTTAATAGAATCTGCTTCAAGAGCTTGTATAGTTAATGAACTATATAGAGATTTTGATGAGAAGTTAAATGATCCAATTAATCAAGTTTATAATTCTCCGTTAGATTTTGAGTCTTACTTTAAGGAAAATTATAATGTATTTAGCTAGGACGGTCTTACATTTGAACAAAGAGCTGAATATTTTCTATCTGGATTTGTAAGTACAGAATTAGTAACTTCAAGATTTAAAGATTCTTGGATCGATAATTATGTTGTAGCTACTAAGATAATGAATGGAGAAATTAATAAATCCACTTTAAAGAATCTAGAAAAAAATAATATCGCTAATAGTAGAATATAGTCATTAGCTAGTAACTTTAAATTTCAATGCTCTGAAGCTGCTGAAGCTAATGGAGCTATGAGAAACTTATTGTTTGTTAACCAATAGAACTTAGTAGTTAAATCTGATATAATAAATACAGATGTTAAATCAAGATAGGGTATAATAAAACCTATTAAGAAATTAACTGCTCCTGAATTAGTATTCCAATCTATAGTTTAGAACTTTTATAGTAGTGTTCTATTAACTGGTGAATATTCTAGAAAATCAAAAAATTCTGCTACTGCAGGAGCTGCTTTAATTCAAGCTTCAACTTATGCAGACAAAACTTCTGTAATATTAGGAGCAATTGATGTTAAAAGAAAACTACATAAGCAGTATGCTGATGGATCAAAAGCTTCTTATGATGACAAGTCTATTTGGGAATTAGGAACTCCTCAATTAGTAGATCTTGCATATGATACTTTAGGAGAATTTTATAAGAATTCTTATAATATAGTATTAGAAAAGTTTACTAAAATTCTTCAAAAATTAGATCCCACATTTACTGCGAATGATGTATTTAGTATTAACGAGAAATTAAAATCTTATACTAAAGAGGAAATATTAAATACAGCTTAGAGTTTGGGAATTGAATTATCAGAAGATTATGAGTATATCTCAAGAGGTAATACTATTTCAGTAAGTGACGTACTCTATACTTTTGCTACTAGTTCCTATGGAAATAAAGAGAATTTAACTAAGATATTAGCACAGCAAGAAATAGAATTTATTAACTACTTACTTGAAAATAATATTAACTTCTATACTAAATATTCTGATGGAAGTAGTAGTGCTGTAGGAAGAATAGTAGACAAGTTAAGTTCTGGAGACAATCCTATGATAAGTCCTTCATTATGGGTTAAGGATGGAAAATTAATTATAGCAAAGGTTAATGGTAGAATTTTAAAAGCTGGAGAATAGATTTAGCAAGGAGATGAGGTTGAAATAAATCCTCTCTTAACAAAGTATTTCTATACTGAAACAGTGCTGGCTAACAATTTCAGAATTTCGTATGTAGGATCTGAAGTAGCTCATCCTGTAAAGTTAAAAATAGATTATAAATAGAAGTTATAGGATAATGGATTTACTCCACATAATAATCCTCAATACTTTAAATTTAAATCTTCATTAGACGAAAACCCATTTAATTTAAAGGCATTTGACTATTAGTTAGATGTTACTTATAAAGAAGAGAATGGCAATTTAATTATATCTACAGATAATTCTACTGCTATTATATCTCCTCAGCAAGATGGGACTTACCGATTAGAATTTAATACTACTAAAGAAGATTCTAAAGTATTAGCACATTATGCTAAAAAAGCATTACCTGTCGGAGCTAAGTTTTTCTTAAATGGTAATGTTACAAACGACATTATAGTATAGGTAACTTCAGATACTACTTTAGGAACTAGTTAGGTATATAACTAGGATACCTCTCAAGTAGAAGATGTTAGCTATATGTGGAAAACAGAAGCAATTGATGACTTTGATGATTTAATATGGTTATCAAATCAGCCAGAATTAGCTCCTGTTTTTAAAGAAGTTCTTACTTTAAAAGAAGCTCACATTCATAATACTCAAATTAAACGTAATGTATCTATCCCTGCAACTATTGAAGGAGTTCTTCCTAAAAGAGTAAATGGCTTACCTCCTAGTGTAAAAGTTGCAATTATAGAAGATGAAGTAGCTCCAGTTTAGAATTTTAGAGGAGATACTCATATGCAATAGGTACATGACGGTCAGTGTACTGCCAATCCTATAGCAACTATATTATTTAACAATTCTCTACAAGACTAGGCAACTGGAGTGGATCAGAAACCACTCTGGCATTGTATAGATCCTATTACTGGAAAGGCTACTCTTGTTAAAACTGCGTTCTTTACTTTAACTAGAGATAGAATGGCAAACCATCTTCAATCAATTAGTTCTCCATATAGGTTATTCAAACAAATGACTAACATTCCGTGGAGTACTGTAGAAAATGGAGAAAGAGTATGGCACACTGGAAAAGCTATTAATTTAACTACTACAATAGGTTATATGGAAGGTAAGGCACAGTCTACATTCTTTAATAGGTCTATTCGTAATGGTAAAGACATTTGGTACAAAGATGAATCTGGACAAGTGTACGCAATAGAAGGTCTAAGAGTACATAATGGAAGATACTATACAGTAGAGTATGAAGTTAATGCTCAAGGACTAGTTAATAATAACAGTAAATCAATTGTATATCACTCATTCGACGAAGATAGTAATCATTATAGAGAAAGAATATCCCATACCTCATAGTTAGATACTTTAATGAAGACTTCAAAAGCTCCAGAACTAAAAGAAGGAAGGCATGAAGTAAATTCAATCTTTGAGCTTTATAATATGTTTGGAGGTTTATATACTGTAGAGCATAAAGTAGATGAAAATGGAGTTCCCAGATTTGATTATAATGATAGAGCTGCAGAAGTTTGTGCTAACTATGTAAATAATATATCATTTAGAAAGTCTAAATAGTTTGATCCTCTTAATATAGATTAGGATGAATATATCCAACCTTTAAAAGACTTTATGATATATTATGCTGCTTCTAAGACAGCGGTAAAAATGGGAGGAGCAAACATAAATCCTGCAGAAGCTTGGTCAGGTAACACTCCATTAAGATACTGTAAGTTAAGTACTTTAAATTTAGGTATACAACAAGATCCCGATCATACTATTGATGAAGCAGAATTAACTGAGTTTTCCCAAGTTATGGCAGCTTTGGAATCTGGAGGAGCTTTACATCATATAAGTAAACAAGTATATGAAGTACTTGCTAAACTTGTATTATAGGCTTCTAAGGTAGAGTTAGATCCTTTAATTGAATATATTAAGCAGAGACATCAAGGTGTTAAACCTGCAGAGGTGAGATCTCAAATATATGAAATAATAGTTAAAACTTTTAAAGCTAATTATACAGGACTTCCTGGAAGAGTAGACTTAGCTCCTATTATTATTGATAGAGTAAGTAAAAATTTCAACTTAAGAGCTGATCATATTAAAGATAAATTTAAATTCCCTGCAAGTGATAGTAATGTTTATAGACAAGTAATATCTCAATTTGTAGGTATTATTAATAATAAGTCTATTAAACGTAAATATCCTGGAAATGGATGTGTTCAATGCCCTTCATATAATAGAGTAATGATATATAAGATTGAAGGTAAGTCTTATATGTTTGAAGATCTTCTTAAGGAAGCTACTATTTGGAATGAAGATATTAAATTCTACACTTAGGATCCTAGTACTATGGATCAAACTAAGTATAATCAAGAACTTGTTTCAGCATATTTAAAAATATTATAGGAATAGGAGTGGGAAAAAGCTACAGAAAGTGTAGATAACTTTATGGTAACTGATGTTGTTGATATTCTTATTAGAGATAATACTACTGGAGAATTAAGACACTTAGAAACTGCTAATCTGGATGATATATATGATTACTATAGATTTAAGGATGGAATATAGAGCAAAATGGCTCAAAAAGCATCAGAACTATTTCCTGAATTATCTAACTATACTATAGTATATGCTAATAATGTAACAGTTCCTAGAAATTTAGCTCCAGCTAGATATAATTTCTCTTACAGAGATGAGAATGAAGTAGTACATAGAATGAATCTATTTGATGTAGATCCTATAAGAGAATCTTTCTTAAATTACAATTCTATAAACTTTAATAGAATTAAAAATAGGCGAGAAATTCAGAAAGTTTTAGATGATTTAGGCAAGGGAAAATATAAAGGATATGATATATTTGATGTTCAAAATGAAGAATCAGAAATAGTAATATCTAAATTATATGCTTCCAAATTTGGACTTGATGGAAAATCTTTAGCAGATATTATAGACCGAGGACCTGAAGCATTTAAGAAAAAAGTTCCCAGAACAATTAGATCTAATTAGGTTAATATAGCTTTAACCACTGGAAGTGGAAAGTCTAAATACATTCATATAGGAGAATTAAGTACTACTGCAACAGAAGCTTATAGACCTAGATTAGAAAAATGGGACCAAGAAAATACTTACATAGATAACTAGAGTAAAGAAGTTTACTTGTTAGATAAAACTACAAGAAGAAAGCTCTTTAAAATAGGTAAGTATGCAGAGGATCCGAACTTATTATTAACTGAGGATGGAAATATTAAAGTCAGCGGTAGTTCTAATATTCTTCAGGGAGAGGATCTTGAGAATTTAAGAATATTCGATAATAAAGTTTATAGATACTACGAGTATATATCTCTATATAAAATAAACGAAACTTCTAAGATCAAAAATAAGACTGTTAATTATGTTTACGATCTATATACTCTGAATCTAGAAAACATTAAAAAAGCTTTAGTTCCTTATAGTAATGGAATAGTTGCAGAAGTAGACGTATATAAGCAAGCATCTGCAATATTAAGTGGCTTGTATAATTCTGATAAGTTTGATAGTATTCGAGTAAATACTTCTATGCCTACTAAAGTAGCTAAAAGAGCAAAATATATTCTTAAGAATATAGATGTTGATGTAAGAATGAAGGAATTCGTAGATTCAACTTTACAGAAGTATTTTGACGGTATAGAGGATACTAAAGATACATACTGGAATATAAGTTCTAAAGAATACAATAATGATTTAGTTAATTTCTATAATGAATAGGCAGAGTTTGAATATTCTTCGTTCTTAAAATCATTAGAATATATAACTGCTCGTATTCCTTCTCAATGCTTATAGTCATTTATGAAATCAAAGGTAGTAGGATTTGCCGAGACTGACAAGAACGTAGTCTATGTATCCCATTATTAGCTGTGGTTGCAGGGTAGTGACTACGATATTGATAAGTCCTATGTAATGGGACAAGAATTTGATGAGAATGGTATTTACGTAGGCTGGAGTGATCTATTTGATTACTCAAATTATAAAGCGTTAGTAGCTTCTGAAAAACTTCCTATTCCTAGTGGTAATAAAATTACTAAGTCAAATAATGGAGTAGATATATCTAAGCATGTAGCTAAAATTATGAGCCAAGATACTAGAGAGGGAAGAATGGAAAGTTATGTTGAATTAATAAATTTCTTAGGCGATAATACTGAAGTTACTTGGAACGATACAGTAGATGGAAGAGAAGTACTTAAGAATCTTAATATTCATCATCTTACTAAAGAAGTTCCTGTTCTAGAAGAAAAAAGATTAAGAAACTTTGTAGCATCTCATATTGGACAAATAGTTCAAGATATTGCTAATTATGATAGAGCATATTCTCCTACTACTTTAAAAGACTTGAGAGTATTAGCAGATAATAGTCCTAAGGGAGACCAGACAAATAGACTTTCTCCTTTAAATCCTGCAACTAAATTTATCTTACAAACCCAGAATATGGTAGGTAAAGATGATATTGGTATATTTGCAGTTGGTGAAAAAATTCTATTCAACCTTAACTATTACTGGAACGAAAAATTAAGATAGAGAGAGGGAGATGTTAAGAATATAAAATTCTATCATAAATTTAATAGAATATAGAATAGATTTTATGGAGATCCAATATCTGCAGAAGTAACTAAATTAGAAGGAATTAACATAGATACTATAGAAGAAGTTATGTTAAAGTTCAAATACTATTCTAACATAGATTACAAACTTAGAAAAGCATATAACATAACTGAGGATGATATACTTAACCAAACTGAAAATTGGAAGTAGTATAGAAATAATCTAATAGAAGAAATTAGAGGACATAAAACCTCTTTAAACTATGCCGAAGAAATTGTATCTCAATTATTATCAGCTGCTACTGATAATGCTAAAGAACTTATTCTAGAAAAGATTAATGGAACTACTGATTTAGCAGGAACTTACATATATTTAATATTAATGGGATTTAATATTAATGATATATGTGCATTTATGACAAGTCCTACAATACAATTAGTCGGAGAGTTATCTAAAGGTAATTTATTCGATGAGTACTCCTATAAGTCTAAACTAGAAACAGCATGTGAAATGCTTCAAGGGAAATTTAAAGTTAATAGGTATTTAAGAGGAAATTTAATTCTTAATATTGGCACTAAGATAACTGTAATAAATTTAAGAAAAAGTGCCAATGAGATATTTGCTACAAAATTAAATGAATTGTTAAAAAGCGAGGATCCGTTAGTTGTAAGTATAGTTAAAAAACTAACTTAGTATGAAGAAGATCCTAAAACAAAGGGGAGAACTAAGTTTAAAACTAATGTATAGGATGTAATATAGAGATATTTTGAATTAAGAATATCAAGAGAAATGCCGTAGACTTTAGAAGAATTTCTTGATATTAAAGCAGAGGAATCTTCAAATAATTCCATTATAGGTAAATATTATACTAAGTCTGATATAGCAGTTCATGAAAGAATCCGAAATCTATTAGATGATGTTGAATATGTTTTAAGAAAAGTGGATAGAATTTCTAAAGAAAATGGAATTTCTAAAGAAGATCTTAATCAAGATATTGAAGAATTTAGATATATTCAGAAATTATCTGAAGAAACTACTGCACTAGGAACTACTATATTAGGAACTAATCAAGGTTTGCCTATTGACACAGAAGGACAAATATTAAAAATATTTAGAATAGAAAATATAGTAGCAACTGCTGAAAGTAATCTTGGAATAACTTCTAAGACAGAAAGAGACTAGATTATACAAAGTATCATGAATAACAATCCAGAACTTACTGAAAGTGATGTTCTGGAAGGATTGGATGCAGGATATTAGTACAATATAATTGGAAACTTTGATTTCTTTAAATGGCAAAGCGATCCAAACTATAGAGAAGCTACTAAAAAATATTACAATGTTATTAGAGGAACTTGGAACATCTTTGATATAATAGATACTATACCTCATTATAGAGAAATGTTTAGAGCTTTTGACGGAGTAGTAACTGCTAACAAAATTTCCTCAATTAAAACTCATATGGTATATTTAATTGCTAGAGATTTAAAAGGAAGAGATACTAAGTTTGTTTCTAAAGAAGATATTACTCATATAATAGAATATATTGATGATATATTAACTTTAAAATCTTTGAAAGAATTATCTCAAGAATATAAGTTTGCTATTCAGGATGGTGATATGATATTTGAAGATTCTACTAACAAGCTTATTACTTATAAGGGAGATGTTAGCTATTTAGATTTAAGTTCTGCTGAAAATAGAGCTTCTATAAAGAGACTTATAGAGGAAAAATTAGTTCCTGAATTGCAAAAAGGATTTTATATTGATCCAGCAACTAATACTACAGTATTAGTAGACAAAAATGCCTTTATAGAGAATTTAATTAATGATACCAATTCAGACGGTAATACTATGTTAAGATTAGATTTAGATATGTAGAATGTAGATGCTTCAGCTAGTACTCAAGAAACATATCAAAAATGTCTTACTGATTTGTCTAAATTAGCAGATCCTAAAAAGTATTATTATAGTGGGCACTCTCTTGCAGAGTGGTTTATGATATACAACTTAATAGTAAATAAAAATAAGTTTGGAAAGGAAAGACTTACTACTATCTTTAGTGAACTATTAAAGTATACAGATAATACAGCTATAGAGAAGGTATTAAATATAGTTGGAAATATTGACTATGATCCTGAAAGTGTTACTTTAGCTACCTTATAGGATTGGGGATACAATAAAAACGATGCTTTATTAAAGCTAGCTCCTACTATATCTAAATCACAAGAAGCTACTGCAACAGCTGAATATGTAAGAGAGAAAGATAAATCTGGTATATATGTCTATAAGAAAAAAGCCAATTATGGATATTCAGATGAGGTCTATGTTCCAGGATTTTTAAATAGTAATATTAATGCTTTGAGTACTAGTCCAGAAATGGCTTAGAGATATATAGAATACAAAAAACATTTTACTATAGTATCTCCTTTTGCGTCATATCAAAACTCTCCAGTAGCTTCTCTATAGAGAAACGATAGTAGAAGTATATATAATGGACTAGTTGCTTTAATGCAATAGGGAAGAATAAAAATAACATTAGAAAATTGCTAATATGGGATGTGACATAGTTTTTAAACTTACTAAAGAAGTAAAAGATAGTGAGGGCAACATAATTGCCCCCACTATCGAAAAAAGTCAAGTAACTAGAGATGAAGCTGTAGGTAAATCTAAATTAATGGAGATAGCTGAAGAATTAGCTATTCCTATTAATAGAGAGAATATTATTCCTCAATTAGTAAAGTTACTAAATGAGAATCCTGGAGTAAGAATTGTAAATGAAAATGTTATAGATACTGAAGGAATTGTTGGAAATTATGATCTAGCGACTTTAAAAGAAAAGTTCTACTTTAAAGAGTTTCCAGATACAGGAGACTTCAATCCAGAAATCTTACTTGTGGATGACTTAATAATTGAAGGAAAACACTACAAGGATGTTATATACAGAAGCGGAGACAGAACAGTATATTTAATATCTAAGAATAATATCGACAAGTTTATAGGTTACTTAAAAGTAAGAGAAGCTATATTAAACGATAATTACATTAGTGAAAATGATGAGAACGTTTTAAAAAATGATATAGAAGCAATAGCAAAGACAATAAAAAAGAAGAGAGGAAAAGAATCTTTAAAAGAAATTCTTTTAGATTTTATAGATAATAACCAGGAATATAAGGATCTCCCTATTGGATACTTTGGTTTTCTTCATCAAATAACTGAGAAAATTCTAAATCCTAATAAAAAGTCTTACTATACTCCTTTAGATAGAGATCTTGATGCTATTTTCAAATATATTCCAAAAACTGAATCGGACACAGAAACACTATGTACTGTTAATGTAAAAGTATTTATTGATACTGTTAGAAAATATGATAAATCATTGCCTGATAATGAGAAAATTATTGGAGAAAAGTTTAAGGGAAAGCAAGCTGCATCATTTACTTAGGAAGAAATTAAAGAAATATATATTGCTTTATAGGGAAAACTTTAGGAGTTCAATGGATCTTTTAAGGAACTTAACGGAAATAATATAATTATTAGAAGATATAAAAGAAAGTTCAATAGTGTAAGTGTTACATACAATTCTTTCGATGAATTTACTACAGAAGTAGGAACTTATAAAGGTGCTCATATTTGTAAATATACGAAAGGCGAAGTTGACAGATGGTTCTGGTATAGATACCATACCAGTACAAAGAATATAAGCACATTTGATACTATAGAATAGTGTAAATCCGATATAGATAGTGATAAGGACTATCTAGCAAGCTTTAATTTAGATCTTAGAACTTCTGGACCTAAAGAATCCTAGAGGTATTTTAACCCTAGCCGTGACTATTATGTTGGTACGTAGATAAAGATATTAGATATTCCTATCGAAAATTCTGATAAATCATTATTTACATATAGTGACTTTTCTGAAGATCATAGATTCCTTCTAGATAAAGGAAAAACATTAGAAGATTTCTATAATTATTATGCTGGATGGTTATCTACTCAACTTATACAAGAAAGTAAAGATGATAAGGATTTGAAGAATAAGATAGAGTAGAATTTAAATATTTTAAAAAGTATAGTAGATTCTTCTGAAAAGGCTGGAATATTTATGGCTTTAGCTGATAGTCAATATAAAGACAATCTAACAATTGAATCTTTTAATGATATTCTAAGTACTATAGCAACAGCAGTTAGCAATAAGAAATATAAAAAATACTATGTGTATAAAACAGCTTAGAGTAAAGTTTATGTACTACCAGTTGAATCTGGAATACAAATACGAAATCCTAAAGAAGATGTTCCTAGGCCTATGATGCACGATTTTGAGAATATCATACAAGGATTTAAGGATAAAGGATTTAATATAAATGCTGAAGTGATATTAGATAGCGAATTAGAAGAGAAAGGTATTCCTAAGGAGTTAGTAGACGCTAAGACTAAAGCATTTATTTTTAATGGATCTATATATATAATAGGTAATAGAGCTACTTCAGCTGATGTTTACCATGAATATATCCATTTAATGATGGGCTTATTAAAAGCTGCTGATTTTAATAAATATATGGAATTATTAGAGATTTTTGAAAATACAGATGGAAGATACATTGAACGTGAGGCAAAAAGATTTACTAAGGATGGAAAATTAATAGTAGCAAGATCCGATATGCTAGAAGAATTGTTTGTAACTTAGTTCGGAAGATATTTGGAAGGATATACTTCTTCAGATGTTTTTAGATAGTGTGAAGAATCTTTTAATAAAATTATTAAGAATGTTACATAGCACTAGAATAAAAAAGGAGCATATAGATTCAAGAGTAGAAATGATATGTTTAAAAGTTTAATGGGAATATTTGGTAATAATTATAGAATAAGCAATTTTAATCAAACTAAAAACTTAAGAATTGCATCTAACCAAATTTCTAAGTGGATATAGGATAATGTTTTAAAATAGGAATGTAAATAATATGGAATGTACATATGAATTTTTAACTGATATAGTTCCAGATCTTAAAGGGAAATTAACTTACAGGGAATTAGTGGAAAGTATAGATTGGGAAAATATTACAGATGATAATGTTTATGATATAGTATATAGTAAATCTGAAGGAGAAATTAAACAAGATAAGGCAGTTGAAATAATAGAAAATACTAGATCTTAGGGAACTACAAATCAGATTATCATACCTTCTGCAACTAATTATGATATTGAAGAGTCTATATTTCAATAGAATAATTCAGTACATATTCTTAATTTTATTAATACTCCAGATTTTAAATATAGGCCCGATATTAAAATATCCCAATTCAATACTGACAATTTCAGAGACTATACTGTAGAAGGACTTAAGATGGATAATATTCCTCAAGATCAAGCTATTCTGATGACTAATTAGATTATAAACAATTGGGGAATAGTAGGAAAGGACGCTTAGACTTTACATAAAGCTATTAGCCATTTTAATTTTTAGAAATCAAGATCAGAATTTAAAACATATCTTACTAATATTGATTAGAGATTTACTCCAGTAGCTAATGAACTTTACGATTCGGCTCAGAGTTTTATGGCTAAAGCACTCGGAAATATTAAAAGAAAAGCTGGAGGTTCTTGTAGAGTATTTCATAATTTAAATTTTACAGCTCCCTCATCTGAACTATCCTATGACCTTTTCGGACATATTGATATGCTAGTAATAGATGCCTTAGGAAATGCTCATATATTTAATTATAAAGTTACAACTTCTAATATAGATACTAGGTCAGCTAAATTCCAAACCTATCTCTATCAAATGGCTTTCTTAAAGAGAATGTTAGCCAGCAAAGGTATAGATGTTTAGAATATTACTTTAAATATAGTTCCTATTAAAGTAAGATATAAGTAGCCTAATTCTCCTTCAGAACCATTAGAGAATTTTAATAGCATAATTATTGATTCTAATTATAAGGATGTTTAGTATAATGATAGTGGAAGATATGTAATAACTAAGCAAGATACTATAGCTTCTCACTTTATTAGCGCTCCTTTACATTTAGAAAAGATTAACAATGAAGATACTGACGAAGTTGATAGACAATTAAAGCTAATATTTCCTGACTTAGAAGTTAAATCTACTGGTATACTCTTAACTGTGGATGAATGGATCAGAAAGCATAGAAAGAGTAGTATATTTGAGAGTAATGATCCTAACTATTCTTATGTAATAGAGTTTGAAAATGGAATCAGAGCATTTATCAAATCTAGCGATCCACCAGAATCAAATATGGAAATAAAGGAAGCTGTTATTAAACATACTAGTGAACTTACTAAAGTAAATTTAGCAGCAACTAAAATTATTGATAGATTGAAAGGTGTAATGAAAACAGGAAAAGACAGTTTCAAAGGAGATTCAATTTTTGACGATATAATTTTTGTGAATAGTCAGTACTATTTAAATACTATCTTTGGAAAATATATTCCTAATACTCCAGAGGAAGCTGAATGGGAAATTCAAGAAAACTATTTATTAAATCAAAATGGAATAATTTTATTTAAGAACAAGAATACTAATCAAGTAGATATAGTATCTATCAGTCCATGGGATCTGGATGCTAGATTGAAATTTAAGAAGAGTTCTGAGCATATTTTAGGGGGTCTGTTAACTACTACTGGTTTGAATAATTCTAGATATTTAACTAATGTGCAGTCATTAATCAATTATAAACCAACTTATGGTAATATAGAAGCTGTAAGAACATTACTATTACTTAATCAAATTCTTCCTAAAATGGATAAGAATATTACATTAGGAAATTTACAAGTAATGTCATTACATAGTTCAGGACAAGGGTCTTCTTTTAATATGGAAAGCTTCTTTAATTCTTGTGTCAATCCTATAATTGAAGTAGCTAACGGATTCCAAGAAATGAATATCAAGAATAACTTTATTGGTATTAAGAAAGCTAATCCATTCGATACATTACTCCAAACTTATAATGCTACAGTATCTGGAAATTTAATAACTTCTGCAGATAGACAGCAATTGCTAGATGCTGAATTTGATAATCTTAGTAATGCTAAGAATACTTAGGCAAAGTTACGAGTATTGAGGGAAATTGAAAGTTATATGAGGTAGCAATGGCCAACATTAGGTTAGGGAAATCTAAAGTATGCCTTAAAATCTATGTCTAATAAAAATATAGGCAATCTTTACAAATTAGTTTTACAAGCTATTGCTTATTATGATGTAACTTAGATAGTTCCAGTAGAATAGAAAATGAGCTACATAGATAGAAATATGATGATTACTAGTAGGATTCCAAGTTATAATGTCAGAATAGTAACTGACTTATATACTAGATCTATTAATAAAATTGCTGAATAGACTATGGAAAAATGGAAACCTATTAGAACTATGTTATTCAAATTCTACGACGATGTAAATTATACTAGGTTCCAAAACTCAACTTTAGGAGGTCAAGCTAAAATATTCGACAATCTATTTAAAAGAGATAAGAATGGCAATAAACTTCTTACTCTTTTAAATCCGTATGATGATAATGATATGGCTCAAATTACTGAGGATAGAGATATTAGAAGATAGTTCCTTAAAAGAATACTTTTTGAATTTGCTAAAGTAAAGTATCCTATGAGAGGAATTAAGTTTGAATTTAATAGTGCAGAAGATTCTAGATTGCAAAAGTTTATAGAAGAGCATAGCGATACTTACTTTAACATTCCTTTAAAGAAAGCAAGTATATCTACTATTAGACAAACTATCAATCCTTTTGAAAGAGCTAAGAGATTAATTAATCAAGCTGTTAGATTAGCTAAGAGAGAATAGTCAAGTATTGATGAGCAGCTTGTTAATATATTTACTGAAGAAGAAAAAACTTACAGAGATTAGGATAGACGTCATATGTAGTTAAGAAATCAATTCTTAATTGGAGAAGGAGATCTTATAGAGAGATAGAACTATATTGATAAATATGGAGTCGATTTCTTCGAGACTAATCTAGAAAGTTTACTTGCAGACTTTATAGAAAGAGATATTGAAGTAACTGAGCTTAATAAGGCATTGATTACTATCAAGACTGTTCTATTCTAGTTAGATCTATTAAAAGCAAATCCTAATTAGAGAGAGACTATTGATACAGTTATTAAGACTATTCAAGACTTTATGGATGTAAACTTCTTTAATGTTTCTATTATGGAAAATACATCATAGAAAATTATAGGAGCTACTACGCCGTTAAGAAAGTTAGTAACAAATACTCTTATTGCAGGTAATGTTGTATCTGCAGTCAGAGATACTTTTGAAGGCTTATGGCAAAACTGTATGAGGTCTATAACTCATTTCCAAACAGATATTTCAAAATCTTCTTTAGCTAAAGCATATGCAACAGTAGTTAAAAACTCGTTTTCTGATGGTAGATCTATAACAATTATTAGCCAATTAAATCAGATGTATAGACTATCTAATATTGATATTTCTAGAATATCTGAAGGTTTAAAATCAGAAAGAGGTATTACTAATATTAAGAACTGGGCATATTCTACCTTAAGAAGGCCAGACTTTTTAAATAGAATGGTCTTATTCGTAGCTAAATGTTACGAAGACGGAACTTATGATGCTTTTGATATTAAGGATGGAGAGCTAGTGTATGACTGGACTAAGGATAAGAGATTCTCAATCTATGCTTCTGGTAATACTAATGATCCTAGATATTACGATCAAATGGGAGCATACTATAATGCTGTGAGAGAATATAACCAAGACCATCCTGAAGCTCCAGTAGATTACAAAGACGGACTTCCTTCTCCTTATTCCTTTAAGGATATAGAAGATATTAAGAAAGTAGCTAATGGAATATATGGTTCTTACGATAAGAGTACTAGAATGATGTGGGAGCATATGGCTATTGGTACTACTTTTGGAATGTTTACTACTTGGATGAATGGTATCTGGGCTATATATATGACTAAACCTGGTCAGTATAGTGGAACTTACACTTTAAAGTAGAGATTGGATAGCCAAGGTAGAAGATTATTCTTTGATGATATTGGATAGTCAATAGTAGAAGTTAAGGATGATAATGGAAATACTACTTATTATTATGAAGGAACTAATCAAGTAGCTGAAATGGTTTCTCATGTTTAGCCTCAAATGGATAAGATTCCTAATGTAATTCAAGGAGTATATTATACATTATGTCATGCAGCTAAACTTCTCTGTAATAAAGATCTTACTGGATTTAAAGATGAATTATGGTTAGATCCCCATGAGAGAAAGAATCTGTTAAAGTTCTTATCCGATTTACTTGCTCTGTCATTATTTGCATTTATATTTGGATATGCCTTAGATCCTGCATATAAAGAATTTAAGAAAACTATGAAAGAAAGAAATGCTATTGTTAATATAGCAACTGAAGTTCTTTATAAAGGTAGTTCTAGATCTTATGATGGATTTAAGAGTCTTTATAATATATTTGATTTTATAGGAGAAAATACTGATCCTCCGATATATAAGCAACCTATTAAATTACTAAAAGATTCATTTATGGTACTATGTGGAGAAAAGAGTGTCTCTACAGTTTTAAATGGAAATGTGGCAATTTTTAGATTTGCTCAAGATACCTGGAGAGCGTCTGAGAAAAAATAAGGGAAGAGTGTGGAATATATCCACGCTCCTCCCTTATTTCATTTTAGCTTGTCTAACCAAGCTACTGTCATAATACAATAATTTGCCATATCAAGTAAAGTGTCTCGCAAAGATTCACTAGTTACTTTAGAAGTTCCATTCTTAGATAAGAATTTAAATCTATTCCACTTATCTCCTAATCTAATTCTAGAAGCTGCTAAACCTTCTTCATTAAGAGACTGTTCAAAACTATTTCCATAATCATGATTTTTAGCAGTATATGTCTGATCTAATTCATTTAATAGATACTTTATTCCAACATTTGGAATAGTATCATCAGTTAAAGTTTCAAGACAAGCCATTATATTCTCAATATCAGAGACATTACGATAATCAACACTTGTTGTGATATTATAGAGAGTATTTCCTTCTATTACTACAATATCACCTTCATTAATTAAAGTTTTTCCTTTATAAATATAATTTCTTACACACTTATATTTCATAGTAAAAAATACCTCTACAATGCTTCTAAAATTCATTGTAGAGGATTTGTTTTATATAGTTAATAATTTATATGTCTAAATAAAAAAGTCTGTTAAAATGAGTTATTTATCTATTCTTAAAAGTACATAGTCTTTAATTCTAGGATATTCTGATTTTAACTGATATACAGCTTCTTGCTTAGAGTTAGCAGAAATCCAAACATTTTCATCATCGTTACTGTAATAAATTTTAAAGACGTACTTCATAATTAACTTTAGTATTTTCAAATGTGTTAGTAAAATAGTTTTTAGTAAAGTTAGATCCTAATACTTCTTCGTATAAATCTTCAGGAATAGCATAGGTAGAATCAGGAACAGGATGTCCTTCTATTTCACTGCAGAAAATACATTCATTCCAACGATCGTGATACATAAAGTCCTGTATTTCAGGCCAACTAACTAATTCATATTTCATAAATTCGTAAATTACAGTTTGGAAATTTAGTTAAAACAGATTCTTTTAATTCTTCAATATTAGAACAGTCTTTAATAGAATTACTAAAAGTATTAAATTCAATATCCAACCATTCTAATTTATACCATACTTTATTATCGAAGCTAATTTTTTCGGAATACATAATTACTTAGTAAAAGCTACAACGGAGTCTCCTAAATCTTCAAGAACATTTTCCGGAAGATCTTTTCTTTCCATAACAATATACTTTCCAGTTAATTCTCCAGAATCATTAATTTCAAAGAATAGAACTTTATTTGTTTCTTGAAACTCCTTAATGCAATCTTCACATAAATGACCAAGACAAACTTCCTTAGGAGCTTCTTTATCATCTTCTAACATTCCATAAAGTATAATTCCAAGAGACTTTCCGCACCAAGTACATATTTCCATTGAAGGATTTAGTCCATATTTAGGACTTAATGTTATACCATCGTCCTGCAATTCTTCAGACTCTTCATATTCTTGATTATAAAATTGAAGCTCTCCGTCTTTCATTCCATAACACAAACTCATTGTTCTAAATATAAAATTAAATCAACTGCATCTTTAAAATTCTTTGATTCTAATTCATTTAAGTATTCTTCAGAATCCTCACTATGATCACTTAGAGCATTATATAGTCTAGTGTAAAATCCCTGACTAGATGCCAAGGACTTAATCGTCTTTAGTATTTCCTCTCTGTTCATAAGTTTCTTTCGCTCTCTTAAGACCTCTCTTATTAAGACAGATTGTTGTTAAAAATATTGGAATCCAAGCTTTACTCCCATCTTTATCTCTGTATATCTTAGAAGAATATTGCCAATTATTTAAAGTTAGTTTAGTATTATTATAGTACACATAATCAAGAATATATTCCCAATATTCCATACTAGCATCTTCTTTATCTCCAAATTCAGGATCTATTCTATACTTGCCAAAGTCTATATATAAAGTATAGGAAAGTATTGTAAGAGAGATAAAGGGGTTACTCTCATGACGGGGACCCCATTTATCTTTCCACATAACATCATTAAATTCAAATTCAAACAGTTTATTGCTTCTAAATATTCTAAATTTAATATCAGGAAATTTAAAATATTTTCTAGCTTTAAACCAAGTTTTTAAAGGAAAATTCATTATTTATATCTTAAGGTATTTCTGAGATGTATAATAGCGTCTAATTCTTCATCACTAAGAGAATAGTGAGATTCTCCTCCATTTTTACGATAGATATTAATATCTAGTCCTTCTCCATTATGCCATTCTGTTAATTCAATATAATCTGAACTATCAGCGCCAATGCAATATTTTGATAAACAATCGAAAATACAATTTCTACTATAAGTATCCATAATAATTTATTCCAAAACCATAAAAATCAGTTAAAAATTTATTTACATCTTTAAATATTTTGCTGGGCATTTTAGTATTTACTCTAGCATAATAAGCTGGATGATATTCTTTAAAGACTCCATTACTATTAACAATATATTTTTCTAACAGTTCCGATTGTTTACCAAATAAAGCATATACTAAACTTGGATTATACTTACTCAATTTGTAAATAAACTTAGTCATAAAAGGATTCCAGATATTTATATGAGATCCTACATTATTTACTTCACAAGTAAGAGAGGAATTTAGCATTAAGATTCCTTGCTTAGCCCAAGATTCTAAACTATTGTCAAAATCAATATTATTATGAGGAATAGAATAGTCTATTACTGCTTCTTTAACAACTTCTAAAGAAGGTGATAGATTATCAGAATTATTTCCAAATAATATTCCAGTAGCTACTCCTTTTTGAGAATATGGCTCTTGTCCTATAAAGACAGCTCTACAGTTATACAAACTGCAGAGCTTAAATGCCTTAAAAATATCTTTAGGTTGAGGACATAATTTAGTCTTATCTATAGAATTTAGCCATTTAATTATTTTAGCTAACTCTTTAATATCAATAACTGTTACCCAGTCACCGAAATATTCTTCTGCTGACATATTTGATTCTTAATTATAATATCTACTTCTTCCCAAGATATAGGAGCATAGTTATTATTATCTACTCCAACATCATATTGGAATGGGAATAAGTTAACTAACCTATCTTTATCTCTTCCAGTATTAATTCTTGGGTTAGTATGTACATGTCCAAATAGCTGATAAGTATTATTATCTCCATAAGTTCCAGCATAACACAGAAATGGATAGTGATTTAGATAAATATACCGATCATCTATTTTAATAAGCATTTGATAACTTATACTATCAAATAAGCTCATCACTTTATCACCTGGGAATCTTGAAACATCATGATTTCCTAGTATTAAATGGTGCTTACCATTCAAACGACCAATTAATTCAATCCATCTCCAGTTAGGAGCAAAAGCAAAGTCTCCAAGATCAAACACTATATCATTTACTCCTATTTTGGAGTTCCAGTTAGCTATTAAAGTTTCATCCATTTCTTCTACTGAACTAAATGGCCTTTTGCAAAATTCTATTATATTCTTATGTCCGAAATGTAAATCAGAAGTAAAGAATATATTAGTATCAGCAGAGTTAAATTTTAAATATGGTTTCATCTTTTAACTTATCAATTAAATAACTCATATCAGGATGAGGTTTACCAGTAGAAGCTTCAGATGATCTAATTTCAAATAATCTTTTCCAATCAGAAATAAATCCAGTCATTACTAATTCAGACTTAACTCCTAATGGAAGAACTTCTCTCGCTTGCTGAGGAGTAAAGTCAGAGTGAATTAGATTGAGATAGGATTCTTCAGCTTCTTTCCAATCTTTTAAAAGTAAAGTATCGTTAGCTATCCATACTTTATCTTCACTATAACTAAATTTAGGAACTATATAGTCATAGTAAGTATAAATCTTTCCTTCTTTAAGCATACTCCAAGAAGGTATTACGAAAGTAATTTCATTATCAAACTTACTTTTAGAATAGTTGCAGTAACGAGTGCTCTCATTGGCGAAGCTAAATACCCTATGTCTAATTAGCTCTCTAGCAATACCCATAGATACAGTAAAGTGTACAGATACACGTCTTTCGTGTTCAGATGGACTGCAAGAATACTTTAAATCCTCTTCCCAATTATTTTCAATAATAACTCTATAATTAGTAGTAATATAAGCAATTGCATCTTTAACTATTACTTTACTAAAAGGATTCCTTTTATACTTAAAGAATAGTTTAGACTGTTTAAAAACATGACATTTTAAATAGATAGTACCATGTTCCAACATTGCAAAGTGCTTAGCTTGTATAAGTTTATCTACAAACGATTTAGAAGTATTTCCTGAAGATTTATAACATATTCTAGCAGCTTTTTCAATAGTATCATAAACTGCTGACATATTACAGGGAACATCCCATATATCGTATGAAGCATTAACAAGTTTCATCAGGTATAGTATATTCTATGTTATCAGTAGACCAGTCTTTAATCATTCCGTCTTGATTTCCTAAATTTATTCCAGCTTTAGCTAAAATAGAATTAATGTATTCAGGATATTTAGAAGGAATAATAGTAACTTCTTTCTTAGCTAATTCAATTATATCGTCTTTAGAAGTATCTTCTTGTACTTCCAAATAAAAGTCAGTGCTAATAGTAGCACTGACCTTAACTTTAATATATTTAGAACTCATCTTTATTGTCTTTAGTTTTTACAAAGTCTCCACAAAGATAAGCAGTGTTCCACTCAATCTCTTTGGGAGGAGCAATTGCATATCCTTCTTTATCATGACAATGTTTCCAATTTTCTATTAAGTATTCGAGATTAATCTTTTCCCACATTGTATCTAAAAGATCATCCCAAACCTTTCCAAATTCAGATTCAATATAAGAATACGCATCCATTTTAGTTCCAAAATCATCTTCCATATTAAACATTTTCTCTGGTTCTGTTACAAGAGCAAATCCAAATAATTTCTTCTTATAATAGGAAATTAATTTGTTGCAATCTTCAAGATCACTCTCAACTTCATAGAGAGAATTATAAGACTTTCTATTAAAATGAATGTTACAAAACAGATCAGTTGACCATCCCATAATTAATGAATCCAGTGTTTACCAGCCGAAACATCAGCTGTGAGTTTTAAAGTTTTAAGAAAAGGCTTTGCGCCTTCTTCCATACATCTTACTACTAATTTAGATTGTTCTTCTACTATATTACTAGGAACTTCTACATTAATTTCATCATGAGCTGGAATAGTATATTTGGCTTTAAACAATAAACCTTGATCTTTCCAAGTCTTAAATAATTTAATAGAAGCTAATTTAAAACAAGCAGATCCTCTTCCCTGTATTCTATAATCTATAGACTGTTTTTCAGAGTCAGACTTTCTTTTCATATAATGTCTAACAGCTTTAACAGTTTCACAGTTAGGAGAATCCTTTTTCATTTCCCAATAATATTGATTAAATTCAGGATCTTGCAATTTATCTCGAATAACTTTAAGTTCATCAAAGTCATAAATATGCGCTCTGTGTTTAGTTATAGGATTTAGAATAATATATCCAACTCTCATAACTTCCTTCCTACAATATTCTTGATAAATCTTAAGTCCTGGAAGATCTTTCATAATATTGTTATAAATCTCTTTTCCTTTAGACTTCTCAATGCCAAGATTGCTCGCTATTGTGTCTCCATTGCCACCGTAAAATATGGTAAACTCAACAGATTTAGCAATTTGTCTAAGATTCTTAGCTTTAGTCTTAACTTCTTCCACAGGAACATCTTTTAACTCATCTTTGAAAGCTGCTTTAGCTACCATGCTATGCATATCTTTACATCCGTTAATGAACAGATCTAACAAGGTAGAATCTTGACTAACATCAGCGGTTAATACACTTTCTTGCCCCTCATAATCAGCAGAAATCCAGGAATTGCCTTCTTCTGCTATGAAACATGCTCTAGTTTCAGCATCTCTTGGTAATTGCTGTAAATTAATATTATAAGGCTTGCCTCCAGAACTAACTCTAGCAGTATCTGTTCCTAGAATATTAAAGTTAGTATGTATTCTTCCACTTACTGGATTAATAGCATTAAGATAATTCTGTCCGAAAGATTCTACTTTCTTAGAAGATGTCTTATACATTACATAAGGTAATGCAAAAGAATTTAAATCAAGTTGCTTAGCAATATTTTTACCACTAGCAGTTTTCTTTAATGATTTAGAAACTTTATCAAATTCTTCTACTTTAAATCCTAAAGATTCTAGTATAGGAATTACTTGACTAGAACTAGCCCAGTTAATAGAACATTTAGGACTCAAATCAAATCCAGTAAATAAATCACCTTGAGGATCTATATAGTATAGTTTTTTCTTAATATCTAATGGAAATACCTCTATTTGATATGCTTCATAAGAAGCTCCAGAATCGAATTTAATATCTTTTTCAGGAACTCTTACTTTATAGAATGGATTGTTTCTATCCTTTTCTATAGACTTGGAATCTCTATTATAAAGAGATATATATCCAATACTAGTACTCTGTCCAGTTTGAGAAGCTATTATCCAATCATCTAATACTTTCTTAAATATTTCTATATCGTGAGTATCATTTTCCATTTTTCTTTTCCATCTATCTACATCTAACTTAACTCCACAATATTCTATATAAGCTAGAACTTTTACAAATTCACATTCAAATTCAATAGCTTTCAATAAATCTTGTTTCTTAAGTTCTTCAAGTTGAGCTTCATATATAGGAATTTCATATTTAACATCATTAGCAGCATATACTATAACTTCTTCTGTAAGACCTTTAGTTATAATAGTGCCTCTAACTGATTTATCTAATTCAATTCCACAATACTTTTCTCCAGCAGATTTCAAAGACATACTATGCATACCAGCAGGATAGCCAAGATATAGGAGTCTTTCAGCTATATAGCCATCATAGATATTTTCTGGAACTATTCTTTTATGATATAGAAATTTCAAATCATACCCAGCGTTCCACCAAATAGTTTTAATATTTGGATCTTCTAAGATAGGTTTTAGTAACTGAACATCATAGGATAGACAATCCCATACTATTTGAAAATCTTTATTTCCTAATTGAATAGTTAGCATTTTCTTAGTATAAGGATCTAAGCCTTCATTCTCAGTATCAGCTCCTAATATCCTTTCTTTGGATAACATTTCTACAGCTTTATCTGGACCTATTATTTCGTATTTATCTGATTCAAATAGAGATACATTCTTACTTACTAAATAGATCATAATAATTCTTTAAGTTCGTCACTATAATTATTTCTAAGTTTTACTATTATCTCTTTAACAAGCTGTCTAACTCTTTCGTATCCTATTCCAAATCTACTAGCTATTTCCTCATTTTGCATAGGTTCCATTCCAATTCCAAAAGACATTCTAACAATATCTCTTTCTCTATTAGTTAACTTATCTAATACTTTATTGAGATTTTTAGATATTTCAGATTCTTCTAAATCGTCATTAGCTTCTTTAGAATTAATATTTGGAATAATATCTAATAAGCATCCTGCTTCTTCATCTTTAAAAGGGGATTCTAGAGATACAGATCTATTATTAGAATCTAAAGCAAATTGGATTTTATCTTTATCTATATTAGTAGCTTTAGACAATTCTTCTATAGATGCAGTTCTTCCATTAATGTGCATAAACATATCAGATGCCTTAGCTACTCTATTAAGACAGATAATTTGGCTAAATGGAATTCTTACAATTCTACAATACTCAGATATAGCATGAGTAATAGCTTGTCTTATCCACCATACTGCGTAAGATATAAATCTAACTCCTTTTGAATTATCATAGCGTCTAATACTTTCAAGCAATCCTAGATTACCTTCTTGTATGAGATCAACTAAAGACAGTCCTTTATTTTGATATTGTTTAGCAATAGATATAACAAATCTTAAATTAGCTTTTACTAATTTTTGAACTGCTTCTTCATCACCATTCTTAATTCTAGAAGTAAGATTCATTTCTTCTTCTGGAGTTAACATAGGCTGTTTAGATACTTCCTTAAAATACAATCCTAAGGAAGCATCTTGCCTATCTGTTATTGATTGAAGTATTCTTAAACTTTTACGCTTCATTTAGTCTTTCTTTAAGAATATTAACTAATTGATCGCAAACTTCGTTATAAATTATAGTATTAATTTCTTTATCAGAATTATCTATTTTATATGAAAATGAAAGTTCATTAAAATATAATGGAGCATTATCTTTAAAATGCTCTAAAAGTACTTTAGAACTTTCATTTTCAAACTCTGAAATTAATCTATCAGCTAATATATCTAAATCAAGATAAAAGAATTGATATACTGGTTGAGCAAATGTATAGATTTTAGACATTTTCAAAAAACTCTGGATGCAACAATTCTAGCCTTTCAAGAACTTTATCGCTTATTTCATCAAGGCAGTCATCGTCTAGTTCAGAAGTATCATTATATTCTCCAGATTGTTCTAAATAAAAACCAATATTGTCAAAAATTAAATTCTCAATATTATCAATATCTCTAGGATCTTCTTCTTGAGAAATATATTTAACAATTTTATCAATATCAATAGTTACATCTATTGTAGTTGTAACTATACAAGGAAAAGTCATTTGAAACATAATTAAGATTCATCTTCTATATTTTCTTCGCCCTTATCAAGTAATACTTGTTCTTTATTTAAAAAGGCAAATGTTTTTAATTTAAATGCTCTAGCAATTCCATCATCAATCTTAATAACAATTCCTTCATGTGGAACTTTATTTACACAATCGGGAGAATTCATTTCCATATAGAAGTTTTTATCTTGTGAAAGTTCTTCTATAAAGGATTCACTGTTATCAAAATGACCATACAAATCTATAGCTTTACCGTAATATAATTCAGTTACTGGAATTAACCCTACTTTATTACACCATTGCTGAACTTGTCTAGGAGAATATTCAAATACTTCTCCATCAACATTAGTTTCTGTAACTCTATAGATTCTTACTTTGAAATTAACTTCTGGAATATATTTATCTGAAGGAGGAATACATCCATAATCATAATCTTTTTGAATATAATTACCGTTTGGAAGAAATCCTACAATCTCATAGTAAGCAGACTGACCTCGAGAGAGTTTAGGTCTTACAACTTTATCAGCTTCATGCCATACAGAATCAGAATCAATATTCCTAATAACAGTCCTAGAAGCGTACACATAGTCATAAGTATAGAACTCTTCCCCAGTTAACCACTTAGCTATTTTCTGCTTCCAATTAAGTTTCTGCTTACATAACACATAAGCACTAATTCCAGATGTTCCGTGAATTTTAGAAGATATATGAATTAAAGAATCTGGAGATATTACATTAGGATATTTCTTAATGATAACTGAATCGTAATGAAATCTAAACTGGGAATTGATGATTTTATTGAATTCCTCTTTCTTCTCTTCCCTACGAATTTCAATCCTCTTGGTTCTTTGTTTCGCGATGTACTTCTTGACCAAACAAATTTCGCTTCCATAATGTCTAACAGAATTAAATTCAAGTCCTTCTTTTATATTACTTATTTTACTATTAAATATAGATATTAGAAATTCTTCCAATACTTTTAATGGAATAATAAATCCTTCAGAAACAATTCCTCTAAGTTTAATAGCAGAAACTCTACCATTATCTTCAAAGAATCCAGATAATTCTATATTTCTATTAAGATTACTATGTCTATAAAGATTAGCAAAACTTAAGAATTTATTATTTATTTGGGACAGAGCGGGAAAGTAAATATACATTCCTTCTTCAGAATTAATATCAGTAATAATATTAAATCCGTCTACAGTACAACATTTTAATTTATCTGCATTTGGATGCGGATAAAAGGAAGAAATATTAACTATTTTAGCAAGGTAGTTTATATTAGCTACCTTGCTTTTAATAAGTTCCATATTACAGTATGTTAAGACAGTTTCTATCTGATAGGATTTGATCCAAATTAAATCCTAATTCTAAATACCAGAGATCGTCTAAATTATCACAATCCAAATCAACAATCCAAGATCCAGGTAGAGAATCTATTATTTTCTGGATTTGACGAATATAGAAACTCCAATCTCCTCTACCATTAAGACCACCAATAATAGTAGCTACATAAATACCTTTAGTCTGTTCTATTTTTTCAACAGTAACTCTAGTTAATTGGAGGGAATCAATCCATCCAGAGACATAATCAAGTACATTAGTCATAATCACGAATACATTTTAATACTGGCTGTAAAGGACATCCATCATCACTAAGATAGAAATACTTTACAGTAGCCATTTTTCCAATAAGTTTATCTAAGTCTCTACGATATTGTTGTTTAAGTTCTCGAGTTCCTACTGGTTTAGCTTTAAATTCTATTCCATCTTCAGTAACAAGAGTAAAACACATATCTTCTTCTCGCAATCCTTCGGAGATTCCAGTAATTTCAAATTCAGAATCTTTATACTGCTTGATTTTAATCATATCATTAGTACGACCATTAGGCTTGTAAGGCTTCTTGGGATCTCTGATTACTAACCCTTCAAATCCTTCTGAAACATACTGGTTATGAAGATCTATCATATTATCCCAACCAGATACTTTTACTTGAGGAACCATTTGAATTTTAGCATCGTCCTTAGACCATTCTTTACAAGGATCAAATCCTATATTGTATTCTTGTGCTAAATTAGTTAAAAAAGCAATCCTATCTTCTGCTTTCATATCTAACTTATCCATAAAAATACAGTCATAGATCCAATACTCTAACCAATCATATAATGTTTGCTCTAGTCTAGCAGCTCCACTAATTTTCTGAAGAGATTCTCCATGTTTATATAACTCTCCGTCTAAAATCAAAGTAGGATACTTCTCAAAAATATTTTGTAAGCTAGAAGTTCTAATATGGAAAGTAGAATAGTCATAATGACCTCCTCCTCTAGAAGCAGAGTAAACACCATTATCCTTAAAATACATTAAACATCTAACTCCATCTATTTTCCTGCTAGCAATCCATTCTTTATCAAAGATTTTAGGATTGGTTACTTTATCAGCTTGTTTCGCTAACTGAGGCTTAATTATTCCAAACTGATTAGTAGCTATCTCTCCGTAAAATTCATTTAATTCTTCTTCAGAACATTCATTAGGATGTTTACTTACTTCTTTATATCCTTTATCAAGATACTTTTTAACTTCTGATTTATATTGAAGAATTAACTGTTCTTTCCAAGTTCTACTTTGCTTAGTCCTATCAATAACAATAGCAGGAGATAAAGTTGTTTTACCTCCTACTTGACCATAACTACGTTGGATAATATATCCTTTTACATCATCATGCCATTCTTCGTCTGAATAGACTTCAGCAAATCTAAACTTGCCATTAGTACTTTTACTTAAAAGAAATTTCTGAAGCATTAATAATCAATAGTGAAATAAAATGAACTACTTGAATCTTTTTGCATTTCTGGAATTAAGTCAAGTTCTAGAAAGTATTTTATTTTCTCGACATCTTCAAAGTAGTGTTTATCATATTCAGTATTTCCAAAGAATAAACCTTTCTTAGTTGGCAGTAGCTCAGAAGCTAGGTTATGATTTTCTAAAACCTCATTACATCTTTCCAGAAGATCTTCTACTTCATCAATAGTAATAAAGAAAGAAGAATCATATTCTGAACTAAGACCACAAGTATCTTCAAAAAATGCAACTAAGAAATTTATTTTATGGAAACTACAAATATTTATTCGCTTCTCGAAAAAAATACTTAGACCCATGTAATATTATCATAAAGTTATTTATAATATCATCTCGGAATACTGTAAACACATTCTCTGCATCTTCATTATTTGCTATCATATAATCATACATTTGAGGAACAGTCTTATAGCAAGCAAGCTGAAGAATATTATTAAAAAGAACTGGATTTGTATTTTTACTAAATCCAGTTCTAGAAGTGATTTCTTGAATTAAATCTGTAATATCCATTTATTTTGTACCTGTAGTTCCAAATCCAGCAGAATCTCTTTCAGAATCATTAAGAGAATTAACCTCGTTCATTTCTACCTTAGCGTAAGGTTGAATAATAAGTTGGGCAATTCTCTCACCGTCCTCAATCCATATAGTTTCAAAACCTTGATTAATAACAGGAATGCCAATCATTCCTCTGTAATCTTCATCAATAATTCCAACTGAATTAATAAGGGAAAGTCCTTCTTTAATTGCGAGTCCACTTCTAGGATATACTGCTCCAAAGAATCCTTCTGGAATTTCTGCATAGAGATCTGTAGGAATAATAGCTCTACTTCCAGGACTTAGTCGAATCATAGTTTTATTGTGAGACTCCCCAGCAAATACTATCTCTACATCTCCAAAGGCTTTAATAGGATTTAAAGGAGTTACATTCTTAAAAGATGCTCGAAGATCCATTCCCGCAGCTCCAGGAGTTTCATACTTAGGTAGAGGATTGTTAGATTTATTAATTACATTCATTTAAGAAACAATTTAAAGAATTTATAATATCATTATCTGCTTCTGTATAAAATGCTTTAATTGGAATATCTTCTTTGTATACAGCAATAAAGGGGCAAAGTCTAGCTCCTAAACTAGCTTTTATTTGCCAACCTTTCTTCTTACCAGTTCTAGTTCTTTCGTCTATAAAAGAATAAAATACATTATCACTGTCTATTAAAAACTTATTAAAGTTTTCTATAAACTTATCATCATCATATATCACATTTACTGTATACATAATAGATATGTTCCACAGAATACGCTAGTTACTATATCGCTAATAAGAATCACTATACAGATAATATCTCTTTTAGAAGCATTAACTGTAGGATCTACAAAGATTTCCCTTAAATAAATACTATTAAGGAACGGAATTAGGAGTTTAGCGAATCCTAAAACCACTAAAATAAATGCACATATTTCCATCATATTAAGAACATTTAGTCCAAGAACAGCTTGGACAGCTTACACAACCACCTTCGTGGATCAAAGTTTTTTCGTGACAGTTAGGACATTCTTCTAAAGAATTATCAGTTTCAATTACTTTAGGAGTTTGAACATTATTACATTTGCAGAGAATACCTTGAATCTCATTATACATATCTTTAAGAGCATTTCCTACAGCAACAGGACAGCAAGATCCTTTAGAAGTATCTTTCTTAGTCGCTGATCTAACTGCATATGAAGGACATACTCCACAAGATTTCAATTGATCTAGAATATTATCTATTTTTACTCCACCTCTAGCTGATAGGCTAATCATTCGACTCAATCCAACCATAAAATTATGACATCCACCTGTGGATCCTTTAGAGAGGTAAATTTCCCTAAGTTCTCCAGTAGTAGGATGAAAGAAAGCTTCACAATGCAAGCTACCACATCCAGTAGTAAGAGTTCTCTTAAGACCTATACATTCTTCTCCAGCCTTGATGATCTCTCCTCTCTTAAGAGCTGAATGTTCTAGTTGAACTGGAATACTTTCAAGCTTTTCTTCCTTCTTTTCAGTAGAAAGAATAGCCTGTCTATTGCAGTTATCTCTCCAGATAGTTACACCTTTAAGTCCATGTTTCCATGCTTCGAAATAAATATTCTCTACCTCTTCTATTGTGGTAGATTCTGGTAAATTAATTGTACTTGAGATAGAAGCATCTATCCATTTCTGAAGAGCTGCCTGAACTTTAATCCTATCAATAGGATTGATTTGTGCTGCTGTAACAAAGTACTCTGGAAGTATAGTATCTCCTTCAATTTTTGCTACTTCCTTGAACTGACGTACTATATCTGCATCCACCTTATAGACTGTTTCTTTAGAGTTTAGAGATATAGTTCTTCTATTAAAAGAAAACGCAAAGTTTACTTCTACTCCAGTAGAGACCTGTAACATGGTTCCAATACTTCCAGTGGGAGCGCAAGTTAGAAGTTGGCTATTAAATAGGCCAAACTTCCTAATGTCCTCAATAGTATTAAGCGGTAGTTCAAGAGCTTTTATGAAAGAAGATTCAGCAAGAGCTTCCTTATTACACATAGGATAACATCCTTCAATCTTTGCAAGCTGTAAAGAAGTTTCTACAGCAGTAGTTGCTATAAATTTAAAGACTGAATCAATTATTTTAATACTCTTCTCAGAACCATATGTCACGCCTAACTTAATGAGCATATCTCCAAGACCCATAGTACCAAGTCCAATCTGTCTCCAATTATAAACAGATTTTCTTTGAATTTCAAGAGGATGTAAATCCATACCTTCAAGAAGAACTTGATTTAGAGCTTGGATAGACATAGCTACAGCTTTCTCAAGTGATTCAAAGTCTATACAACAATTGTCTGTAAACGCATTATCTACAAATTTAGCTAAATTTATGCTGCCCAATAGACAGCTACCTCCAGCTGGGAGCGGTTCTTCCATTGTTGTTATCGTAAGAGTTTTTTATCTCTTACTTCCGGGAGTTTCCTCCATTATACAGATTTATTCATCTGCCGGATCGGCATACATTTTTATTAATTCTTTTAACTTGTTAATTATATCTCGTTTACCAGATACTCCTAATACTTTACCAATAGTTCGGGTATCTTTTACACCAACAAAACTAGCTAAATCGTTTAGAAAAGTAAGATTGTTCATTTTGCAATTTAACACAAGCTCTTGATTGTTTTTAAGCTATTCTAAAATTTGAGAATATCTCTTATCTTTTATTTTGGCATAATTCTCAATGTTAACTTGGGTTGCAAGTTTTGCTTTCTCTATTATCTCTTCGTGTCTAGCTTTTTGAGAACATTCTAGTGAACAATAAGTACGTTGTTTTGCTTCCCAGGGTTTAAGTTTTATAATTTTATGACACACTGGACATTCAAAATCAACAAAGTTTTCTAAAGCACATTGTTTAACCGTTTCGGTTCCTTTACGAAGACCCTCTTTCATTTTAGCAGCACATTCTTCATTTTGCCACTTTAATTTAGTAGTTTCTCCAATTTTTGCTTTAACTTCATCTGTAAAGACTACTCCAAGTTTTCCTCCAGATTTAAGGTTATATCCCTTTTCTCTATCTGTAGAATTAAACTCCTTAATATAATAATCTTCATAATAATCTAATTCTTCCTGAGTAGTACATTCTTTTAATACTTCCCAATCAAAATTATCATATCCATATTTTAGTAAAGCATTATGGAACTTAACTGTTGTTTTCTTTTTGCAACGTGCATCTCTTTCATGTCCACTTCTTCTGTGCTCTAAAGAATGAATAGTCTATCCAATATAGACTTTCCCATTGATTTTGTTAGTTACTTTGTAAATTAGCATAATTAATAAATTTAAATTAATATCGGACACTCGTGGTAACATTATATTTATTCAGTTACTATGCTCTACGGTGATAATTCGCCTTTCGCAATCGAATTATTTACCACGGTATTATCAATGCAAATATACATATTCCTCGTAAATTAACAAAGTCTACCTATAGTTAATTTATGTTAAATCTTATATTTGTTTAGATTTCACCGTTTTTGCCCGATTTTACTGCGCCAAAGATTACCTAGCGCAGGGATTTATTCCTGCATACTCAAAATTAGGATCAGTGTTAAGCATATTATAATTCTTAATATTATCCCAATACAGAATACCAGGTTCCGCCATTTCCCAGTTCCGCTTAGCGAGAAGCTGGAATGTCTCCCTTGCATTTACAGTTCTAGTTATTGTTTCTTTCTCAGTTTTAAAAGAAAGTTCCCAGTCTGTATTATTTTCAACTGCTTTCATAAACTCATCAGAAACTCTAACTGAGATATTAGCCTTTGTACATACATCTAGATCTGTTTTAAGATTGATAAAGTCTATCAGATCAGGATGTGTACAATCAATAGATAACATTAGAGCTCCTCTACGCCCTTCCTGGCCAATAAGACCAGTTACATAGGAGAAGAAGTCCATAAAACTAGTAGTACCAGAAGTACTCTTAGCTGCGTTATTTACTATAGCTCCTTTAGGTCTTAGTTTACTAACATCAATACCACATCCTCCACCATAACTATATGTCCTAGCAAGTTTAGCTGCACAATCAAAGATAGATTCTAAGTTATCTTCTGGATTAGGAATTACATAACAGTTAGAGAGAGTAATCTTTTTACCTTCTTTATTTAAACCTCTGTTAGCTAAAATTCTTCCTCCAAAGATAAATTTCTTCTCCTTGATAAGCTGACGTATAAATGTATTACCTCCACTAACTCTATCTAACCAATCCTCAAAGGATTCGTTATTATATCTATATTTCTTAGACCATATATCTAATGAGAGTTGATTGTCGTTTAGCCATTCTTGTTCAGTCATTATCAAATAAGTTAAATAAAAATGAAAGTTTCTGATCTACAAATGAATTTCTTACTAAATCAAATAACTCATTAACTTCCTTAACTTCATCTTCAGGAACTTCAATAGTTAAAAGTCTTTGATGTTCTCCAAAGAAAGCTTTTCCATAACAAATAGAAATAAACCCTCCAACCATCTTTATAACATAGTAGTCATTATCTTCGTATATATAGATTGTATCACCAAGTCCAGCCATTACATTATAAAAAGAAGGTCCTTTAAAGTTGGCTATGTTTTTTAATAGTATTTTAATGTCATTAACATTCATATATCAACTCTTTAATATTAGATAGAAAACCAGGAGCTACATATATCTGTTCTTCAACTGGCCAATCATCTGAAAATCCATAGATTTCCAAATGATCAGATTGTGGAATGATATAAGTTACCATATATTCTTGATAAGTTCCAGATATTCCATAAGCTACTACAATTGGCTTAGTTCCTGTAAATATATAAGTAGCTCCATTTAACATATTCAATATATCAAGTTCTTCTATCCTATTAAGTTTATCGTATATAGAAGAAAAATCTAACATATTAACTAAGAGATTGTTCTTTAAACCATTCAATAACTTCTGACATAGGAGTTCCAGCTGGAAACATTCCAAGATGATCTTCTAACTTATCGTCACAAGTAGTTTTACATTTACAGAAATCAATCCATAAGTCTAATAAAGTAGCTAAACATCCTTCCTCTCTACAAGTATCACATACCATAGAATCAATAGATTCTTGATTTAGGTATTCAAAATCACGTTCATCGTAAGGAGCATTTGGACAAACTCTACAAAGAATAGTTATATCCAGACTCCAGCAATTTCTACAATAGTAGGAAGTGCAGAGTTTAATATTAGCTATTAAATCAATTATTTCATTCATAGTTCTAATATATTTTTAAGAAGAAGAGTCTTTTCTACTTTATTCATAATATCTTTAGCACCGTTAACGACAGATCCATCATTAGTAATAATTTCAGTAAATGCGTTATAAACATTAAACATATTAGTAGAACATCCTCTCTTTACAAAATAAGGAGAATCTTCTTTCTCATATAATAATTTATACGCATCTACTGCAACACTAGTTGCTAACTTGACTTTTCCATACCCATTGTCAATATAGTTAGAAGGATTCAAGATGTTTCTTACCCAATCTCCTAAATTCTCACTAATAATTTCCTTATTATAAGGAACTTCTGTTTCTTCAAGTCTATGAAGCCAAGTAGAAATATCGGAAGTTTCTTCCATTACTCTATTAATAGGACTAAAGTTAATAGATCTTTCGGGTTCTATTTCTTGCACACTTAAGAAAGAAGGATTGAATACGCAAAGATTAAGACATGCCATATTTAATGCACCTCTATAAATCTTAAATACTGGCTTTCTTACATCCAATCCATAGACCATACCAATTACTTCTTGATGATTGTTAAAACTAAATTCTTCAGGAAGAATAGCTTGGATCCATACTCTATTAAATACAGTATCTTCTAAATTAAGATCTTCTTTCTTAGTAATACTAATCTGATCAGGCAATTTAGCTTGAATTCTAAAATCATTAGTAAACTTAGACATTCTTTCCAAGAATGGAGTTACATAAGCTTCGGTACTAAGATATTCTTTACCTTTAATAATAGTACCCTTTCCTTTAAGTAGTTCTTCAGTAGTTAAATACATTTTAATTCCAAATTACTCCAGTAGTATATTTATCTTCATTAATTTCCATATACATAACTCCACTCTTTCCTTTTCCAAAGTTACTAGCAATCCAGCTACTAGAACCATACAAAGAAGGAGCATTTATATAGTCAAAAGTATTGCAACTATCTACTGCATATTGATGCAAATCACCTTTAACAACTATTCTATTATTAGTAATATTCAAGTTAGTCTGTAAAAAGAAATTATTAAACCAATCCTTAGTCTTAGCATCTAAATGTAAAGGAAATCCTTTATATTGGGTGCTACTATCGTGGCCATGTAAATATACAATAGAAAAGTTATTAACAGTAAAAGAATCAATAGGATTGCTACTTACATAGCTAGAAATATTAATTGCATTTAAATGAGGAACCAATGCTACATTAGCTAACCATCCCCAAGATCCGTCATGATTTGAATCTCCAGTACAGATATAGCTAATCTTATCAAATCTAGAAGATATAGTATTAAAAAATTTAAGCATTATAGATAAATAGTTTTCAACACACTGCTTATCAGTAGTATTCTTTGGAAGAACAGTACCTTTAGCAGTAGTTCCCTTATAACTATCTAGACTATCACCTAAATTAACAACAATAAGTTCTTTCCAATTTTGCTTAGAAATAAACTTTATAATATCTTCTAATCTTCTATTAATTTCCTCTTTATTATAATCATCTAATGGTAAATATCCATTAGGAGTATTCCATGCACCAACGTGAATATCAGAAAGAAATACAATTCCAATAGTTTCAGAACTATTTACTTTTAAAGAGTCAACTTTATATTCATTATAAGCTACTCCATTATTAACAAGTTTCTCAATAAAGAGATTTCTATCTTCCAATTTTAAGATTCTAGAAGCTAACTTATTAATAGTATTCTTAAAGTCTCTTTCGTGACAAGCATCAGCATACTTAAAAGCTGCTCTTTCCTTTAAAGACATTCTATAATTGGAAAGCTGTTCGATAGTTAATTCCTCAACTAAATGCCTAGGAGCCCAAATAGAGTCCTTATAAAGTCCAAAAGCTCTAAATATTCTTTTAATATCGGGAAGAGTATATTCTGGAAATTCATTAGTTACATTTCTAGCAGTAATATTTCCACCATAATAAGTATATAGTCCAAAAATAGATTCTGCTTTCTCTCTACTAAGTTCAGTGTGGAAAGGAATAGAATCCTTAACTGGAACAGTTATTATATACTTTTGAATCTTATCATTATCATCTCTAACATATTCTAAAACAATTCCCTGTTCAGAATCTTCAGATATAGAAGGAATAGTATCTTCAATGTCTTTATAATTAGAATCTTTCTTAATTCTATTGTACAAGTCTACTAATTCTTGTAACTCTACTATTCCTTTCTCTGCTTCTTCTTTAATACTACTCATAGTTACATAGAACGAAGAAGGAGATTTTCCTATACTTTTAAAATAAGAAGATACACTCATTCCAGAGTTTAAAATATCTTCTAAGATTCTTTTGTATTTAGCGATTGTTTTAGCTTGGACCATGTATTTTTAATTGATTTATTCAATGTTAATATCAGTTACGAGATTAAAAAAGGGAAGTCTAAACAATAGACTTCCCTTAAACTATGACATAAAGAAAATTACTTAAGAGTTTTCAATTCCGAAAACAATATAAGTACCAATTCTAGTTCCCTTTGAAGGAGTATATTCTGCAGTAAAAGCAGTAGGAGTTCCTTCTACAATCTGCTTGCTACGAATACAAGTTACATTGCTGCGGAGACCACCATCGGTGTACAGACTACGAACCAAATCCTTAGCTTGTGCCTTAGTACCAGGTTTCCAAACCATCTTGGGATCACCGTTCTCAGTAAAGAGGAGATTTCCGTCTTTATCAGTATCTTGTACATATTCAGCAGGAGTTTCTGCAATGATTGCACCAGTTACGTTATCAATAATTTGATAAGTACGAACATACTTGCAAGGACCTTCTTCATTCTTCACATCATTAATACGATAGGGGCGTTGACGTGAATCAACTACAGGAGATTCAACTGTAATAGAGAAACCATTATTGGGAGAGTTCTTTGAACGCTTAGCCAAATAGCCCAACATCCATTCCTTGAGTTCTGAATCAGAGAAACCATTAGGATGTTCCTTAGTAAAGTTACGGTAGGCTTGAGTTGCATCGCCCATAATGTAGAAAGGAGCTTTTGCAAGAGCTTCGTCCTTAGTTGCACCAGTTACTGTCATACGCTTGAAATTCAAAAATCGTGTTTCCATAAATCAAAAAATTTTAAACATTATTACTTATAAACATTTTCTATTACCTTTTAAGGTACTGCAAATATACTATTAATTTTTGAAGCACACAAACGATATATTATATATAATAGTTAAAATATGTTAATTGCAGTATCATTAAAAAGGACAATAATTTTTGAATATCTCTTTAATTTTAGAAGGAATCTCCTTATCTGCTAAACCAAAGGTCTCAAATGACTTACAGCCATATGCAAGATCTTCGGCAATAACAGCAATAGTAATTAAATCATCTTCTGGAATATTCTTTGGAGCAGTAGATTTTACTATTTGCAGCATAGATGCTTTATCTTTAAGCTTAGTGTATAAATATCCTAATAATGACAGTAGAGCTACTTTATTAGTAAAGTTACTACCTAAAAATCCAAAAGAGAAATTAGACTTATATAAATTTAATTTCTCTGAATATTCCATATTCCGAAATCTTTATAGTCAGTAGCTACATAATTAGCAACTAACTTAAGTAATCTTACAAATTCTTCCCATCCTTCTCTATACATACTTGTAGTCATAGGAACTACTTTAGTATAATAATTAGGAATAGTAGAAACTACTAGATAATTACCTTTAACAGTAGGGTTATCCATATTATAAAATTTCTTGGCAATTAAACTAAGAAGCCAAGAATACATAGCTATCTCTCTATTATACCTATACTTTTCTATATTAAGATTGATTTCAGATACTATTCTACCTAATGTCTTAATATCATTAACAGTAATAGTATTTGTTTCAAAATCTAAAGTATAGTTATCTAATTTTGATTTTAACTTAAGAATAAATTGAGAATTAGTTTCTGGAATTTTTACTAATACATCAAGCAATATTGCTTGCTCATTTTCAGAAATTGGATCAGAAATTACTCCAGAAGGATGAAGAAGATTTTGTATATTAGAGTCATTTTCTATAGCTACAAGGCAGCTAGAAGCAACCTGACGTGTTTTCGGATCCAAGTAGATAATTTCCTTATCTCCAGTATAAGACTCCTCAAAATGCTTTCTAGAAGTCCAATAGGGTGAACATTTATTAAGTACGTTTAGGATCTTATTTTCAGATAGATTACCTCCATAATAGTCTATTTCAGTAGCAACTTTACAAATATCTTCTTTATTTGGAAAATGGTCTAAGAATACTTTATATAATTTATCAGCTAATACACCCATTTTAGCAGTAGGTTTATCAACTACATCACATATATGAAAATATTCTTTCTGTAAACTCATTTCATGAACAGTACTTCCCAATTCTAGACTTCCACTATAAATAGGTTTTAACCCAGAAAAGAATTTCTCCGGAGAGCCATCCTGTTCTGGGTTAATTAAACCTAATCTAGAGTTTGAAATATAATTAGAGTACTTTTTAGAGAAATATTCTTCGTCAGATATTTTACTTAAAACTAATGAATCAATTATTGGAATTATCTCCACAATCCATACGGTATTTCAAGATCAATATGTTCTGGATCTACTTCAGCATATAGGTAGTAAGTATTCTTAAATGACTTGACGTAATCCTTAGCAATATCCTCTAATGTAGTTATACGAATGGGGTACGGTAAACCATCCATATTCTCATAATATATTATAAAAAGTTTCATAAATTTTTAAAATAGGGAAATATATCCATAAATAATTTATAAGACTCTAGAATATGGTCATAGTCTAAACTATAAATTCTTCCTACTGGACCACATTCCTGATTATAAGGAGTATCAAGTAATAAGCAAGGTAGACCCTTACTATTAAGATCTTTAAAAACAGATATGCTATCATCAATATGAAGATCGCATCCTCTGATTTTACTATACTTACTTAAACTATATCCAAAAACTTGATATACAGGAGCCTTTGGAAAGTTCTCTTTTTCTAGATATTCTTTGATCCATTTCTTTTTAATGATTCTAGCAGTAGTGTACTGTTTAGGAGTCCATTCTAAGGTGTTAATTACTGGTAAATTAAGCCAAAATTCTTTGTCTTTAATCAGTAAATTTACATTCTTAGTTATATTATCGGAAGTATTTCCGAATCGTTTATAATATGGACTATAAAAATCACAGAGAACTCCGTCTAGATCAATGCTGATTTTTAGCATAGTTCGTCAACATCTTGTATAGTTCCAAATATTACATTTAATTGTCTCATATACTTTTCAAACTCTTTAAAGTTAGAAAAATCTTGATCAATTTCAAATTCAGAAATGTATTGATTAATTAGTTTCTCTTTACAATCAGAATTTGATCTTGCAATGACTATTCTATTAAAGACTTTGCCATCATCATAGATGGGAACTATATATTTATTCATAGTCGAATAGGATCAGATCCTAAACAATATGTTATATAGTCCAATTCGGAAGATACTCTTTCAACATCTTCAAACATTGGACACTTTACAAGAGGTAAAAACTTTTGAGCGAATAGATCTCTCGCTGTTTCTAAGTTATCTGCTTCGACATAATAGAATTGAATATCATCTTCTACTACACCACAAACACTGAAATAATACTTCATGAATTATGATATTTATTTAATAGTTCAAAAAGAAAATCAGAAGGAATTATTGCAACAGAGCCATCACTAACAGATCCAACATCAGCAACCTTTTTCCATAATAAACAGAATGGTCTTGGATCAGTACAAGATTCTCTTAATTTAAAGTAGTTAGGTAAATTTTGAGTATTTTTACATTGAATAGCTATTTCTAGATTACCGTCTAAATCAGCTATGTCAACTTTATTATTGTCAAGAGATTTACTTTCTCCAGCAGCTCTACAGGTATTATAGCCAATAGAGTTTAATTTATTAACTACTTCAGTTTCCCAAGCACTTCCTTTATTGCGAGATTTTTTACTCTGATAAGATCTAAAAGTCGTATCATTTACCCACATACAGGTAATGTGATCTTTCTTATTGCAACTTCCTTGTCTTGATTTATTACATCTGATTTTAATAGCAGTCTCAGATAGACCAGTTTTTTCACTAGCTTCTTTTAAAGAAGCATAAACAGTTTCACTTCCGTCTTTATGTATTACTCTAACAGAAGTATCCAATTCTCTCTAGCTCATTTACTTTTAAACCATTTTAAATAATCAATAATAAACTGCTTAGTTTTCTTTTCTCCATATAATTTACGAAGATCAGAAAAGTCTTTTGCATTTAATCTTCTTGGTATAATTAAACAATGTAATTTAGGATATTTCTTCTTAATTTTATTAAGAAAAGTTACACCTGTATGATCATTATCCCATAAACAGAACACATACTTAAACCTAGAAATCAAATCACTTACCACTGATTCTGCTGGAATTACCGTTTCACTATTAGGTGCACATGCTGGAATACCAAACGAGTACAAAGCCATACAATCTTTTTGTGATTTAGTAATAACGCAAATCTTACCTTTTTTCGGGAGTTTATCAAAACATTGTAACTTATTAGAAGGATAATTTCCTAAGAATCTATAACTAGTTCTTTTAGGAAAGTAAATTTTCCAAAGTTCTAATTTATTTCCATCCTTTTGGATCTTACCTCCATAATATCCAAAAATAGGAAAGTGTTGCTTAGATTGAGCAACAACTTCCCCATTTATAAATACATGTTTACAAGAAAATACTTGAAATTTATGAAGAATTTCCTTTGTTATACCATACTTTTCCCACCATTTTAATTCAAGATCGCTAAATTCTTGTACTTCAACTTGAATTTTTGAAATCTCTTTATCTTTAATAGTAACAGGAGACTTATTAATTTTACCTTTATTTTTAGAAAGATCATTCTTCTTAACAATATTAAAATCATTTGCTATTATTTGTAATGCTTCATAATAGTTACATCCAAACATTTTCTGAACTACTCCGAATATATCAAGAGATTGTCCAGTAGCAAAGTCTTTAAACATTAGTTTTCCAGTATTACTTCTAAAGAAACTGCAGGTGGGTTCTTTATCATCTCTTAGAGGAGATCTAAATAATCCTTTCTTGATAGGAACATGAAGATAGAATTCCATAATTTGTTCTTCAGTATATCGAGAAAGGATCATTTCTTTAGTAGGTTTTATATTAAAGGAGAAATTCATATCTTCTATAAATTTCTCTTATTTAGTCTACATCAAAGCAGACTTTCAAAGTCTAGATCATCGCTTGATGCAGTGTCAATTTCAAGGTTATCAGGTTCAGTAGGTTTAGCATTAAGGAACTTTTCTCTAGCTTGCATCTCATAAGTAGAGAACGACAAGTTATCTCCAAAGGGGTTTACAAGCCAGGTATACCATTCTCCTACTTCTACATTATTAGAAGCTGCAGTCTTAGCATTAGCTTGAGCCATACCAGTACAGCTAGGAAGAGTAGCATAGACTGTTCCATTAGAATTACGACCTATAAGTTTCATTCCAGTTTTAACACCACCAATAGCTTTTCTTGCACAAGCAACAAAGTTATTACCAATGAAATCAAAAGCCTCAGCAATGTTCTTAAAGGATTTCTTACTAGTAGCTTCTTGAAGTTTAGCAAAGTTTTCAGGGAAGAAAGTAAAACCAATAGCTGCCATTTTATCACGTGCTCTTTCCCATGCACTAGGAGTTTCTCTCTTACCGCCATTAGGCATATCATAGGTACCACGTTCAGTATCTTTAGGATCTTTCAACCAGAAAATGCTATCATTATAAATTCCCTGGTCATTCTTAAAGGTAATTACAATACTCTTCCAAGCATTACCATTTTGGGAAGTTCCATCCTTAATTTCGACAGCGTCAATAGTTACATCATTATAGATGTCATAAGGTTTGAGATACTTAGTTGTGTTAGTAGGCTTAACGTCAAGATTAAAATTAAATGCCATAGTGATTAAAGTTTAAAAAAGTTTGAATCAATCTCTTTAACTTCATTATCTAAAATTGATAAATCTAATGATAAATCTTCATCTATAGAAATATTCTCATCTCCTCCAAGAACTTCCTGTTCAATATTTCCCATAAGAACAAAAAGTCCTTCTCTACTTTCGTGCGGAACTATATTAAATACAGTTCCATACTTTACAAGTTCTTCTCGTTTAGCGCCTTTACAAGAAACAGTTAGACTCTTAGTAAGTCTATTTCCAGACATAGTTCCCCAAGAAATATTAGTTCCAATTACAGGTCTCATAGTCTTATTATGTTTCTCATACTTAATTTCTAACTTATCATCGGGATTTACGTTCATAAGTTCAGCTGCTGCTTTAGTTAGAACGTATTTATTATCCTCTACAGTAATAATAGGATTAGGATTTGATTCCTTTTTCTTATTATCAACTACTTCAAAGTTAGACTTATCAATAGTTCTCTTAATACATTTACTGGTCATTTCTCCAGTTTCAGTATTAATCTTTACTTGGTACTTTAACGTAATAGTAAATTCTTCTGTTATAGTATCCATTAGTTAATTTCGTTTTCAAATTTATTAATAGTATCGACAACTAACTTCAAATTTGGCTCAATATATTTACTTTCAAAACATCCTTGAACACTTCTACAAGTATCATTTCCGTCAGTTCTAGTCTTGAATCTATACTCTACTTCATTACTTCCATCAGGAATGAACCTTTCAGAATAAATAATATAGGAGAATAGACCATCAAGATTAATTTGGGTGGTTAACATTTTACCAGTGGTCCACATTCGGTACAAGGGATCAACCTCAGTACCATAATTTTCAACATGGGTTATAAATACTACAATAAGATCATCTCTTAGACCTTGACAATGTTCTATTAGATCATAATAATTCTTGGCCATTACAGAAAACTTTTCATATCCTTTAACAAGAGCATTTGAAAAAGTTTCTGCGCTTAAAAGATAGTTAATATCATCTATAATGATAGTCTTGATCTCTGGTCTAGTCTTGGATATTACAGTAAGAATTTTCTCAATCTGATTATATTGATTACTTACTAGCCAATTACCGACCAACTTATTATCTTCAATAGATACTTTAGAATACTTCTTTCTAAAGCCAGGGATTTGAAGCTGTTTATTAGTACAACTAACTATAAAAGTACTCTCAGGATCTAGATACCTAATAGAAGTACTCTTTCCAGTATTACTGAGTCCAGCTAAACAAATTGTATTCGCCATAATTAAAATGAAAAGGGATTTGACTGAGAGGAATCCTCTCTTAACCAATTTAAATCTGTATATTTAGCATAATCAAATATATCATCTGGTCTAGGTAGTTCTACAAACATTGAAATAGATCCGTAAAATGCGCATCCAACTTCTACATCAGATTCTCCATAACGATTCTTAAGAACCGTTATACTGCGATAGTTAGATCCTAAACTCTTTATATCATATCCTCTATAAGATGACAATTTTTCTCTATGAGGATTAAATATAGAGATAATTATCTCGCTGTCTTGAGCTGGAGCGCCCGAATCTTTGGTCACTATGTTATCCTATAAGCTCTTTATCTTATAGCTCTATACCTTATGTATTATAGTATAGTTCAGACTATTTCTTATTACCCCGTTTAGCTTTGATAAGCATAAAGGTAACTCCCGCACTCGTGGTATTTCATATTCTTCAGCATCACCTGCTAAGATCGTATATACTAGTCGTTGATCCTTCAATATATTTCTATAAAGCTTGGATTAGGGTTGTTATATAGTAACTATAACTTTCCCAGTTTCACGGGATTTTATGACGACACTTTATATTTTAAACATGAAACAATATATGGTTCTACTAATTTTTTAAACTTAGAAAATTCATTACTAGGAATATATAAAACATTGTTAGCCTAATTAGACGTAGCATATATATCAAAATTATCTTTAAGAACTTGTTTTAATATTTCTAAATCCTCTTTAGAAAAACAATTAGTGCAAAGAGTACATCCACCATAAGGTTTATTCTTATATCCATCATCCATATACCAAATAGCTAAGCCTAATGGATTTAATTTTTTAACATCTTCATAATAAACCTTTTTTATCGGAGTATACCAGTTATTCCTCATAACTGCTAGTTCTGTAATTGATTTTGTATATACACTAAACTGCTAATAGCTAGAATTAGTTCTACAATCATATTTATCATATAACTTTACTTCCGAAGTAATATTAGATAATAGTTTTTGTTTATATCTTATATACTCTTCTTGCTCGACGCAGTGGTTAAAAGTAAGTACAGCTCCTCCATTCTTATGATGCTGTACTAAACTTCCATCTCCTAAAATAGATCCTATAATTACTTGAAATTCTTCTTCACTAAAATTATAGCTAATAGGTTTTTTTGCTTCCGATCTCTTTAGATTTAAAGATAATCTCTTAGAATGAATATAGCTTTCACTGTATCCTAGACATTCAGCAATTTCCAAATCAGTCTTTCCTTTACGAAAAAAATCTTCAAGAGTTTCAAGATCAATTTTTTGTTTTTCTACTGGAGGAATACCTAAATTAGATCTAAATTTCTAAACTGTTGTTTTCCCAATTTTTAATATTTCAGCAATTTCATAATCATTTTTTCCATCATCATATAACTCTTTAAAATGATGTATTAAAAGATTTTGAGCTTTAGATATTTTTCTATTTATAGGTAAATTATATTTCTCTCTCCTACGTCTAATCTAAGATTCGGATGCGCCTGATTGCTCTGATATTTCTGAATCAGATAGTCCAGCATTATATAAATCAAAAAACTATGTATCTGATATTACTTTTCTTCCGTTTGGAGGAAGGTCTAATGATTTCCTCATAACATTAATAGAAGATTCTGAAACTTCATATTTTCTAGCAATTTCAGAATCTTTTAACCCATTACTGTACTCAATTAAAAACTATTCTTTTGTTACTTTCATAATATTTATATTTTTAGTTAATAATATACAAATATAATATTATTTTATGAAAAGATAAAAGAAAATTTTTAATAGTTTTAAAATTGACTTATCGTCGATTCTTAAGTTGTTTAACCCTTCCTTTCTCCTATCCATAGATGTAGAATTCCTATTAGCTTGCATAATAACTAAAGGACTTATCTTACACATATTTCTAAGAGTTACTAAGTAGGAAGAGATTAGATCCATTTCTTCTTTGAGAGTTCTACCTTCTGATCTTCTACATAAACTAAGGTGATCTATTACAACTAGATGAGTTAGATTCTCATTATTAGGAATATATATCTTTCTACTTTCGTCTTCTTTAAAAGTTCCAAGTTTTTCTAATTCTTTCATAAGAATAGTGTACAAACTTCCAGCGCTTAAAGACTTATCATAAACTTTAACAACTTTTTCAACTTGTTGAAGCCATGGAATACATTCCTGGATAATATTATAATCTTCATCTGAAAGCACATAGTTCTTTTTCTTAGAAAGAATTTCCTTAGTAGATAATTCCTTACCATATTTTTCAAATATATACATACTTAGTAACTTTGCATATAACATTTCGCTGGACATTTCTAAGCTGAAATAGCTGACTAAGAAGTTTCCGTCATCTAAATGTTCCATTAAAGGCCTAAATATGTATGAATATAAGGCTAAACTACTTTTACCAGAACCAGTTTGACTAAATAGTAAGGTATATACTCCTCTAGATACTCCATCTATTATCTCTTCTAGTTTAGGTAGACCCATGGAGTATCCCCACTGTCTACCTTCTCTTCCTATATCAATTTGATGTAATAGAGATTCAGTTATCATAATAATCTAACAGATTCATAGTTAATTCCGGAATCACCGTCTTTAAGTGCTTCCAAATCAACCCAACTATTATTTACTATAAAACTAGCTAAACTCATATTAAGAATATTATTCTCTTTAGCCCATTTAACTAATTCGATAATCTTCTTATGAACTTCATAATTATGATTGATAGCCTTTCCATATTTAGTATAAGCATCTTCCAAAGAATCAAACTTTTTAGCTACAGTCCTTAAAGGAACCATATTTCCTTGAATATACCCGAACTGAGGATATTCTTCAAACAGTTCTTTTCCCATTTCAAAAGAACTTCTATAAAGTATCTTTAAGAAATTCTTATTAATAGGTATTTCATTTGGATCAAAAGAATTTCCTTCTTCAGCTATCTTATAACTTTTAAGAATAATTTCCTTATTCTGTAAACTTATAAGAATATCTCTAAAAGAAATTCCTATACTTTTATAAACACTTAAAAGCTCTCTAAGAGAATTACTTTGTTCGTCTTGATATAGTAATATAGATCTAACTACTAATAATTCATCGGATGACAATTTATACCTTTTTAATACAAGAATTTCATCCTCTAAAGATAATGTTAAATGTTTCAAGTTATAGTTTAAAGATTAGAATACTCTACATCTCTAAACTGTAAAAATTTAATTACTCTTTCGAGGGTTACTAATTTACATAATTATTGTCTAAAAGTAAAATCTGTAATTTTCTTTCTGTAGGGCTTAGGTTCTTTTCCATTAAGAACATCGTTAAGTCCTTCTTCATCTATGGTAATATAGGGCTGACCATTATGGGATTCAGTAAACCATTTACATTCTATAGTATTATTTAATACTAAATAGAACATCTCGGCTTGCTTTCCTTCTTCCTGTCGAATAATTCGACCGCATTGTATTCTATATAGATCGCAACTCTATATACGTTCTCTAATGAACTGCTGCATATTACTATGCAGATTAGACTATATCTTTGATTTATTTCATATTTTCACAAATATTACTCTAAACAGTGCCCACCGTTTCCACTACCATAAGCTTGTAGTGTACTCTCTTTCGAGATAGTCGTTTCACATTTTTATTAGCTCTGAATTGACTTTAAAAAAGTTCGTTTTCAGAATTAGATGGGTTTAAAGAGACCCTTATTAATTAAGCCTCTGTCTAGCTTTGGTCTTCCCACTATCAGTTCCAAGTACTATACCTACTGATAGTCCTACTATATCTAAACCTTCGTCAGCTTTCCTAATAGTATTTAAAAGTCCAACTGTCTTTTTATTAAATTCTTCTATAGTAGTTCTACCTTTTTTCTTACTAACTTTACCAGAATACACATCTCCTCCTATAGATTCAGCCATTTTAATATTGTTAGAAAAGGTTATTATTTTAGAAAAAGGTCTAGCTTCAATAATTCTTCTAGTTACCTCAATCTTTTTAGGATGGTTATTAATAAATCCTTTTCTAGCTTGTAATAACTGCATAAATCTTTGGGATTTGAATTTAATTGTTCTTAAAACCTGCTTGCGTTCTTCATCAGTACCTCGAGGACATCTAGCATCTCTTAATTTAAGACATTCTAAATATCCAGTTTTACCAACTAAGCTCATTATCAGATTGAAGTCAAAATCAAAGTACTCATAACATTCAGTAAATTCTTTATTGTAGTTATTATATACTTCAAGATCGTCTACATCTAATAATACTAGGTATTCTTTATAATTAGATACCCAGCCATTAGCAATACATTCAGTTATTGGAACAACATCACATATTGGACAATACTTACTAATCAGTTCATGCTTACCATCGAGTCTCTCAAAGGTAGCTGTAAGACCTAAAATTAAAGAATAGGTAACTCTTTGAAAAACTTGTGATAAGACATCAGATCCAGAACGATGAATTTCGTCTATAACTAATAAATCAGTAGTCCAAGCTCTGGTAACAACAGTATTTATTACTTGAACTTCACAATTAAAACTAAATCCCCACTCATCTATTAAACCAGACCACTGCTCCTTTAATAATAGAGTAGGAACTACAACTAGAACCTTTTTAGTTGGATTTACTTTTAATAAATTCTGTATAACTAACAATCCTATCCGGGTTTTCGATTTTGTTATCGTTAAGCTTTTTATCTTAACTTCTTACTGTTACCAATAAGTCCCGCATATATTTTCATCCGTTCTGGATGTCGGACACTCTTGGATAGATTATATTCTCAATTAAGAGGTTCACTATCTATGCTGTACGATGATTCAGACTTTTTAGTTTCTGAATTTATCTCGGTGTTGTCCATTTCTGGAGTTTCACCGATATTGCCCGATAATAATTCCGAAGATTCCTCAATCGGAACGGCAATAAAATCTTGTATTGGAATATATTTATCGCTATAAAAGAATGCACTTTCTGATTTCTTTATTATATAAGGGTTTTCAAAAGATGCTTCTTTTTGTTTAGAAAGAGTACTTTTAGAAGTACTATTATCTTGGGCAGCACTTATCAGTGTTCGATAGTACTGAATCTCTCCATTATGTTTTTTAACAATTATATACTTTCCAAACTTACTATTAGCAATTAAATAAACTCCACACTTAAATCGTAAATTTTTGTCTATTTGTTGCATAAAAAAAATTATTTTTAATTATATACAAAATATAATAAAAATTTTAGAATAATCAAAAATTTACTGAGCTACAAGATTTTTTAACGCTACCGAACCCGGTCGCACATTCGCATGTTCCCCTACCTTTAGACTTAACCCAGTTTCTAATGCACTGTTCTTGCCTAAGGTCTCTAGAGCTTTTCATTCATTCTTAAGAGTAATGCCTTTAGATTCAGCTACAAGCTTAAGCTGGCGAACTCTTTCTTCCCATTGCTCAATATGGAACATTACTTCATTCTCAAGTCTAAAAAGAACCTTATTTCTCAAAGCTGTGAGCTGGTCAGTAGTAAGTTCAGAATATTTACGCTTGTTTCGCAAATTGAGCATAGCGCGGAATTCTGCATAACTTAAACCGCCAGGTTTTACAATGAGCTTAACATTGTTCTTAATATTAAGACGTTCTTTTACAAGTTCAAGACGATTCTTTTTATTTCCATTAGTATCTTTCTCATTAAATTCCTTTAATTCAGCAGGAGTGAGATATATTCCCAAATGGAAAATAAAGCTAAAAGTAATGTGCTTAGTATCAATAATTCCCAATTGATCAAGACATGAGTCCTTAACTTCTCCAATAGTAATATTTTCAAATTCTCGAGGAAGTCTGCCAGTAAACATACTAATAGGAGTGTCTAAGAAACTATGCTCTGCAAAATAATCAGCATGTTTCTGCTTGAAGTCAAGAATATTTTGCCAATACATAAACTTAGGATAGCCTTTACCATCTACGCTAATGCTTCCCATCTCAATCTTTCTCATAAAGAGTTCGATATTACATTTATATCTTTGCTCTTTAATCATTTCCAATAGAGTATATCTACCAGGGTTTGACTTATCTGTGCTATAAAGCATTGACATACAATGAGAATAGAATTGTTGCAACTGTTCAGGAGTTGCATCAACCATTCTGATTTCAGGTTGTGAACCATCAGATTGTTTGCTCAACTTCCAAGTAAATTGGGTTACGTCATTTTGCTTTGCAGTAATAGCTTCAGTAAGTTTTTCTTTTAAAATAGTCATAATAACAATTTTACATAATAAATTCTTTTCCATCATCTTCTTTTTCTACTATAAATCTTTTAAACTGTACCATATTATAACGATAAGGAACTTTTTCTTTACCATTAAACCATGTGCTATCTCCAGCATATATATAATCAACATCTAAATATCCAACTTCGCCAATTTCGATAGGTGGAGTTAACCAATTTGGAAACTTTGTACACATTATATATTCATCTTCAGGATTGCATATTCCTAATCTTCTAAATACATAAGTTGTATACCCAAACAAATCAATATTACTAGTTATCAATTTAGATTTGATGATCATTTAGAATAGTATATACATCCATACTTTGCAAAATCACAGACACATTTCTTTATTCCAACAAAGCAAGGATATTTTTTACATAAACTACATGATCTTTCAGGAAATTTTAACTTAATTCCATCCTTATCTTTCATTTAAATAGAATATATAAAAGGAATCCTAAACTAACACTAAAACATCCTACTTTTAATACATTAATAGTAGTTTTGTTTTTAGATATAGCCTTATTAAGATCTTCTATTTTATTAAGATATTGGAAATTAATATCTTTCAGATTATTTAATTGCTGTACTCTTAAAGTGTCAATTTCTGAAAGATAGTTATTCATATCAATATAGTTAATAATTTGCTGATTAAGTAATCTATTTTCTTCAAGTAACTTAGAGTGTTCTACAAAAATAAGATTAGCTTGTTTTAACTGATCATAAGTTATTAATACTGTCGAATCTTGTTCTATGTAATTCAATGTAGTTGCAGAAGAATATATAGTCTTCGTTAACATCATTATTAATAATAGTACTAAAATTCTCTTCATATTGATCATAAACTTCTTTAATAGTGACATTAATAGTATCTATTCTATGTTGAATACTATCTTTAATAACAATCAAAGTATCAACTTTACTTTGTAAACTATCTTGCAAAGAATCTACCTCAATAGAAGTAGATTCCTCACAATTAGTTATAATTAAAACAGATACTACCATTCCTATTATAAAGAATAGCACATCTCTCATTTTTTGAACCACTTAAAGTACTCAAGAATTTTATCCAAGTAAGAAGGATTCTTGCTTAAATTCTCAATTACAGCATTTTGATCTTCTGTAAATGATTCTTTATATTCCTGCATTTTAAGACTATATTCATAATCTTCTTTAGCCTTATTATATCCAGAAATAAAAGTTCCAGGATTGTTCTTAATGTATTCAGCTTCTTGTTTTAAAAGAGCTTCTACCATAGGAGTATTAATAACTCCAGGATTAGTAGCATATAAAATAGGAACATTGTTTAATGCTCTAGATTTAGCAATCTTAACTCCTACGTTATAATCATAGGGATCTTCAGGATTGCAAATTGAAACTCCAAAGTATAAAATTTTCTTTAAATTACAGTGCATAGTTTCAGCAATATCTTGAGGAAATTTCCTACTAATTGCTACAAGAATCATTTTATGCTCTTCCCCTTTAAAGTCAATGAGAGAGCTTTCTAGAATTTCTATGTGGTCTTTCATATTTTTTAATATTATTTTCAGCTTTAAACTTTTCAGTAATACTTATTGGATATACAAATCTAGCCAAAGTATAGTTCCCATACTTTTTAGTAGTACAGGAATCTATACTTAATGGCTTATCAGATTTATATAATTTGGAATCTATTACATTAGCTCCGTTTTTGGTTATTTTGTAAAGACTTACTTCGTAAATAAATGAAGAATCTATACTTACAATATCATTGCCAAAAAGGTACTTCTCTTGGGGAATAGGTTTTTCCATTCCAATAGTACTTAGAAACTACATTAATATAGTCCCCATTCTTATTTTTAACACAATATCTAGATATTATATCAGGAATAGAGTGCTGATGACACTTAACAGAATATACAGTATTAGCAAACTTATTATTCTTTTTAAGAGTAATAATTAGTTTACCATATACAGGTATAAACTTAGCAGGAGAAGTGTGAAAATGAGAATGTCCATGTCTCTTAAATTTTCTGAGCGTAACTCTTTCTTGTAAAGTTCTAGACCAAACACTCATATCACGAGGTTCTTGAAGACGAGGTCTAATAAGACCATTCTCTCTCATAACGTCATCGTTATGAATATCAATCCAAATATCTTCAGATTGATTAGATTTTGATTTTGATTTTTTCATGCGTGTAGATTATTACACTTAGTACATTTGAAAATTTGATATTTATAATTATAAAGTAGATGCTTAGTAATCACACCACAACGAGGACAGAGAATGTTCTTATATCCAGAAAACTTTTTCATACCTTAAAAGAATTATCAATAGTATTTACAAGATCTTCAAATTCTTTCTTATATTCTTTAAATGTTATTACATTAGGATACTTATTATCTATTCGATAATTTATAACCCATTTAATAACTTTCTCTATAGGGATACCATATGCTGCTACCCTAAATTCTTTTCTTTCATTAGCTTTACCTTTATTAATGATTTCAAGTAACTCCAAATCAAATAAAGTTCCTGTACCCTTACATAAGGTAGCTCTAAAGTCATCTTCTTGTATAACCATAATCTTAGATTATTTACTACCAGTAATTATTCTTTGTTTAACACTTCCTGGTCTGGTAGTCGCATCCTTGTAACTGCTAGGTTGTTTATCCCACCAGTTTTGAGCTGCTTGTAAATGAGCTAATTTCTTTTTGTACTTCATATCATATAATAGTCTTTTAGAAGTTAAATATTTTCAGGATAGAAAAGAAATTCTTTAGCTTGTTTATAAGTATGGAACATAATAGGATAAATAGTTTCACAACTTGCAGTTATAAATTCATTACCTTCAAAAGAGAAGTGAATTGTATATCCATAATATTCATCGAAATTTCCTGTATTATATACATCTTTATTATAACTCCCTCCATATCCGGATTCTATAAGCTGATGAATCTTAAGAAATGCTAAGGATAATTTAATAATAGGATTATTAGTACTATCATCAAACTTAATAGCTGTTGAATTAGCTTTATATATAAGCTTAGCAGAATCTAAGTGGGAATTTTTACAGAAACTGCTCCAAGTTTTATTCTGACTTTCAATCCATTTATTCCAGTCACGTTGGTCTTTAGACGGAAAAATACAAAGTTCTTTATTATCTCCATCAATTCCAGAATATATCCCCATTGAATCAAATGATACTACATAATTATATTTTGATTCAAACATAAGATTATTTCCAGTATGTATTAATGTTAAATCTCCAAAGGCAGGACTATAGAATACTTCTCCTTCATGTCCTTTAAGAATATCGCAAAAGTTTAGTTCATTATTCATACTAAATCAAGAATTTGCATATTTCAACATTTTTAAAGTATCTTCTATAATACTATTAGGACATACACTATCATATCCCATAGCTATTAAAATTATCTCGTTCTTAATTTCTTCCATTGAAGGCATTTTGGAATGTGACTTATCAAATAGCTCATTTAAATAGTTATCTAAATTTTCATCCTTAGAGTTATATTTCCTATAAGTTTTACTCGTACTCTCTAAACTATCATAATAATGTTGTAACTCCTTATGAAGTTTTTCAATCTCATTAGAAATCCTTTCGACATTAAGAAGGTTCAAACAATAAGGAGTAATATCTTTAGAAGTTTGATCAAGTATCTTAAACTTCTCAAACTCTTCTTCACGTTCTTTAACAAGACGTTCTTTTACTTTAGCTGCAAGAGCTTTTACTTCGGCACTATTTATCATATCCACCAAGAATTAGTATATTGACTACGTAATTTATAATAAAGTCTATTAACTTTTATAAAGTATAAAGCATGTAAATAAACAGGAGCAAGAGATTCTTTACATTCAGAATATTTCATTCCAGACATAAATCTACTTTCATTATTAGTATTTACATACTTATCGAATTTCCAAGATCCGTCGAAAACTAAACTATCTCCACTATTAAGAATTAGATCAATTAATTTAATAGCTAAATTCATTCTCTGAATATCTATATCATGATGAAACTTATCTTTTAAGAAACAGTCTCTCATATAAATTAACTGTTTCTTTTCAACTTCTAGTAAACTAGAAAAGTCAAAATCATAAGTTTTCATAAATAATCTAAAGAATGAAATAGCTTTTCTTAATGCGTAGAAACTTTTTCTAATATAATAAAATAAGTTAGTCATAATCTGATCCTTTAACAATTAACCATCCAAGTAATAACACTAGAACTATAGCTACTGATACAAATATACTTGTTGCATATGCAATAAGTCCCAATAAAGCTATAATAACTATTACTACTAGCCCAGATAGTATTATTGACAAATTTAAGTACTTCCGCATGCTAATTTATCACAATAATTATTCCACTTATAATATAAATCTTCGGAACTCTGATGACCTCTAATATGTACCCATTCTATATTTTTGCACAGATCAGAAACTCTTTCAAGTTCTTTATCAAATTCATTCCATAAATCTATATTCTTCTTTCTTTTCCAATTAAGAGTAATAGTTCCTATACAATACATGCTATCAGATACAATAGCTAAAGAATCTATACTATTCTTTATACATTTAAGTCCAAGAATAATAGCTCCTAATTCCATTCTATTATTAGTAGTATGTTTGTAAGAATTACAATACTCTAAGATAAGCTTTTCGCCTTTTAAGAATACAAATGCCAATCCTCCAGTATCTCTTTTAGAACTATATGCTCCGTCTGTAACAAGAGTATACCTCATTCTAAATATTTAGATCCTTTAAATCCTAAATATAATGCCATTTTGATGTTATCTTTTTTATCAAAATATATCATATTATTATAAACATATTCAGCCATATCAATATAATCACAGCTTTCATTAGGATATTGATCAGCCCAGAACTTTATTTGTTCTAAATACTTTTCAATACTTTCTGGAAGATGTCTCATAGTTTTATTATAAAGATATTTCTGAGAATTTTCTAGATCAGAACTCCATTTAGCAATATTAAGTCCTAAGTAAAAAGCCTTAACAGGATCATTGCCTACAAAATCGTATAATTTAAGATCCTCATTCATTAAGACATCTTCTCGTAAATCTTCAATATCAATATCAGTAACCCTGAAACTAGTCATTTCTTTAAATGCTTAATAATATTCTCTAATTTAGGAATATCTTTCTCGTCAAGAATAAATTCATCAAAATATCCATACCTACATCTATATCCAAATATATATTTAGTAAAATACCATATTCTCTTAAATATATTATGTATAGGAATTAAATGTACTGATACAAATACTTCTTTCCAATCTTCGTCATAACTAAAAACTAGAATATGTTCTGTATTATGACATTTACATATAATAGCTTCGTTCATAATTCTGTTAAACTTTGACTTTCTGGAATATTGTGATCCATACCTTTATTATCTTGAATTACATAGAATACTTGAGAACCTTCTATTGATACTCCTTTAAGAATACCAGTTCTGCAAGTTCCATTATAATCAGAATAATATACTCTCTTATTCAGTAAATTCTTTACTGTATTTTTGGTAGAGGGATACAATGAAACATCAAATATATCTTCAAATTTATTTAGATACATATCTATTATAAGTTTCTGAAGATTCTTCAAAGAAAGGATCTGGATTTCCTGGAAATATTTCATCCATAAACTTAAATATAGACATAAGATAGGATCTGTATCTATATTCAGGGAATATATAATTACAGAACAATTGACCAAATCTCTGATCTGGATACTTTTCAATTAATTCTGGAAGATAACCTATAATCATTTCAAATTCAGGTCTCTTCTTTAACTCTTCTAAGAGTTTTAGATTAAATTCTTTTCTGCTCATAATACTAAAATTTAAAAAAGACAATGTTCTCCTAAAAGGAATCGAACATTTTTAGAACTACCAAGTAGGAGACTCAAACAATATATAAATATTGTTCTATTAAACTTCTAAAATTATTTAAGAATTTATCTGCTAATTCTTCAGATCTAAAAGCCAAGAAATTAGGAATATTTGCCTTTTCAATAGATAAAGTTCCATATAAATTCTCAACAATTATCCATTTTTCTTGTCTAAAATCTTGCCAATTAGGTTTCCAATCTAAATTATAACATTGTCTTAATTGCAATAATTGAATCAATGCAATAATAGAATTAGCATACTTTTCAGAAGGAATAAGAGTTTTAGATCTTGATTGTATATCAAATTTAATAGATGAATCTTTATCAATATAACATTCATCTAATTTAACTGGGAATAAATTGACAAATTCTTCCCAAGTCTCTGGCTGATAGCCTTCATAAATTAATATACCATTCTGATATATAACTCTCATTCCTTCTGGAACATCTACTTCAATTAACTGTTTCATTAATTTTATCCATTAATTCTTCAGCACACATTAAAGCATATTCAGGATCGTCTCCTTTAGGAAAAGACTTAATGACAATTATCTCATTAATATCTTCCACTAAAGTTCTAACTTCGTAAGAAGTCTCAGATTCAAAGATTCCAGACATACCTATTGAATGATAAATAGGCATATCATAATACAAAGTATCAATTACTCTGTTAATAATTCCGTTCAGTAAGTTCATTGATTATTTTAATTAAGATATTAGGAATAATTAAAAGGTATTGCATAATTCATCATAGTAGCACCATTTAATAATTCTGAATTGATCTACAAAACTTTGCCAACTGGAGTTATTATCCCAGTGAAAACTAATTATTTCAGTAGTTTTATCTAAAAATCCATGACATATTACTAAATGAGACTTAGTAGGAACTTCATTCGGATTTTTCCAAATACCCATTTATTATTAAAAGTTTAATAGTTAATATAAGTGCTTCTTTTAAAGTAGTAGCTTGAGGTAAATACCCAAGAAATCCATGATAGTCATAGTCAACTGTATACATAGTAGGACATTCTTCAAATGTTTCCTTAGTGATTACGATATACCCGTCCATATTATAAGGCTCGTAATCGCTATTAAAACATCTATCCTCATCGTATCTATATATACAGTTTTCCATATCTGCATATTCAGGAATTATTTCTAACAATTCTTCTAAAGAAAGATCGTACAAACAGTAAGTCCATTTAATTACATTATAATCTCTAATAAATTCAATCCAAGACGTTCCAAGTTTTTCTAGATTATAATCAATAATGAAATTAGATGAATTTATAACTGAAATATTCTGTTTAAAATCTGGAATATAACTAGTATCATTCCAGATATTCTCTAAAGTTTTCATAGCTTACTGTACAATTTTAAATACTGCTCCTACAATTACTGTTCCATCAGATGATACATCAACACATCCTTCTACTAGACTTTCTAATGTTCCAACTCTTCTATATAATTTTACTGGCTCAAGATCAGAGAAAAATGTTTGTGATTCTCTATGTTCATCTTTTAAAACTACTAGTACTACAAGTAAATCTTGATCAGAATTAATTGATACTACATAATTTCCAGAAGTAAACGTAGTTTCTCCATTGTTATAAGTTTCTATATATCCATAACTCTTTAAGAGTCTTGAATAAGAACTTTGACTATAACAAGTTAAATAAGTTACAAAAATTGCTAAAAGTAACATAAATCTTTTCATAACGATGAGTAATCTTTTAAAATATCATTAACATATTTAACAACTCTAGAATATTCTTTTCCTGATATTAAACTATCCTTAAAGGCTTTTTTAATTAATTCTTCTCCTGTTCCATAGAAGCATCCAGCTTTCCACAAATTATTACTTCTAGTCCATGTAATGAATCTTCCACTACTCCACCAATTCTTAAAGACCATATAATCTCCAAGACCTTGAATAAAGGCATTTCCAATAATTTCTGCATTAGATATATGAGTTTCAAAAATTTTACAAGTTCCTTTTAATACAGAATTTACTACAGAAGATTCCATACCTCGTATATCAGCATTTTCTGCTATAGTAGAATCCTCTACTCTTGCAACATCTCTAACTATAGCGTTATCTAATATACTCGAATTTTTTACCAGTAAACAGTTAGAAACAATAGCATTATCCAATAGTCTAGAATTGTAAATTTCACTATCCCCTTCAACTAGTACGTTATCAGTAACAACAGAATTTTCTAAAACTCTTGCACCATAACCAACCCAACAATTTCCTTCTTGAGATAAATTACTTTCAGATTCTATATACCCACCAAGTTCTCCCTTACTAGCATATTTAAAGTCTTTAAGAGCTTCTATTTGATGTAGAATAGTAATATCTCCTTTACTATTAGTAATTTCAAGTGTATTATCAGTTAATTTATATTTATTTTCCATAAATTTAATTATTATGACTTAAAACAATATTCTGCATATATATCTATAAATTGCTTTGCAGCATATTCTGCAAGTTCTCCTGATTTGAAGGCGAGCTGAGAGCCGACGCCCGTGAACGAGACCGTGGAAACGTAGCTCGTGTACGAGTAAACAAGACCGCCAAACGCATGCGCGCTGCTGTAAGCACGACCAACAACACGGCACTTTTCTTCATCTGTCATATCGTTGTAGTCATCCTCTGTAAGGAGGTCATACCACGCATACCAACGTTTCTCTCCTTCTACAAACTGAGGTTCCCATCCTTCATTGAGAGCAGTTGTGATGATTCGGAGTTTCATATATGCAGTAATATCTTCACATTCAGCATAACTAATACGCATCCATTCTCTATATGCTCTTACATATTGATGATTTTCTCCAAGTTCGGAACAAGCATCGTCGAACGTTTTAATTCTATCTCTAATATCTTTTGGATCGTCAACAAATGTTAATACTCCATTGTTCCATTCCGCACGTTTGCCTTCAGGAATTTCTATTTCTATTTTTCTTAACATATTATATATTTTTTTGTAATAAATCATCAATGTATGCCCAACGCTGAATGTTGTTATAGTGAGCTACACAACATTCCCACCCCGTCAGACCACCATAGCCATCGTATTCTCCATCATAGGGTTGTATTTCCCACCACTGCCCATATTTATCAACGGCAATTATATTAGACCCTATTTCTGGTTCTTTATAAGCATTGTGCCAAAGTTTAGTGGTATCTGGTTTCTCATCAGCCGCATCTAAACCATCAATGCAACCAATTTTATACCACATTTCTTCTCTATCAGTTTCAAAACTATATAGTTCTATTCTTGAAAACTTTTCTATTTCTTCACGTGTCATTGTTTACCTCCTTTAATGTGGATATAAAATCCCTTATTGCAATAGATATACGTTCAGCCCGGTTTATCTTAGAGTATTCTTCTTTGGTATAACCTCTACGAAGGTCTCCATAATAAATATTATTATCAATTAAAACTTTCACTTCATCACATTTCTTTCTATGATATTCAAGAATGTCAATGATATTATCTAAATCTTCCAACGCTAACTGACATTTTTTATATCCACTAATAAAACAATCAACATTCTTGTCATTTAGCTTGTTTTTATCATTTCTTAAACGATGCATTGCGAGCAACTCAATCTCATCGTTTTCCATATACAGCGGTTTATTTTTTAATTCCATTAATCACCTCCTTTCGGTAATAGATCTTTAATATATGCCCAGCGCCTTACGTTGACAGATGCAAAGTGTTCCCAATTACAACTCAATATAATAATATCGCTCTTTGTGGCAAGCCAGCAATCACCGTAGTTATCTTGATAGATAATTTGTGCTAAATCGTCTGTTGGTTCTTCGATGGCATCGTGCCAAATATTATTTGGATTATTATCCGCCCATTTTGCACCTTCTGTAAATCCTTTTATATAAAAATCTAAGTGTTCACCTTCCTCATAGCTATAATCATATTGGTATAGATGATGTACACTTGCTCTTTCAATTTCTTCTCGTGTTATCATTGTTAAAAACTTTAGTATTATATTTTGGACCTTAGAACTGCTACAGCATTTTGAATATCTCTGAAATCAAAGATAAGTTCATCAACTATAGTTATATTAGGATAGTTTTCTCTAATAATATTATAGATATACGAAGAATCAAAGTCACAACATCCTTCGTAATAGATAACTGTTTCTCCAGTTAGTTTTGCTCCATGAGTCATTTTTTCAACATTATTAACAAAGATTAGATATGTTATTTTACCTTTTCTTATTAATACTAAATGATCTTTAATATCTTCAATTCTATAAGCATTAAAGTAAAAATCATCTATATTCTTATTAATTTTTCGATATTCAGAATTCAGATCTTGAATTTTATCTGAAATGATTTTCCTTTGCTCTTTAAGCTCGTTTATTCCTTGTTCCATGATGTAATTTAGTTATTGGAGATTTGCTACTATAGCCTTTTTCTCAGATTATTACTCTTAATCGACTATACTGCCACTATAATAGAGGTCAAATTTCTTAGTGTCACTTAAATTGTTATACCATTTATTGTATTCTTTTTCTTCGGAATCGTCTACAAATTTGAACTTAATATCATTACAATAGCGATAAGTTTTTCTATATTTGTAGATTTTTTCAAATACTTCTTCTTTAGTGGGACCTACAAATGTTTCTGGTGTAGATCCTTCCTTGTCTATTAATAATGTTTCTATTTTAATCATTTTGATAAGTAACTTTAAATTGATCCTCTTTAACTTTAAACTCATCCTCTTTCTTTACTAAAGGAATTTTTGTCAAATAATCAAAAGTTCTATTGGCACTCGTTTGAAGCCATTCTACGTTATGTTCGAGTTGTGATATAATGAATTTAATATCATCTATATCATTTTTTACAACATCATTATAATATAATTTATAGATTGTGAAACAAATAATTGATGTAATGATAATTAATGTTGAACAAATTAATATAGTCATCATTTCTCTACAAATTTTATAATTTCCTTTAAATAATGTTTGTTTAACTCAATGATATTCACATCTTTAACTTTAGAGAGTTTATATATTAGCATTGGATTATGAATTATCGCAATGATTTGAGTACATTCCTTATGATATGATAGGATATCGTATAGATGCTTAATATTATATATATCGAGGTTTCTATCGGGCTCATCCATCAATATAGTATACTCAAAATCTTTTTGATCAATTTGAAGTTGAGTACTTTGATAATATTTAATCAAATTTTTAAGTTCTTCTTTAACTACTCCATCGGAATTTTTATATCTTTGAATTAGTTCTTGCATGGGGAATTGATGAGTTTCTCCATTAAATAATTGCTTAAATAATATTGACAAACCTTCTATTACACTTTCCCCGGTTGATGTGGGAGAGGTTAATAGAACTACGTTATTAATATCTCTTGCAATTGTTTCGGAATCCATCTTATTTATCTCATCCTTAAAAGTATATTTAAATACCTTTCCACCCCAATCGCAATGAATTTTTATACCATCCTTCATCGAATTATCTTCATTGAAAAAATCATTAAGTTTAATCATTGGAGGTATTTGAGAACTCATTGATTCTTTACATAGGGTGTATTGAGATATAAGATTCATCAAAGTAGTTTTACCACTTCCATTCTTTCCTATAATGATATTTACACCAGGTTTGAAATTAAATTCCATACCATTATCAAATAACTTAGGAAGATAGTGTTTGGTTGTATTTTTAGTATTCGTTATTTCTACCTTTGAGATCATCTTCAAGTTCTCTGATTCTGTTTATAAGCTTATTAATAAATATATCATAATCGTTAATAAGAGACCTATATCTAAGCATCACAAATATTAATATACTTGTGACAACTGCTACAAGTATTAAGAGAATAAATTCAAGAATTATATTCCATAGAATTAATAGATTCAGTTAATGTAGAAGCAAATGAACATACTAATGTTTCGTCATCACTTAAATCAGCTCTTCCAATAGTATCAAGAACTGTATGTGTAAGTTCATGAATAAAAGTATTAAACTTACTATCTTCCGATTGAGTTAAACCTCTAAATGTTTTTGCTATTCTAACAAGTCCTAATCCTACGTTAGAATCTCCGAGTCTTTCTTCTGGAAGAGAGTCAACAGTAGATACTGTTATAGATTGACCTCCTACTTTATATTTATTTGGAATTTTATTCATTGTACAATTTTAATATATAATTTATTATGTTTTTCAAAAGGAGTAACAAGATACATATCCTGTTTTACTAGTAAAGCATAGGCAAAATAGTCCATTTTTTCAGTAGAACTCCAATAAGCTCCTTTATTAATATAGATATAATTGCCATTAGGTCCAGTAACTTTGAATCCATTACCGTCCCATTCCCATCTACCTTTTTCTATTAATTCATCAAAATCTTTTTTAGAAGGGGAACAGTTAGAAGCTTGTTCAAAATTACCAGTTAAAATGTTAGAATTGGACCATTTAACAGATAAGCCTAAGTCAACGAACTCCATATTTATGATATATTATAGAAATTACTTTATATATCAACTCGCTAGGAGATCCGCTAAAATCATCTATATCGGCACAAACTTCTTGATATAAACTTTCTAAAGATCCTAATTCTTTTAAAGTAAGAGGTTCTATATTACAGCATTTACGAATTTCAAATACATCATTAAGATAGGACCCACTTGCTATACTTCTAACTCCAGGTCTGGAAGTAATTACCCATACTCCTTCGCTTAAATTGGAACAATTAACAGAATGAGGAATATACTTGTTTCCGACTCTAATAAATAGAGTATCGCTAACTTCGGGTTCCTCAAGTAATTTGTAGGAATCCCCAGATTTTACATAAAGATTTTTCATATTTAGAAATTTTTACAACTATCAAAAAATAAGGGAAGTATATAATTGATTACATACCTCCCTTTTACCGATCCAAGATTTATATGGCGACCGATTAAACCATCAGAACACTTAACTAACTAATTAAATATCACATTATTTAATATTTTGCTGTATGTGTCCTTTACTCGAAGAATCCATATCCGAATCCTCCTCGAGTTTGTATACTTTTTCGATACTTACCTATTTTTGATCTTAATCTTGAAATTGTAACATCTACTGTTCTATCCGAAACTCTTTTGTCCCAGACATTTTCTATTAGTTCTTCTCTTGAAAATATTTTATTAGTATTTTGCAATAAGAACTCTAATAAGCTATACTCATTTTTGGATAAACTAATTGGATTTTCATCTATATAGCATAGCTTTTGGTCATCGTTTATATATATTGAACTTAACATACAAAGTTAGATGAGGAATCATCTAATAATATTAGATAAAGAAAGCGGATTCCTCATCAAAAAATCTTTTCTTAGCAACCTTTCTTACCCTTGCCACTCTTTTTCTTACCGCATGCCATGATTTTATCGGATTTAAAAATTAGTAATAAGTTGATCTGCAAATAACTAAATCTCTATTTAGAGAATAGAAAAGATTTTCTTTGTAAAAGGTATCTTCTAAGAATTAATTTCACAAGACTAGTATACTTTATATTTAATTCCAAAGGTCTTTCAAGGATCCAATTTAGAAAGACAATTTGAGTGATATATCTTAGTAGTAAGAGTCACACTTTAGAAGAAATTAGTCTTCTCGCTGAGAATCGAACTCAGATTTAGGGTTTAGAAGACCCTTGTTCTATCCATTGAACTACGAGAAGGTTTTTCACTAGAATATTTACATATTAAGCCTCCATTATATATAATATATCTAGTGAATCGCGTATTATATTAGATTCGTGAACGCGGTCTACACACTACTGTCTTCGTTAGCTGACAAGACTTCCAATCATATTCAATAAATCTTGATCTAAGGCTCTCAACATTACATCCCTTCCGTTAAAAGAGCCAGATTCAAGTAATACTGATACTATAGAGGCATCATAGCCAGATATATGAATTAGATTGGTGTCATTTCCTTCAAACTTAATACTTGAATTACCATAGAAATAATTAGGAATATCCCAAATAATAAATTTAAAGTTATCGACAAATGACTGCGAGAAGTGAGAAGAGAGAGTACGTTTGAAAGTCTGATATACAGTTTCTGTATTCAATCCTGCAAATTCTCCATCGCTGATTATTAACAATCCTTCAGGAAAATCTTCTTCAGGAACTCCCTCATCTTTAAGGGAGATCAAGTAGTTAAGAACGTTAAGTATTTCAGTACTTGCAAACTCGTTCTTTTGGTACATATCCATAAATTGTTCCCAATAAGTTCCTTCTATTACCTTATTAAGAGTAACATTTTTTGAAAAATCAAGGTAACAATCTGCAAATGCACCAGTTAAGAACTTAGAAAAGAATAAAGCCATTGAAGTTGCAATACAATGGGATGAGCAATTACATCCAACAGCTCTACTCGTCATTGACCCGGAAATATCTCTAACAACAAGTAACTTAGATTCTAATTTAGTATTTCCCAGTAAAGTTTGAAACTGTTTATTAACTGTTTCTATTAAAAGGTCGTCAATATGATTGGCAGCCTCTACAGCAGAGAACAGTTCATAAACATAACTTGTGCAATTAACAGAAGATCTGCCAGATAACCATTCTTTATACTTATCAAATAAATTATGATTGCTAAAGAATTGGGAATTAGCAAGTAATGTTAATGCTTTACCAGGAATTTTATTGAAATCAATCTCGTTATACTTCTGAGTAGAAATCTGCTGTTGCCATTCGTGACCAAACCCAGAAACTTTAAGTTTACGATACTGTTTTGGAGTAAGACCAAGTTTCTTAGCAATAGTTTTAGCTAAATTACTCTTAGCTTCTGCTTCTTTAGTAGTACAATGAGATTTAGACCTTATTCTTGGAAGATACTTTAATATCATATTACGATCGCAACGGATAGCTCTTATGATATTCTTCATTAAAATATCAATATCAAGCTTATCTTCCAAGATATACATTGTGAAAATATCTTTCCAAGATCCAGAATAAACTATGAAAGGAAAAAGCTCGTCAAAGAGATCTTTATGATTTAATGCTATCCAGATAAAACGCATTATTCCTTCGTGCTTTAGACCCTGTCCTTTACTTTTAAAGGTAAGGCATTTAGAAGGATCTTCGTCATAATTATTGACTTTAACATTTCTGGAAATAAGTCTAATGTAGAAAGCAAGTTTCACACAAAGAACTTTATCAATATTCCAGAGAAGCTCCATATCATTAGCTACTTCTTCATAAGATCTTGGCTGTTTGAATCGCGCAATTGCAAAGAAGTTATCCACAAAAGGATCTCCAGAGGTCTTATACTTAAGAGATCCTTCATTAGACATAGTTCTATTAAGAGCTGTAGAAACAAAAGAATTTTCCATAATTCAGATTACTTTTTAAAACCATTAATAAAAAAATTGCTGTATGTAACCTATAAAATTCAGATTCCTTTTGAATAGCACAAATTATTCCAGAAAATTGCTGTAAGGAACCTTGCACCTAACTTTAAATCTTTAACCTCTATTGATAAAAAGTTTAGTGCAGTGATATTTTTAGATTATATCAAATCCCTAATCTTCTTGTTGAAGACTAGGAAGAAGTCACCAGTTTATAGATTACTGGGAACTGAGGTTATTTATAGAACAAAGATACTCTAACAGTGGTTGTGCCAAGAGATTCATTGACACTAACTGCTGCTCGCATAGCATCGCCAAATGAAAGATATTCAGTAGCTCTTGTATAGTCAGGAATTATAATAATTTCCTCTCCTTTTAAAAGGACAAAAGCAGTATTACTAGCTTTAAGAATATAAATTGGCTTCATTGTAAGCACATTTTGCGAGACCATAGAATCGAGAAATAAAGTTAGAGCAGTCATAGAAATTCTCTTTATCACCTTTAAAGGTAACATTGAGTTGAGACTCTATAAATTTAACTGCCCATTTCTGCCTATCAGTTGAAGGTTTATCAACATTTGTAGCTGTATAGCTAGGGTGCATGAAAATGTATTCAAATGCAGCTCTGCTATCTTCAAAAGTAGCTACATAATAACCATACGAATCTGTAATATTAATCATAGCATATTTAATTTGAGATCAGACTTAATGTAAACTATTTTTATAGATCCGTCTAGAAAAAAGACTGAACCACGACTTCCAAAAATATTATCAAGGATATTGAGAGAATTTCCACTAACACATTTGGAATCTAGTAATTTAACAGAAATTATGTAAGAATCAGGTCCTTTTCCTACACTAACTTCTGAAACCTCTTCCAGAATAAGATTACTTAGCAATTCACTAAGAAATACTCTTCCATAAACCTCAGATTTATAAGGCAATTTTGGGAGATCTTTGACATTTACTACAAGATCTCCAGTTCTGTCGTAAGATTGAAGCATAATTTAAAAATTTAAAGGTTAGGAACTGTGATGGGACTCGAACCCATATTCTAAGAGTTTTAACCAATTAAACTACACAGCTCGAAAAAATAATGTTTGAAAATTTGCAGTATACAACCTTTTACAGATTGCATTTAAAAAAGAATGAATGTTGCATCTACTGTCTCTGCAACGTGGTAGGATAAGTGTTTTAAGCGAATACTAAAGCGCCTCGCCTAAAGGCTATATATGCAGAGTCCTACTTTCCACTTAACTCCGAACAGCGTTATTCTTCATAACGGATTTCAAAAGTGTCCAATTTCAAAATAGTTTGAGCTTGATCAATAGTTAAATACCTAAGATCTTCCGGACAATCGTAACTATAATCTATTTCCAAATCCCATTCGTATTTATCTGGAAAGATAGCGCATTTAGAATCGTGACCACTTCTAACTATCTCTATTTCTTTTCCAGATTTGGAATCTTTACAATAGATTGTATATTCACTCTCGTCAGAAGAATAATTTTCCAAAATCCACTCAAGTTTGGACGCTACAACTATAATAATATCTTCTATCATATTTATTAATTTAAAATTAGTGCTCCCACTAGGGTTTGAACCTAGGACCTACTGATTATGAGTCAGTTGCTCTAACCTACTGAGCTACAGGAGCTTTTGAGGAGAGAATTGTACTATTTTCACAAACGGTACAATTAAATTTAACCCTTAATTAACAATCTTAATTTCTGAGTTTATCAATTTCCTTAAATCACCTATGAGCAGTAGACGGGAATCGAACCCGCAGCCCTTGGAATGGAAGTCTAATGCTCTACCAATTGAGCTACTACTGCAATGTGTGTATTTTATAAAATAATACTATTGGAAACGTGCCCCCAACAGGACCCGAACCTGCACGATCGCAATGATCAAGGGATTTTAAGTCCCTCGTGTCTACCAATTCCACCATGAGGGCTTGCAAATTAACTTCTCAGTTAGTAATGCAAATATATTTAAATATTAGGAAAACCCCAAATGTTAAATAAAGTTAAAGAACCTCATAAATACAACTTTTACACCTTAATACTACATAACCTTTACTTTTCAGAAAGTCAATCGCGCTCTGCTCTGTTAAAACAGGAACTAGTGCTTCAGTTACTTCTTGAATTGGTTCTTCCTGAACCACTTCATCGGGTTTCAGGTAGACTTTCCTATTGTCCTTGTACTGATTGTAAATTCGGACAAGAGCAGAAACATGAATTGGCACTTTAAAACAGAACATATATAAACCTTTGGAAACCTGTTGTACTAAACCGGACTTCTTGAAACACCTCCAGAACATATCATTAGAAGGTATTCCAACTCTCTTAAATGAATCACTGATTTCTTTGAATGTGAAGGGACGATCAAGAAATTGGAATTTATTCTTGATTTCGTTAAGATCAGCAATATGATCAGCTGGGATAAAAGCGTTCTTTCTCATAGCAAATTAATTATATTGTTAATAACTCGAGAGCTGTTAGCTTGCTGTCCCTGGAAAGTAGAGAGAAAGTTGTAGGGAAGATCCAAAACTTGACCATTGGAATCTAACAGTTGTAAACCACAGATTCCATAGTTCTTGTTAATCTCAATTCTGAGAATACGATTGTTGTCAATTTTAACTAAGTTAATCATTTGACTTACCTCTTGGCAGGATTTATTTAGTTCCAAGAATCTTTTCAGGTTACTTTTCACCTGCAATGCCATCCTATTTTTAATCTGGAGCTACTATTCTTCACTCAAAATAGGAAAAAGAAAAACTTACTCTATTTTCACAAACGGAGTAAGTAACTCATGCAAAACATAATCAATCATTTCTTGAAAAATTCCAACCTAACGTAGTGAATAGCAAGTAACAAGCAAACAATATTAACGCAAAGGTCAGAAATGATATAGCCAGTAGTAACGTGGCTATTATTGAAAGTTGCAAACAAATCGATCGCTGAAATTAGGAACATAGGTCCTGCAACTGAAAGAGCTATCGTTCTTCCAAGTGCTTTATAACTTAACTTTTTCATTATATCTTTGTTTTAAAATTTTATAAAATAAGGGTAAATAACTTGTTCTCCAATTTTCTCGTTTGATTTTGGCAATACACCTTTTGATATATTCTGTACTCATTGAATCTAGAGTATGTCCAATACCATAACGGTCTCTCCAAATTGGTATTTGAACATACTCTACCGATTCTTGAGCTAAGATTAAATCTTCTAAAGGAAGGTCATGCCCATTGTCTTCTGCGAAACTCATAGATTTAAAATTGTAATATCGATTTTCCAAAGTAAATCCAGCAAATCAATCTTTCCAAAAGGATCGCATTTTACGTTAAGTACTCTTTGAGTATTGTTATGGAGCACGTGGCAAGATACCATTTTCTTAGGAGCTTCATGAATATAAAGACCTTCATAGTCTACTATTATTGAACAGTCTTTGTAAGAAAGATGGCAGTTAGTGTAGCCTAGGAAGTGATGATTTTCATCGTACTTTCCTCCATTATGTATATATCTTTCCATATTACTGTTAGTTAAAGCTTGTATGTTTTCTACTTTGTAACGAGCATAAACTCAGTTGCAATACAGAACATCATGTTATCTTTGCAGCTATCTTCTGCCATATGACGGATGATTTGTTGCCAAATAAGAGGATTCCAGTCTCTCCAATCCTGATTCTGAGCCTCTACAAGAGCCTCATAAACAGGAATTGAGAAGTGTCCGTCTTTCCAGACTACTACGTTAAAAGCTACTTTAGCTACACTTGCATGAGCCTTAAGACTATCGACACAATGATTGATACGTGCTTCAATTATGTTTCTGAAAAAACTTTCTACTTCTTTAAGAGATGGTCTATCATCTCTAGTAATATCTTCTGCAACAGGGAGACCTGCTATGAGGCTCATAACCTCATTAGTTCTTGATTCGTTTGCCATAATTATTTATTTAAAAGTTAGTAAATAGACTATTAGTTTCAGCACAATGCTTACTTATCTCCCAAACCACGTAAAGGTTGTCTTATTATTGGGAGTTACTCCAGACAGCCTAGGTGCGATGATTAGTCACCTGCCTGAAGTTTGTGGTGTTCAAAGGATAATCAATCCTTATCTAGTTTAATCGTCTAAGGAAAAACGATTTACAGCTGTCCTTATTCTCAGGTAGTTCTGAGCAACTGTATTCGTAATAGACACCACTCTATTACTACGGGACTACATATTGATTCCCGTGGATCCCCTACTATAATCTTTAACATTCTGGTAAAAACCAGACCTAGAACTGCTATTTTCCATACTCGTACAGTACAAGTAGAGAGAACTCCTGCTACCCTTTGGGAGCAATTCCAGGATTTTTTCAAGAAAAGAACATTTTGGATTGAAGGTAAGGAAATAAATATTTTTTCCAACCCCTTATAAATATTTTTACATAATTTGGTTTTGGAAATGTTTACTCGATATTACCTTACAATCCGAGATTAAAAATTTGATAGATGGGTAAGTGGTGAAAGTGGGGTTCGGATTGGTCCACTCAAATGCCCATTACCAACCCCACCAACACAAGAATATTCTCACAATTTACACAAAAGGCACTTTAACAGGAAATATTTCCCGCCATTCTCTAATAGTTGAAACCAAGATAGCTCATCACAGTCTCCAAAGTTGTACTGTGATAACCTATAATCCTTATGTAGAGACTTTACAGTGCCCTTATTCAAACGACCAGAAACTGTAAAAATTTTCATTTGCGGTCTGCTTACACAAAAAAATAAAAAAGAGAGTGACCAATATGGTCACTCTCTACGGGTTAGAATAGTGAGGTTGTGGACTGCGGTGCCGTAGACTGCGGTGCCGTAGACTGCGGCTGTTGCATAGGGTATCCCCACAAATAGCAACTACGCTTTTGCCCGAACGAGTCATCGTACACCTTAACTGCAAGGACTGTTAACTCTATCCCAGACAAAGATAGCACGCTTGCCAATTCAGTCATCGCGTCAGTACGGTCGGGAACAAACAGTTCAAAGCCCTTCGCAGCACAAACCGCTTTGAGTTCTTCAAGAGTGTGACCCCATATCTTGCGATATTTGGAGGTACCCATAAGAGCACGTTGCGAGATGAAAGAAGCATCACCCTCACAAGTATAGCCCATATACTTGTTGTTATTAAACTCTGGTGCCTCCGTGGGTACGCCTTTGATAGTAATGTGGTCGCCCTCTACCAAGGACTCACGAGCATAACTACTTCCAGCGTTAAACTTAGCGGTTGCTAATTCTTTTGCCCATTGAGGTAACTTCGAGTTCACGACAAGTTGCTGAGCCTGTGCAGCAGTTTCAAATTTCTTTTCCATTTTGATAATGTTTAAGATTATTTATAAAGTTTAATAATTCAAGACTGTGAGGGGGACTGAGGTGTGGTGGACCGTCATTCACATCATCCACTAGAATTTCTGTCACTCGCAACACTTTCACAATCTTCCAGATAATTAGCAGTAAATCAATTTCTCCCCAATTCCAGAAATTAGTCTCAAAATAAAATTTGAATCAAAAAATTTAGGTATAGGGGGTAGATTTGGAAAATTGAAAATTTTTCATTATAATTGCCATTATGGATAATGAAATGCCTTACTTATTACCTACTAAGGAGAAGAGATAGTATCCTTAGAATATGGACTAGTTATACGATACTCAAACGATAAATAAGTACTCTAATATGTAGAATTTCTACAATAATAACTACTGGGGATATGGAGTATTCGGAAACTAGACCAATCACAATCCTATTCAGGATCATGATAGAATATAGTCAGATTATGATTATTCAGTAAGTACTGTAAGAAATTTTGGAGATTAGATTGCTTTAACTGGAGCAGCTGAAGGAATAAAATATGCAACCACTCTTAGAAAAATAGGGGAAGGGGCTGAAGCAACAGTGTATAGTAGACCTATATCAAGAGTTGTACATAAAAAATCTACTATACCTCGTTCTGAATTACATATGAGAAATCAGATTCCTGGAACTGCAAAGGTTAAATATACTGGAACTGAAAATGGATTCTCAACTTTTACTCAACCCAAAATTAGAATATTGACTTAGGACCAGATTCAGAAAATGGCTGGGAAAATTGAGAAGTTCATGAACGCTCATGGTTGGAGAAAGATTACGCATCCGAATTTGCAAGGTCTTGGATTCACAAATGGAAGATTAGTTATAAGCGACCTTAATGAAGGGAATGTAGGTGTTACTTTAACAGGGAAGCCTAGGTTTTTAGACCTTGTAGTAGAAACTGTTCCAGATTTTAGAATAGCTATGTAGAGAAAAGGCGGAAAAGTTATAAATTAAAATTTATTAACATTTAATAGTAGTGTTTTAACAATTAAAGATATATATTTGCAGTGTAATTAAAAATTAAGAAATGATGATTAAGGAATATAAAGAACTTATTGAAAAAATTGATGACTGCACATTTGGTTAGGTAATGGAAGAACTAAATGCCTTAAAAATTGATTTGCAGACATTCGACAGATTATTAAAATCTGAATCTCGTACCGAGTACGAAGATATTTACCTTCAATTCTTAGTAATATTTACTAAATTAATTATTATGAGAAAGCTGGAGGATAAGTTAGAAGATACAATCTAGTTGATAATGGAAAATAGATAATACCATATTGGGGTGTAGCAGAATTGGTCTCATGCTCTTGACTCTAAATCATGGAAATTAATGTGGGTTCGAGTCCCACCGCCCCTACAATTATGACCAGAGAAGAAATTTACAACTTACCAAAGGGTGCAGGCATCTACTGCATTAAAAATTCCATAACGGGAAAATGCTATATAGGCCAATCTATAAAACTTCAGAAAAGGCTTAAGAAGCATTGGAACTCTTGGAATAATCCTATGTACTCTCACATAGTTTTATACAAGGCAATTAAGAAGTATGGAATAGAAAATTTTGAAGTGACTATATTAGAATCTTTTCACGATTCGTTATGTCCAGGAATTAGATCTAAACTAGATGAATTGGAGAAGAAATATATTCAAGAATATGACTCTTTTAATAATGGATATAATTCAACTTTAGGGGGAGATGGAGGAGTTCTTGGCTATACTCACACTGAAGAGACTAAGAACTATTTAAGAGAATTGAGAGTTGCCCAAGAAGAAGAAAAATCTAAAGATCCTTCTAATTGGGTTAAAGCAAAGAATTTAGAAACCAATATAGTAGTAATTGCTCATAATAGAAAAGAATTATCTGAATTAACTGGAATTAAAGACTTCTCTATTAAAAAGTGCTTAATTAAAAAACAGTTACTTGCTAATAAGGTATGGATTCTTGCAAATTACGAAGAAGAATTTCCAGAAGTTCCTGAATATGGAACTATGGAATTTGAAGAGTTAAGAACTCATCAATTTAAAGCTTTATCTAATAAAGATGAAATATTAGAATATATTAAAGAAAATCCATTTTGTTCTTATGGTGAAATATCTCAAAATTACAAATTATGTAAAAAGACATTTTACAATTATAAGAATGAATTAGGAATAAAGCCTGAAAACAGAATAGATACTAAAGTTACTAAAGAAGAATTTCTTGCTTACGCTATAGATCATACTAAAGAAGAGTGTATGCACAAATTCAATATTCTAGAAAGACTTTATTATAAATATAGGAAAAAGTATAAATTAGATGAAGTCAGAAATTCTCAATCTATGTGACATTTCAGTTCAACTATTAAACGGAATCTGGAATATTATTAAAAAGGAAAATATGGAAAACGAGCAGATCATTTTAGATTGGCTTGACAAGATTAATGAAATATCGGTACGAAATTAAAAAGGAGACATTGAAAAATGCCTCCTTTTTTTTGTTTGATGCTGTTAATGGCTTTATGGGGAGGGGGGGGAGGTCAGCTTTCTTGTATTAATAGAAGTTAATACATATATAAAATTAAAAGGAGACTAGCAATTAAGCCAGCCTCCTTTTTATTTATTCTAGTAATTTTTCTGTTATTAGTAATTCTCCTCTTCCTAAGGTAAAGCCGCTGCTCCAGCTACTACTGGATAAGGCCATACTATTTTAAATACATTGTGTAAGCTAGGATCCCTAGAAAGGTTATTCAAATAATCATCTGAGTAGGTAGAGTTTAACTATTCAAGACCTTTCTTAAACTTTTCAATTACCTCTGGGGTTACGTTCTAGAAATTGCCCATATTTAGATCAATAGCCATGAGTTCATTTTTAAGCGCTCTTATTTCCCACCAATGTCTAGATCCAGGTTCAGTAGCACCATACTAAGTTAGAGCATTAGCTGCCATTTGGTACTGATTCTAGATAGATGAAGGAACATATATATCTGTTCCATGAGATGCTACTTCGTGAATAGGAGTGGTAGGTGTTGCAGTAGGATCTAAAAGTGCAGTTCTTGTTGGTTCGTTAAATAACCCCTAAGTTCCTGTAGAGAGTAGAACACCTGGAGTCTTGGTATTGTATATTTTAATATCACTTATGTTAGGATTCTAGACTCCAAAAGCTTGAAATCTAGGAACTAAGTACTTAGTGTGAAAATCATAAACCTCTGGATGCTAAGTTCTAATACCATATTTACCAAGATTGTCAAAGATAGTATTACGCACAGCTATTTCTGGAGGAAGTTTATTAATAATATAGTTTATCATAAAAGAAGGTTCGTGTATCACTTCATTTAGAGTCTTTTCCAATAGCTACTAGTTAACAACTCCTGAATACTCTGGAGGGACATTAACTTTCAGTTCCTAAATATTAGGTGTAACTTGATTAGTCTAAAGACCGCTGTAATACTTATTTGCTATATCTTGAAGATTCCTAGTTGCATTTTTATAAGATCTTACAGCATTAGTAATCTAATTAGTAACCTATCTGACATTATTAACTACAGGATACATTGCAGTTATATCGAGAGCATCTCCTAATAAACTTACTGCACCATTACTATAGTCCCCATTGCTAAATAAATTAATGGTCTTTCTGACTCCATTATCACTAACTAAGTTCTAAGCTCCAATAGCTCCAAAAGTTGCATCAATAGCTGGTTTATAAGGAGCAATTAACGGAGCTACTGCTTCACCAGCTGAAGCAAGTCCCATTCCCAATCCTGCAACTACAGGAATAGCTGCATTATATCCTAATAATAATTTAGTAGCATTATAAGGATTGGCATGATTTGCCATTGCTAAAGCATCATGGTATCTATATGCGTTTTCAGGAGTAGGGTTGGCTCGAAATGCTGATTGAGTTGCAGTTACTTTAGCTGCAGGAGTTACTGCTTTAGCAGTTACTTCTATAGGATTTAAATTTATTCTAGTGGATGGAAGATTATTTTCTTCTACGAACTAATCTCGAGCCTCCTTAGTATCAAAGTTCCATACTCTACCGCTAGGCTAACTTATAATTTGATAATCAGTTATTGGCATCTTTATTAAACTATTTCCAAATTCCAGTAATTGAATCTATACCTAGTAAAGCACATACTGCCCATATAAAAGATTCCAATATTTCTGGAGCCTATAAATTACGTATTGAGCAATATATTATTACGAACATTATTACTAGGAATCCAAGAACACCGCACACCCTTTTAGAAGATATGCCAGAGTGTGCAGTGATCATTAATCTTAAATATTTCTTAAATTTATTCATACGTTCCGTAAAAATGATTATAGAAATCTAATGCGTACTTTCTTCTATTTTCATAAACAGGATTTCCGCCTCTTTCTATAGTATTTTCAAATAAATCTGTTATATCCTCAAGAGACATCAAATTATCATACCATTCTTTATTTAAATCTCCTATTAAATACAAAGTTCCTTCCTCTTCTCTCTTCCCATATACTTCTTTACGATGTTCGTCTAACTCAGGGTTGCTTTTAACTCTAAGGTATTCATTAGTATATGGATGATCCTAGCTACTAATAACATATTCAATATAGTCAAGTTCTGGATATTCTCCATGAGGATTTTTAGATTTCCACCTTTCGTATGCTTTTAAGGTATCCCCATGCATCTAGAACCAACCAACAGCTTTATCACCACCTCCCTACACTTTATATCTATCAAGAGAAGATTCTTGCATAATATTTCCAAGTATAGCAGCAGCATTTCTAGGGGACGTTCCTTTTTTAATAAGGTAATTCCAAATATTCTAAGCTGTCTAGTACTAAGTCTTAGATAGTCTAGTATTTAAAGGTTGTTTAGTTCTAGTATAAACAAACGGAGCTGTAAGTCTTATAAACGACTAATACAAAGATTTAAGCTAACCTGTAAATTTTTGAACTCCTTCGCTTTCCCAAAATGGAGGAGCTGATCCACCTTGCTATAATTTAATAATATAAGAAGGCTTACTTACTAGTATTCTCATTTTCCAACAAATTCTAACAATGTCTGATCTCCAGGAGTTCCTTGAGGAACTACATAGGGCAATCTGAATATGCCAGTTTCCCTAGGTTGAATTACAGAAGTAGAATCGCTATTTATCATACTATTAACTTCAGGAGCTACAGCTCTAACATATCTAGGAGTTACTCCAGGTTTGAAAGAGATTTCATACAGTCCAGGAGCGTGGAATTGATCCCCTTGATAATATTGCTGAGTTCCAGGAGTTTGTTGCTAGAACCACCGACCAAATGCTTCGTCAGCATTAGCTACTCCTTCATATCCAGGTGTAGGTTGGTATATAATAGGAGGATACGGTGAAGGAGAAGGAGTTGTAGCAGGTGGAGTCTCAATTCTTCCACCAGGGAATATAATTGGAGTAGGGGGTTCTATTGCAGGATATGGATAATATCTCTATCTAAAGGTATTTCCAACTCTACCTCCAGAATTAACGTCTCTCATAACTCTCTAAGTAACTCCAGAACGTCCAGAGGGGTATCCTTTCTAACCAGCGGCGCTTCCTCTAGCTCCAGAGGGTTTTGCTGTTCTAAGTCCTTGCCATACTGTCCTTTGACCAATAGGAACTACAGTATAAGAAGGAATTTCTGTATATGTTTCTCCTGGGTAATAAACTTTTCCTGTTACAGGATTACTGTACGGCTGGTTCTCAATAAAAGCTCTAAAGCTAGGACCTATTATTTTAGCTTCATTTAGAGCAGCTGAGGTTATTCCAGATCCAATGTAAGATCCAGCTAATGAGCCAGGATTAAAGGCTTGCATCAGAGGACCTCCTCCTATTTCATTTACATTCTAAGCCCAAGTTCTTCCAGTTAATGGCACTGATATGTAAGTATCAAAAGCGTCACCTCCAATTCCCCCTCCAGCTACTCCTCCAGCCATAGTTGCAAGAAGTCTGCCTGCTCCTGCTAAAGAACCGCTTCCAGCTTCTTTAGCAACTAGTTTATAAAAAGCTTTTCCCATTCCAGGAAACAATGAAGCCAAATAAGTGTCTCCAATTGCTCTAGCTACCATATCATTGCCCTATCTAAATGGGTTATCTTTGCCGTAATATCTGTCAACTAACTCTCTTCTAGTTTTTCCAAATAAGGCATCAAAATCGGACATATTATAAAATCTGTCTGCCGCAGTTTCCTTAGATTTTTTTATTATCTGTGTAGCTCTTCTACTTCTTTCTTGTTCATCTTTTGAAACATTGAAAGTAAATTCGGGCAGTTCTCCTCCATATACTGAAGGTTCTGGGTCTACTATTACCCAGCTATATTTATCTTTTCCCCAGTTATTTTCAAAATATTCCTAAGCTGCCTAACTATTATCAAATTCCATTTTAGAGCCATCAGGGAAAGTTGTTACTATTTTTCCAGGAATCCCAGTTATATATTTCGATGTTGTTGTTCCCATTTTTATTAAAAATTATTCAAACGTTTCTATTATCCATTTTTCAGTATTTCTACCGAATCTATTATTTCCTTTAGTATATTTAGGAGGAAGAATTACAGTAACCATAATATAATAGTAATTAATTGACCGATAGCTCCACCAATTAAAGTAGCAGCTACATCTAACCAGTCAAATTTATTTCCATATTGCCAATCTTTAAATTCCATTCCCATAGCGCAGCCTAATACTGCTAAGATAGTAAATACTAAACCTATAGGAATTGCATACAATAAATGTTTCTGTCTATTGCTTTCAGTTATCCAACTCATATTGAATTAATTAAATAGTTATATATTTGAGTAATTTTTCTAGAGTAATCTTGAGAGTGCTATCCACCATAGTCACTTCCATACCCTCTTGATAAGATGTGCATAGCAAAAGTATAGGGACTGTTTGTTCCTATATTACTATTAAACACATTATATCTATTGTTAGATAATAAATCTACTTTATATTTACAGAAATCTAGAACTGAATCAAAGTTTCTAAATGGTTGGGAATGAGTTACCAATTGCCCATTGACATAATCTTGAGTTCTTGCATATCTAGCATTTGAATCATTACTAGTTTTTATTCCACCATAATTAAAATCTCCAGAAACATGCTTGCCATATCCAGATTCCATACTATCTAGAGCTGTTAGAATATAAGCATAGTTAGGATCTATTCCTTTTTGAGTTAAAGCCTATTTATAAGAAGTAATTAAGGTTCTTGCAAAATCATTTTCATCAGTAAACTTACCTTTAGGATAAGGACTTCTAATCTGCTAACTTTGCAAGAAAGGATCGGAAGATGGTTCAGTAACTATTCTTCTAATTGACTTAATATGGTTAGGATTTAACTTGACCTACCTTTCAACTATACCATACCTTCTTCCTCTAGCTTCTATAACTTGTATCATACCAGTTTGAGGATTGTAAGTTCCTGTGGCTAGTTGAACATGCCTTCCAGAATTGGTTTCAGTTGTAGGTCTAGTCTAAGTAATTATAATATCTCCTGGTCTTATATCAGTTAGATTCTTTACTTCAGTTCCATTATGTAATTGGCTAGACGAATCTCTTCCAATATTGTATCCGTTCTACTTATAAATATACTAAACAAATGCTGAACAGTCTATTCCATTATTCGGATCTGTTCCTCCATATAAATAAGGATTTCCTAATAGCTATCTACCAGTATTAATAATATTATCTATTATACTATATGAAACTACATCTTCTTCCTCTTGAGGAGTTTCTTTAGGCTTTTCCTTAGTTTCTTCTTCACTTATTAAAAATGGAGAATATTCTAAATAATCTTCTTCTGGAAGGGTAAAGAAATCCTAAGGAGGATATTCCTCAATTTCTCTAGTTTTGAATTGAGGAGGTTTAACTGATTCGTATCTACTAAAAATATCGCCAAATTTACTCATTTCTTTTTCCATTTAGAAGCATTTCTAGCAAAGTTAGCTCTTTTAACAAGAGTAGAACTATACTTGTCTTTATTGGCTAAAATATGTCTAGCATATTCCTATACTCCCATTCCAGCTCTCTTTGCAGATTCAGTAAACTTACCTCTATTCTTCTTTTTAATATAAATCTTACTTCCATTTTTATAAACAGATATATAGTTATCCTCATTAACTCTGTTTATTATATCTTCTAGCTTATTATTTCCCTTATAAAACAACACTACCTAATTTAATTCATTCAAATCAATATTTAACATAACTATAAAACAAGTGTTTGTATTTTTACTTGGAATATTCAAATATAATAATTATATTTACATAATCAAAATGATTAATAAGCTGAACTTATCAGTTCAAGCGTAATATAAGTTATAGTTGAATATTATATCATATATTAGATACAAATTAATAGTTAAGAAGTAAATGAATAAGAAAACAAGACTTAGTTTGCAATTAATATCTGCTGTATTTTTAATTACAGTTGGATGTTTATTGTTAATTTTTGGATTCTTAGTTCCTCCTTTAGGAATTATAGATAATTCAGTGTTAGTAGCATTTGGAGAATCCTGTACTTTCGCTGGAGCCTTGTTTGGAGTAGATTATAATTACAGATATAAGATGTATATCAACAATAAGAAGTAAAGGCTAGTTATTAATTGGAAATGTTTAATGTAAAATGTTAATGATATATGGATAATTTGATAGTCGATAAAAGAAATGGTAATGTAGGGTTTAATGAGAAAGAACATCTCTATTTTAATATAGATGATCCTAGCAAGAGATATATCTCTGTAACTACTCTTATTCACAATTACACTCAACCTTTTGATAAGGAATTTTGGAGTGCTTATAAAGCTTTGGAACAGTTACTTCCTAAAAGTAGTTGGACTGTTGAGAAAAAGTCTTTATTAAATTCTAAGAAATTTGATAAGGAAATCTTAGATATTTATAATATATCTGAGAATGATTTTAATAAATCTCAACAAGACATACTAGATTCTTGGGCATTAGAGAATAAGAAAGCGTGTGATCTAGGTACTAAAGTTCATAAAGAAATAGAAGAGTCTTTCTATATCAAACCGAAGAATATTTCCTTGCAAAAATTCGGCATAGGTGGAGTATTTGAGTGTAAAAAAGATTATTCAGAGTTAGATCTGGAATATGGAGTATACCCAGAATATTTAATATTTAGGGAATCAGATGATGGCATCTTAAGGATAGCAGGTCAGGTAGATTTAATTATTAAATCTGGAAACGATCTCACCATTGTAGACCATAAGACCTCGAAGAAAATTGAACAAAAGTCTGGGTTTGATACCTCAACTAGGTCTAATGTTAAGATGAAGTATCCTCTTAACAATATAATGGATAGTAATTACTGGCACTACACTCTACAGCTTTCCACTTACGCTTGGATGTTGCAAAAGATAAATCCTAATTTCGTTATTAAAGATCTGATAATTAATCACTATGATCATAATGGAAATAATACCTTGTATCACTGTGATTACTTAAAGAGCGACGTAGAAAAGATGTTGTACTATTACAAGAAGCAAGTTATATTAGATAATAATAGAGCCAAGAGAAAAAGAATTGAGTATTAAACTATGGAAATAGGTAATTTAGTTAAAGGATAGGTAGGAGAAGCTTTAAATCTTGATAAAGATCCATCAGAAGGGAGATTAAAAATTTGCTATAGATGTCCTTTGTATTCTTCGACAGCTGGAGGAATCTGTAATGATTAGTTGTGGTTAAATGTAAAAACAGGTGAATTAAGTGCTTTTGAAACTGAAGGATACAAAAATGGATGTGGATGCTACTTACCTTTTAAAGTTAAAAATACGAATTCAAGATGTCCATTAGAAAAGTGGTAAATATCATAATTGGAACTATTAATAATATATTTGGAAGAAACAAAGATATTTCTTCTAAAAGATTAGATATATGTAATGAGTGTGAAAATAGAAGATACATCTTTAAATTAGGATATGTATGTAATAAATGTGGATGTATTTTAAAGTCGAAAACTACAGTAGAAAATGAAGTATGTCCTATTAATAAATGGTAATGTATTATGAGTGTAAGACTTAATTTAACAAACAGCGAAAAAATTGCTCAATCTTTAACTGGAATTGAATCAGATGCTATTAGAATGAATATGGCTGAGGATATTGATACTATAATAGAGAGAGAAAAGAAGAATACTTTTAATGAACAAGTTGATAAGTATGTTGAAAGATTTGATAAGCATTCAGAGCTTTTAAAGCAATATGCCGAAAGTTTCAATGAGAATATGGGAACTATCGAAATCAAACCTTTATATTCTAGAATACTTGTAAAGCCTTTTGAACACAATCCTTTCCAGAAAATTACTCAAACAGAATCTGGAATTATTATTGATACTGGTGGATTTGCTCCTGAAGTTAAAAATTCTGATACTGGAGAAATGGAGGAAGCTGAACAGTTTATAATTACTGGAACAGTAGTTGATTGTGGTCCTGAAGTTAAGTATTTAGAACCTGGTGATGTAGTATTCTTTAGAAGAGATACTATACTTCCTGTTCCTTTCTTTAAGCAGGGATTGGCATGTTTAAATGAGAACCAAGTAATAGCAACAGTAAATGAAGGATTGTCAGAACGATTTAATAAATGATAAAGTATATTTTAATGCAGGTGATATTGTCCAGTTAAAGTAGGACATTCCAAATAAGCCTTTAATGATAGTAGTAAAGAAGGAAACTTCTTTATTTAAAGATGATAAGAAGAATATATTAAAAGGAATTAGATGTAGATGGTTTACTTCAGATGGTCAACTTCAAGAGACTATCTGGAATACCAAAGATTTAGTTTTAATACAAACTAATAATTAAACATGGACGAACAACAACTTCAACAGCAAATTGTGCAGTTAGTTCAAGCTGCAATGTAGGGCGATCAACAAGCTACTGAACAAATTCAACAAATTATGCAAGCAGCTCAAAGCGGAGATCAGCAAGCAGTTCAGTTAGCTCAAATGATTTAGTCGGTAGCTCAACAAATGCAACAAGTTCAGGCTGCAAAATTTGGAGCTAAACTTAACTATATAGATACTCTTCGCGGAATTTGTCCTCAAGGTTACGAAACTAAATATTTTAAGAAGGGTGGCAGACTTTGCAAGACTTGTCAACCTGTAAATGTAGCTCCTATGGACTATGATCCTATTAGCTCATTTAAGCAGGGAAGAAAGATTAAGAAAGGTCAAACAGGTTCAGTTTTACCTGATGCAGGTAAGTTTGATAAAACATTTACTTCATATGCTAGTCCTATGGATCAATTTAATAACTTGAGATATTCTAACAGTCCATACTTTGCTGGAGGATATGCTAAGCAAGCTATGCCCATGAGACAAGCTATGGATCCTTCTTGGAGCGATTTCTACGATACTACCAATCCGTATCAAGCACCTACTAGCACTACTACTAAAACTCCTGATCGTACCAAAACTAGACAAGTACTCGAGGAAAAGTGTGGAGGTAAAACTAAAAAGAAAAAGTAATTTATTATGATCTACGATATATTCCAATATGATAATTTAGAAAATAGGATAGAGTTAAATACTCCTGAAATATTACTAATTAGGGAGTTTGCATAGTTAATGGAGAATGATCGGAATATATGCGAAGAAGATCCTACTGGTAAAAAAGCATTAAGAGCATTTAGAGAGTTTACATATATATATTTATGTATATGTTGGAAAAGTCCTTATTCAGATTATCCTGAACAGGAACGTCATCAAGAGTCTTTAAAAGATGCTAATTTAACAGAGGAAGAATTTAACAATCCAGAATTTAGAGCAGCTTGCAGAAAGTTCAGAGAGCTTCAAGAATCTAATAGAACTATTAAGATGTTGCAAGCAGCTTAGAACACTGTCGATAATTTCATAGAATACTTTAATAATATAGTCGATCTTGGTGATAGAGATGCTAATGGCAAGCCCATATTTAAAACTAAGGATGTAATTTCAGAAATATCTTCACTGCATAAGGTTTATGAAGAATTGAAGATACTTGAATCTGCAGTTAAGAAAGAATTAGCTGAAGAATCTTCTCTTAGAGGAGGAGCTGTTGATGGATTTTTACCTAATTTTTAAATATGGAAACTGTTAAAAGAAAAAGAGGTAGACCAAGAAAGACTCAATTACCTGAAGAAATTTAGAAAATAGTAGACGAGGTTAAAAACAAATCAGATAATACTGACGTTATTGAGAACGCTAGAAAAACTTTAGATACTAAGAGAGAATGGGATGTTAAATTATAGGATTCTATAGAATACTTCGATCCAAATCTCTCGTATGAATTAACTGGTTATAGACCAATTAATAAAGATAAAGGTTTAGACTTCAATCCAGATTGGTTTACTGAAGTAAGAGAAACCTTTAAGAGAACTGGGCATTATTGCCAATATAAAGAAAATTGTAAAGCATTTGCAGACTTTTGGACTTAGGAATATATTAGATGCAGAGAAGGAATGACAGTTAATGGATACTCGATTACTGGGGATCACTATTTCTTTCTCAACTACTATTAGCTTATGGACTTAAAAACAAGTAAAGCAGTAGAAGGTCGTCTATATGATTTTCCTAAGTTTTTTGTAGCATAGTATGAGTTCTTTCATTACATTGAATTATGTAAAAGACTTAGAAAGAACGCAGTCTTAATGAAAGCTCGTGGTATTGGATATTCAGAAATTGATGCTTCAATTGCAGCTAATACTTATAACTGCAGAAGAAACTCAGTAACAGTCTTAGCTGCTCAACAAGATAACTATGTATCCAAGACTTTAGATAAAGTATGGAAAGCTTTAAATTTCTTAAATGATTATACAGGTGGTGGATTTTTTAAATTACGACAAGTTAGTGATACTTAGTATTTTAAAAAAGCTTCTCACTATAAAATAATAAATGGTCAAAAGATTGAGTCAGGATGGATGTCTCAAATACAAGGAATAGTAGCTGATAAACCAAATAAGATTCGTGGAGATCGTACTGATCTTCTCATCTATGAGGAATTAGGTAGCTGGCCTAATTCTATTAAAGCTTTTATTCAAGGAGACGCACTAGTAGGTATTCAAGGTCAGAAGTTCGGGATCAAGGTCGGTGGCGGCACTGGCGGCGACTCAGGACCCGCTCTTGAAGGACTTAGAACAATATATGAAAACCCAACTGACTTCGATGTCTTACCATATAGACACAATTATACTTCAACTGGAGAATATGCTTTAACTGGATACTTTATTCCTGCATTTTCTGTAGTAAATCTACCTGATTGTATGGATAGTAGAGGATTTACTGATCCAGAAAAAGGTAAAGCATATTATAATAAATAGAGAGAAAAATTAGCAAGCAATCCGAAGTCTTTAGTAGTATATGCAGCTGAATACTGTTTTACTGCTGAAGAAGGATTTTCTCAAGAAGGTGAAAATAAGTTCAACAAGTTAAATATTGCTGAACAAATTACTCAAGTCAACATTCTTAAAAAAGGTCCTACAATCGAAACAGGAGAACTTGATTACATTTTCAAAGAAGGAAAACATCTTAAAGAAAATGTTACAGGTCTCTAGTGGAAACCAAATCCTAAAGGAACTATTAAAATTGTAGAACACCCTCTATGGACTTTAGATCCAGAAATCGATGAAGAAACTGGAGAAGTTATTAGACCTAAAGTCCCTGAGATGAGAGGACTGTATGTGATAGGAATTGACGCTATTGATATTGGAGCTAGTCAAACATCTGATCAAACTAGGGATCCTTCAAAATTCTGCATAGTCGTAAAAAAGAGAGTATATGGAATGTAGGAACCTCAGTATGTAGCTATGTATAAAGAAAGACCTAACGATGTAAGAGATGCTTATAAAGTTGCAATTAAACTAGCTATGTATTACAATGCCCTTATAAACGTAGAAGCAACTAGAATAAGCATCATTAGTTGGGCAAAGTCTGAGAAATATTTAAGCTACTTTATGAAAAGACCTAGAGTAACTATGACTGATGTTACTAGAGGAAATGCTAAACAATATGGAACTCCTGCTACTAAGGCAGTTATCGATCATCAAACTGATTTAATAGCAGATTATGTCAATGATTATTGTCATACTATCTGGTTTAGTGATATGCTAGATGAATTGCACAGGTATAATGACGAAAATAAAGGAAAGTTTGATATTGTGGCAGCCATGGCTAAATTATAGGGTCCGTTATAAAGTAATTTATAAATGAAAATTCCGCAAAATCGGTGAAGGCTAAAGTAATTTTTTTTTAATTTTTTAATTTTATGTATTATCATATGAAAGAACAGTTAGAATTTATTGAAAAAACTTATCCATTATTTAAAAATGGATCAAGTAAAAGAGAAATTAGACATAATTTTTTCTCGGAAATCAAGACAGAACTACAAGCATATTTATTAGGATTTATATATTCTGATGGAAGTATAAACGATGAAAGGCATACTTTAACTATTCATATAAATGAACGTGATAAAGAAATTTTTAACTTATTTAAAGTAATAAGTCCAGAAGCATACGTTCAAGATTGTAAAGGGTATGAATCTAAAGCTACTGTAGAAGGAAGAACCGTTAAAAATTTAGGGAGTACTAGATTAAGTATATCTAGTAAAATATTAATAGAGGATTTGCATAACTTAGGAGTTGTAGAAAATAAAACATACAAAGAATTGCATATTCCTAAACAAATTCCGAACGATCTAATAAAACATTTTATTCGCGGTTATTTTGACGGAGATGGTTGTATCACATATTCTGTAAGAAAACCAAATCCTAAAAACAGAGAAAAAAATTATAGAGTTGATGCTAGGGTAGATTTTACTGCTAAATTATGTAATATTTTTATAGATTTTTAGAAATATTTTTCAGAAAACAGTATTACTACTAGTATAATACATATAAAAAGAGGAGATATGTACAGACTGTCAACTTCTAAAAGAGATTTTATAATAAAAATATTTCATCTATTTTACGATAATTCTAATTTTTATCTTTCTAGAAAATTTAATAAATTTAATTACTATGCTAATACCGAGGTAACTTAGTTAATCGCTGAGTACCGTAACGCGTAGGAGGTGAACGATACCGAGAGTAATAACCCTCCCAAGAGTGTGGAACACCCTACATTTGAGGGTGAAAATGTACGCTGAACTATATTGAAAAATATAGAGCTATAGGATAAAAAGCCTGTAGGATAACAAACTGATGGCGGAGATAGCTGATGAAGAATTACAGGGAGTAGTTCCTAGATAGATGGATAACTATCAAGAAGAATGGAAAGACGTAGGTTATTATACAGATGAATATGGACATAAGAGATTCGGAATAATTCCAAATAAACCTAAATAGATTTCAGTTAATTTTGAATTTTATGGTGACTATTCAAGAAATCACACAAGCGATCCTCGAAGCCGTGACGGATATTTATCACAAGAAATATACAGGTAAAATAGAAGTTAAAAAGCTTTCTAACGGATATACTTTAGTTTTAGGATTGAACAATCCAGAAAGTCCTTTAACAATATCAGCTGAAGGATCAGGAGAAGAATTTATTGAGTTCGTTAAAAAGGAATTACATTCTCGAGGTCTACATTCTGTAAAGTATTTCTCTAGTTATAAATATGAGCCTGAAGATAAATGTGATATAAATAATAATATTTAATGTATGACTAATGAAGATTTAATGGAAATTACCGATAAAGCTATTACTGAATTAGTATATCCAAAATGGGATTTATAGAAAGCCTATAATTACTATAATGGAATACGAGATGAAGAATAGTTTAGGTATTTAGAAGATAACTTTGGAATTGGAAATCCAACATCTATAACTTTCACTCCTTTAATAAAGAAGCATATTGACGCTTTAGTTGGAGAGTATCTTGGATTCCCAATAATTCCCAAAGTATATTGTAAGGATTAGGCTACTTTAAATAATATAGATAGAGAAAAGTAGATTAAGATTTCTGCTGAATTAACTCAGTACCTTAAATCTAAATTGAAAAATGCTGTCCTAAATATCGTAGATGGAAATTTACAAAATGATCCCCTAATTGAACAGGCTCTTAATAGAATAGTAGAAGATATAAATACAAACTTTGTATCAGAATACGAAATAGCTGCATAGAACGTAATAGAATATATAATGCAGTCTAGGGATACTGATATGTTAAATAAATTGAGAACACTTCTGTTAGATCTTTTAATTACAGGATATACTTTCTATAGAGTTAAACCTACTGTAGAGAATAATAATATAAATATAGAAGTCCTCAGTCCTTTGAATACTTTTCCAGATAGAAATATAGAATCTCCTTATATTAAAAATTCACATAGAGTTGTGGTTAGAAAGTGGATGAATAAAAATCAGATTCTTAATTTATATGGAAGAGAATTGTCTAAGCAAGACATAGAAACTATAAAGGAAAAATGGGAAACAGTGTATGACGGAGCTTCTCTATATGTAAGGTCTATAGAAAATTAGGGGATTCCATCTACTGATGGTATTAGAGCAGGAAAAGAAATTACAATTCCTGGTTATCCAAATGTATCTGATAATAAGTTCTATGACTATATTCCAGTTTATGAAGTAGAATGGATAGAAGTTGATAAGGACTTTGTTATGAATAGATACGAAACAGTTAGAATAGGAGAGAGCATTTATATATTAAAGGGAAAAGACGAAAACGTTTTTAGAAGTTAGTCCAATCCAACTTACTGTTCATTATCTGTTAATGGAGTATATTTCTTAAATAGAAGTTCAGAACCTTATTCATTGGTTACTGCTTGTATTCCATTACAAGATAAATACGACATACTTCATTTTTACAGAGACAATCTAATAGCAAGTAGTGGAACATCTGGAGACTTTGTGGATGTCTCAGTACTTCCTTCATTCTTAGGACACGACCTAGCAGAAAGACTCCAGAAATTTATAGCATATAAAAAATCTGGTATTGCTCCTATTGATTCTTCCCAAGAAGGAAGATTAGCTGCTGGTTAGTCTCCTATAAATACTATATATAATGGTTACGATGATACTGTAAAGGTTCAAGCAGTATAGGCTATTCAATTAGCAATATAGCAAATTGAACAAGCTACTTCTGATATTACTGGAGTATTCCGAGAAAGGCTTAACGGAATTGAAGCAAGAGATGCTGTTACTAATGTTAAAATTGGCTAGAATAACTCGTTTATAATTACTAAACAATATTATCATCAAATGGATTTAGTAGTTAATGAAATGCTTCTAGACAGCTTAAACTTAGCTAAGAAAGTATTTAAGAAAGGTCTTACTGGAACTCTCATACTTGGAGAGAAATATCAAAAAGTATTTACTGCATTACCTGAATACTTTACAATAACTGATCACGATATACGAATTACTACTAGTAGCGACGCTGTAAGAGATTTGGAATATATTAAACAAATTATTCCAGATTTTATTAAGAACGGAGCAATGGCTCCAGATGTAGTCTTTGATGCTCTTACTTGTAAAAGCGTTGGGCAAATGAAATTAATTGTCAAGAAAGCTATGCAAAAGTAGAGAGAAGAAGCAAATCAGTTACAGTAGTCGTAGAAATAGATTGAAGAAATGACTCAATAGCTTAAACAAGCTTCCAAGAAAGTAGAAGAGTTATCTAATACTGTTCAATAGCTTAATCAAGAGAAACTTAAACTAGAATAGGAAAAACTCCAGAGAGATGATAGACTTAACTGGTATAACGCTCAAACTGATAGACAATATAAAGAAGCTATGGCTGAAGAAGCTAAGAAAAGAACTGCTATTGAGATTAGTTAGATTCACGATGGAAATCCTTATAATGACAGAATTAGACAAGTATGATTCCTTCTTTTAATATTTGCTAGACAGATAACTGCTCTATAACTATTACAGGTCTTTCATATGATGAAGGACTTTATTTAAATGATTTATCAGTGGTTCAACCTTATGATAAGTTTAAATATAATGACACAGCTACTGTTAATATTTTAGAATTAACTAAAGTAGATGGCACTGAATTTATTGAAGGACTTATTGTTGATCACTGTTCTTATTTAGATGAATCTCATATTTCTTTTAAGTAGGATGGTTACTATACTATTTCTCATATGGTTCTTCCTACTAAAGAGTGTATTGACAGAATAACATCCGAAGATCCTACCTTTGTTGATTACTATACTTCTGGAGTATATGCAGTTAATGGAAATGAAATAGTTAAACTTGTTAACAAGAGTTGGCAAGTAGTTTCTATTAAAGAACTTACTATTAATAACTGCAATACCACTATATTCAAATCTCAGCAAGAAACTTTTACTATATGTAACATTTGGAAATGTTATGTGAATATATGTAAGAATTTACTTCAATCTGATTTAGCTAAATGTAGAAAAGACAATTTAGATTCAAGTACTCTAATTTTTAATAGAGATGTTATTTGGATGACTATAAATGTTCTTACTTACTATATTAATAGAAACCAATTATTTGAAGCTGAGAGGATTTTAGAGGAAGTAAATGGATGTAATGGGTTCTGCAATGAATCTTACTCTATAATTAAATCTGGAGGATGCGGCTGTGGAAGATAAAATAATAGAAGAATACCTTAAGTTTATCAAAAGACTTAGAAAAGGATATAGGGATGATTATTCTCATATTCTTGATATGATATGCTATCTGTAGATACAAGAGTCCGATAACTTTATATATTAGAAATTAATTAATGCAAGATTGTAATAATAGACATGTATGCTTTAAAGATCTCGAAGCTTATGTAAGAAAAGATTCTTATTTTGCTGGACTTTCTAAAACTGAATAGGAGGAAATAATTAAGAATTTAGGAATTATTTCCAAGAAAGATGTTTAGGATATAGTAAAGACTTATATAGAAAGTGCTATTCCTGTTACTTATGAGTAGATAAATGAACTTATTCAGCATAGAGAATTAGCTCCAGGTCATATCTATATTATAACTGATTTCTAGACTATTTATAAATCTAATACTGGGGCTACTTGGGGTACAGGAAATCATGAATCTAAGATCTTTAGCATTATAGTTCAAGCTCTTACAGAGAATACTTTAAATTCTGATGTAAAGATTCTTTCTGAAGATTTTCCTAACAGCTTGTTATGGGAAGTAAGATACGATTCTACTCAAGAAGTTATAAATGCTGTAGAAACTAAAGGAAGAATCATATATCTTAAAGACGAACATGGAAATTCTGCGTATTACGATTTTAAAAACATATAGTACAGAGTTCCTAAAGAAGATTTATTAAAGGTAGGAATAGAAACTACTCAGGAGTATAGAGATTATTATACTTTTAATAGTACTGCTGAAAATGTAGAAATTAGTGAAGGTAGTACTTAGAATGTATTTATAAAGTCTGCAAGTAATGTAAAGATTGGATTAGGTTGTAAAAACAATCTATTTAATAGTTAGATACGAAATACTACAATTCTAGACGGAGTTTCAGATTCATTTATCAAACATTCAATTTTCCAAGAGGATGTTTCCAAAGTTATCCAGAATACTTCTAATAATAAAGTAGTATCTTATATAGATGGTGATACATTAACTATGTAGACTTATGCAATAGACAATATTTACTAATAAAAAATGTCAGGAAAATTGCAGCTCTAATGGTTACTTATTAAAAGATAACTATTTAGGAGAGTTCTTAACTGAGGTTCAGAAATAGAAAGCTAGAAAGAATTTAGGTCTTGATAATATAATAGCTCCTCCTTCTAATTACAGAATAGTTAATACTATTCGGGAAATGACTTTACTTGAAGATGTAGTAGAAGGAACCCTTTGCTATGTAATTGAAGATATATATAAGAAATACTTCTATCAATTTAAGAACGGCAAATGGGAAGAAGCTAATATTACTGGAAAATCTTCTAATGGTATTCCTATCTATACTCCTTAGATGATTAGTGATTTAGAAGGTCATTTGCCTGAATAGTATATCAGTTTACATTCTGAATTAGAGGGATATATAGAAGAAAAAACTTATACTACTTCTATTAATGGATCATTGGCTGATGTATTATTTAGTGCTTTAAGATCTCTCCAATCTGAAGTTAACAAATTAAAGAATAGTTTCAAATATGGAATTAATTCATATAATGGAACTGATACTGCTTTATCTGTTATTCAAGATGGTTTCTCAGCTGAAGATGAAGAACCGTTATGGGCTGTTGAAGAATCTGACTTATCTGAAATCTTTACGCTAGAAACATCTTCTCAATTAAATCCAAGTAATAATATTGATGTTACTAATAATGGCATTTATAAGATTGCTGGAACTTCTTCTTGGGAGGATGTTAATAGTTTAATATAGAACGATGCTAAGATAGTAATATATATAACTTCTAATAATTTAAATATAGTATTACATTTAACTGATAATTTATCAATAGATTTAAATTCTCTTAACATTCCTAAATGTCAACTTTATAATATTATGTGTATTATAAGCAGAAGAATTTAGGATAAGGGAGATAGCTATATATGGTTTTCTATTGATAATTAGACAAATGACACTAAATTAGTAGAAGGATATTATGATTTAGATGGTTTAATAGATACTAAATATGTTCTAGATAATAACTACTCATTTAATAGTATAGACTTTACTGATTTAAATTTATCTAAATTTAAGGTATGTTCTAAGTACTAGGATTTTACTAATTCAGTAATATCTACTAAGCCTTCGGATCAAGATTATAAATACAATGTAGCTCATTTAACTATAAGATCTGTTAAGAAATTCAGTATTCTTAGTAGTATTCAATCTTAGTTATAGAACGGAGAGCTTATATATGTAGAAGAATCTGAAGGAAATAATAAACAAGGATTGTATATTAAAACTAATAATAAAATAGTGTCTTTATCTGGAACTGTTGTAGATCCTACAGATCCCGATAGGCCCGAAGAACCAATGGATAAAGAGGAATTAATTCAAACCCTTCAAGAATTAGGTATTGTTTATGGAGATACTTTAAATATATCTAATATTGGAGATTTAACATTTATACATCAGGATTCTGGTAATTCTTACAAAGTATCTATAGATGCTTATGGAAACTTAGTATCCTCTAAGATTCAAGACGAAACTCTAGAAGATAGAGTTTAGGATAGTTAGGCTTAGATAACTGAATCAACTAGAGGTTTTGTAGGACAGTTAGGATTAGCAGAGTTCAAAAAGGAAGTAAATAACAATGCTACTATTACTACTGATTTAAAGCTGTACGCTGATAGAATCAAGATAGGATCTTTTTATGCTCCTATAGAAGGTAGCAAATACTATGGATGTTCTCATTCCTTTATAGAGTTAGAAAATACTTCCAATAAAGATTTCAATTTAGAAGGATGCTACTTGCATTTTGCACATCCTTATAATTCAATATACAAAGTTGAACATTTAAAGTTAGAAGGTGTTATTCCTGCTGGAGGAACTTTCCTTGTTAGAGGAAAGAAATATCCTGATAATGGAGTTACCTTTGTTAAAGTAAATACTTACGATCAAGAATGGTATGTAAATGGACAGTTAATTGATTTAACTTATTCTCCTTCTGGAGCTTATGGTCTAGCTCTTACATATGGAAATTCTGATTTAGAATATAATACTGTTTTAGTAAGAGATAATAGCGGTCCGTTATCTGGATCTGATAAATCTAAAGATCCTTACATTTACGATCCTAGCTACATTGACTCTGTGTACTTTAATAAAGCTATTTAGAGTACTTCAAGTTCAAATTATTGGACTGGCCCTAATAATGCTATGGTTTGCAACATAGATGCGATATTTAAGAACTCATTTGAATTAGATCCAGCTAAACAAGCATTTTAGGGACTGACTACTAGAGATTCTTCTAGAGTTAGAAACTCTAATACAGCTGATTACTATTATATTCCATTAAAGAATGAATATATTTCATTTCCTAAGTCAGATGAAACATATCCAGTATCTAGATTTACTCCAAGAGCTTCTTTTGAAGGAAAGAATGTAAGTACTGATAAGACTAAGTTAGATACTAATAAGCCTAATATGGTTACTTGCTCGTTTGGAATAAATCCTTATTCTACTAGATGTTTTAATTGGATTTCAGCTGGAGATTATGATGAATATGTTTGGATTTATAACAAAGGAACTTCATCTGCTTTATGTAAAGTAGAGTCATACAAGAAAATCGATAGTGAAGTAACTCCTTCAGGATTTAGAAAAGAGTTTCCTGTAGAAATCAATAATACTATTTATGCTAGAATTACAAGTATATTTCCTGCTGATAATACTTTATTCACAGCACATAAATGTATTGTAGATTTAGGAGAATAGAGCAATCTCACAACTTTTCAATATAGAGTCGGAAGAAGTAAACCTGATGGAACGCCTGACTTAGACCACTGTTCAGAACTTTAGGAATTTACTTTATATCCTACAACTTATAAGCCTAGAATATATCAAGTAACTGATCAGCAAGGATTTCATTGGGTAGAATATCAAGTATGGAATGCAGTAGCTAATCGTATAGAATATGATATAGATACTTATACTAAAAAAGAAAGTGAAGATTGGATTCCAGTTATATTAAATACTGGAGATATGACTCAAAGTGGAGCAAGAGTAAATGAATGGTTAGATTATTACAATGCTGGAAAGAATTTATTCCGCAAATATGAGTAGGTAAATGTAGTTGGAAATAACGATCTTTGCGGAACTGTTCCTACAGAATTAGGAACTGGCGATGATGCTGGAAAGTCTAATTCATATTACTTTCATATATTTTACTGCTACGAAATAGATCCTGCTATTCCTCCTATAATTAATGGAAAATATGTTCCTTCTCTTTACTATATAGATTTCTGCAATTGTAGATTACTGTTAGTAAATAGTGAGATTACATATGAGAATTGTAACTCTTGGTTTGATGTACATATAAGTCCAGAATCTTCTGATCCTGGAGTTGTGAATGTATATACTGGATGGAGAGTTCCGTGTATTCAGAATAGTGATCCTGAAGTATTTAAGCAAACTAATTACTGTACTTCTATTACTCCTATATATACAATGTTATACAAAATGACTGAAACAGATAAGCCTATTATTGCAGCTTGTCACGAAATGCCATTTACTGTTATAACAGCTCAAAATCTTATTTCAAGTACTGCTGGAGTATCTAGAAGTTTAAGTGGTTCTAGCTTAGTAGGCAGCCATTTAAACCAATTAAATTCTAATGATACTCAATCAAATTATTGGTTTAGTAGATTGCTGGAATATAGAGGATGTAAATTATGTTTAGGAGGTCATAAACATACTTATGCTATAACTTATCCCTTAAGAGAATATTACTATTATGGGGATAAGAACTCTAGAGTTGATGGTCCTATGAAAATGCTTGAAACATTAGAGAATGATAATGCAGTATTTGTAGTAGAAAATCCAGTAATAATGAATTCCAAAGATCCGACTACGTTAGGAACGATTAATCTTACTAAATTCCCATTAATAACTGTAGATAAAGATAAACCTTTAGATACTAATTTACTCTATCCTTATACATTAGTTGATTCATTTGTATCTAATTCTAACGTAGCACATACTAATGGAGTAATATACTTTATGTGCCAAGCTAGTGGATTTAAATTATTCTCAAATAAAGAATTACCTAGTGTTAACCAGAAGTTCTCTCAATTCCTTCCAAAATCTAATGTTAAACCTGATGGATCTTATTCTGCATCAGAAGCTCAAAGATCTCCTATGTTTGCAATCATTGATTTAACTGGAAGTGAGTGGAAGCTTTCATTATCTAAGATATTAAATATTCAACTTAGTCCTAGTAAGTTGTTTAATACTTTAACTTACGGAACAGAAGCTATGGATGTTTATAGTTTAGTAAAAGCTCCAGAATCTGGATCTGCAGAAGATAAATTATATGGAGTATGGGAATAGAATAATTCTCCAGAATCTGTTAGTATATTATTAACTATATGAAACTTAACGGTAAAAATATAATTCTTGACTCGGATGTGACTGTTGCTGAATCTAGTAACAGTCTATCCGAAGTCTTGAAATCTTATTCTAACGATTTAGAGAAACTTAAAAGTAATGTTAAGTGGCTCTATAAATATGGAGGAGTAGGATCTGGAGGAGGTGGAGGAACTATTACAACTTAGAAATGGTACTCTATAATAGATATTAATGGAACTTCTTACTAGGCAGCAGCTAATGATACTGGAGAGATAGCTACTGGAAATTTAATAGTTAATGGTTCTGGATTATACCCAATATCTTTACAAATAATAAGACCTCAAGGAAGTTCGTTTAGTGCTACTGTTTCTTGGTTTAATGGATCCGCCACAACTACCAAAAGATACACTTTAAATGCTGATAATTCTTGGACTATTAATGATACTATATTAATTGGAGGGAATAATACAATTTCTGTTAAAATAACTGACGGAGAATATACAGCAATTTTAAATGTGTCATATATATCTACTCCTTATATATTTAATTTAGATTTATGTGACAGTACTGGGTCTTCCATTAAATAGTCTGGAAGTGATATATTTATTTCAGATGTTATATCAGAAGGACTAAGAGCTAAATTATCTTACGATATTGGAATAGATGTTGAAGAAGATAGCGAAGGAAATAAAGTCGGAGTAACTTATACTATTACTGACATATTAGGAAATACAAAAGAAAAAGCTACTTTAGACTTATCTCAAGGAAATAAGGGAAGCGTACTACTTGATCTATTAGATGATAGTTCATTCTTAACTTCAGATGATAATGCTGCCACCTATACTTATTACTTGTCATTAACAGTTGTAACTAAAGGAGGAGGTACTAGCTCTACTCAAGATTTTCAATTAAGTTTTAACTTAATTCCTAGTAATCTATATTTAAAAGTTATTCCAGATTATGGAACTATTTATAAATCTCCTCAATCAGATCCACAATACATTTACTATACTGGACCTAAGAGTTTTTCTGTAACTCCATTCTTTGGAAATAATCAAGGTAGGGTGGTATATGTAAGTATTTCAGTCGATGGAAATATCCAAATAGACAATAAATCAGTTACTGAAAGAAATACTTTAAATGGAATAACTCTAGATATTAATAATAGTAATGAAAGTGATTGGCAACAGCACACACTCACTTTTGTAGCTCAATGTGGAAATGTAAGTAATTCATTCACTTATTACTTATATTCTAGAAATATTAATAGCAATCTTAAGTGGTATCCTTTAGATTCAAATAATCGGTTAGTAATTCCTACTTGTGCCAATTACTGGAGAAACTCTACTGATCATACCTTTGACTTGTCTGCATCCTCTACATATTAGATGACTAATCAATCTAATATCAAAGAAATAGTATTGGATAATGTTAATAGTTCAAATCCTAGAGATATATTATTTGCAGTTGGAATACAATATTCAGAAATAAATAATCATTTATATAGTCCTATTATTTCTATAAATTGTTCTTCCAATTCTAGTGATGAATCTTATATTAATATATTCTATAATAAAATAACCTTAGCTTCTAATGCTGAAGGAGCTAAAACTGAAGTCTTATGTTATCTTAATAAGACTCCATATGAGGAATATACTGAAAATTCTAAGAATTATCATTTATTATAGATATACAAAAGATGCGTTAAGGAAGAAGATGCAAATACTAGATATTACGAGATAGCTATATATATTGACGGAATATTAGAAGCCTGTTTCTCTAATTGGTCTAATATTGAAATAGCTTATAATAGAATACTTCTACATCCTGGAAACTATTTTATAAATCATTTAGAACTGTCTTACTTTAATAGAAGCAAACTCCATGAGTATATGGATGATTCTAATATAGTAAGATATTGGTACACTTATAAGTCAAACAGATTAGGATATGCTGATTTAAACACATCTTTATTAGCATATTTTGAGAATAATGTAGGATTGCTTGGAGATGTAAAATATTCTAATATTCCTACTACCTACGCAGATACTGTTAAAAGTATTGCTAACGAAAGCGATGTGCCAGTAGTATTCCTCAAGTATTCAGAAACTGGATCAGACGATTCTTTCTTAGATTGGTTTGTTAACGGTAACTATCAAGAAAATGATATTATACCTTCCAAGCAAGTAAGTGTATTATATTCTAAAGGTAGATAGGATTTACTAGAAATTAAACCAGAAGGGTGTAATTTTATTATAGATATTCAAGGTAGTACTACTAGAAAGTATAGAGGAAAGAATCTTGAATTAAGATTAGTAGCTATTGATGATAGTGATACTAATACTTATATATACTCTCCTAACTTCTTAAAATCAGATACTAATACATATCTTCCAGAAAACTCTTTTACATTAAAAGCAGACGCTGTAGACTCCTCCCATAGTAATAATACTTGTATAGGAGATTTCGTAAATAGAAATACTGCTAAGTTTGCAGATGCTGCTCAAAAAACTACTTACAGACCTTATATTAAGAATTGCTTAATAGGATTCCCTGTATTAGTATTTATTGAAGTAACAAGCTATTCTGGAGATAATAATATATACTACTTAGGAGTTTACAACTTTAACTTAGGAAGAAAATCGTTCTTCAATCTTGGATACATAAATACAGCTGTTTTAGATGAAGTAGTTAATGTATCAGATTATACTACAGGATTGTCAGAAGGATTCCAAGTATATAGACTCCCAGAAGAAAAAACAAATAAGATTAGCACTTTCTTAGCAGCTGAAATTACTGGTAATGATAATAGATTTGACTTCTCTCAATATGATACTTCTATTCTTGTAAGAGATTCTAATAATCCTAATGACCAATATGCAATGTTTGATGATATAGAAACTGGAATTCCGTCAAAGGGAGATCAAGTAAAAGTTCTTCAAGAAATGGTTAAGGGAGTTGCTAGATCTGGACATTATATATTTAAAACATTAGGAAAGAATTTTGGAGATTATTCAGAAGGTTATAATGCTGTTATGGCAGACGGAACTTCTAAAAATCAAGTTCCTGATTACAAAAAACAGTATAAGAGAGAAGTAGATACTTCAGGAAATAATCAGTTTGTTCCTAAAGATGAAGTAATTCCTGACGGAACTCCTAATGATTTAGACCTATTAATAAATCCTTTTAATACTAGTAAAGTAGTAAATAGATTAGACTATAATAGTTTAGTAGAATACTTTACTATATGTATGGCATTTGGACTAGTTGATTCGGTTCAAAAGAATTTAAATGTAAAGACTTGGAATGGAAGTAGATTCTACACAGCATTTTATGATATGGACTCATCTCTAGGATAGTTAAATGATGCTTCTCTAGCAGATTATTTTGCATTTACTGACTATTGGTATAGTAAATATGATGAATTAGAGAATGAAGTACTAAGACCTTCAGAAGTAACAATTTATAGAGATTTCAGTCCTTCTGGAAATCATGGATTTGATATTCCTAGTTCTTATTTATTTGCTATAGCTAAGTACAGTAAAATATTTGAAAAGGATTTAACTAAAGAAGAAGGACAAGAAGTGAATATTACTTTTCCTTCAAGATTGTGGGCATAGTGGAGAAGAAAAGATGGAATTTTACAAGATGCTGAAACATTCATTAAGAACTATTATCAACATCATTTAGATAACGTAAATGAGTTAATGATTAATTTCAATTACAGATCTAAATACTTTGTTGTTAGTGGAAATGGGTACGACAATTTTAATTTTCCTAAGTTTAAGGGAAGAAGATTAGAATATGTAAGACAGTGGTTAGACGGAAGATTCCATTTACTTGATGCTTACTTCAATTTACCTAAATCTATCAGTCCTATTAATAGGCTCGATTTAACTACTAACAAATGGGTTAAAACTGATTATAACGAACCTACATTATTAGATGGAGAAGTTGATAACGAAAATGAAGATATTTATGTATTACATAGCATCTTTGGTAATTAGGCTAGATTCTTAAATACTATTGATTTATTAGTAAAGTCTCAAGAATATAGTCCTTTATTTATAACCCCTTCTGAATCTACATCTCAGAAAATGTTATTAGTGGATAGGGATACCTGGTATAATGTTTATAGTGAAAGAACTGGCTTTAATAACATTGTATTAGGAGGATCTTCTCTATGGACTGACTTAGATAATATTAATAGCTTTAACGGAGCGTTCCAAATCAGTTCTAAGCTTCTAACTTCATTAAAAGGAAGTGAAGGAACTATAAGTTCGTGGAATGTGTCTCTTCCTTCTGCTAAAGAAATATCTTTAACTAGTGCTAATTATTCTGGAATATTAAAATTAGAAAATTCATATCCCGATCTTGGAACAGTAGATATTAGTAATTCTTCTATAAGTTTAACTCTTAACAATCTGCAATCTTTAAAAACTCTTAAAGCTGTAGGATGTAAAGGAGCTACATTATCAGTTTAGAACTGCCCTAATATAGAAAATCTATCTATAAGTGGTCAGTTTGGAGTTATTTAGATTCAGAACGTTCCTATTTCAATACAGTTAAATGGAACTAAGTCTACGTCTATTAATTTATCTACAACTAAAGAAAATATAGATATTTCAATTAATGCAGACTCTACTGTTACTAAGATTGAACTATCAGGATTCAGAAATGTATCTATTACTGGATGCAATAATTTAAATAGTGTTATAATTTCTGGAAATAATACTTAGTCAGTTACAATTTCAGGAAGTATTGCAGTAACTAAATTAGAGCGAGTATCTATCAATGCTACTGATAAGTTAACAACTTTAAATCTTTCTAATAATATAGCATTAAAGTCTATAGAATTAACAGGAACTCCTAACTTAAAGACTGTTAATTTCTCGAATACTTCCATAACTTCTATTTCTTATAATGGAAATGAAGTTACAGAATATTTAGACTTATCTCCTAATACTAAATTAACATCGTTTAATATTAGAAATAACTCTGAAATTAGATTTATCCAATTCCCTAATATTAATGGAAGTCCCATTCCTTTAAGTACTTCTTTTACTGGATGTCAGCAATTAGAAAGAGTTTATGGTAATGTAACTATTAACTGCTCATCTTGTTTTAAAAACCTTTCAAAATTCTCTGTATTAGGATCTTCTGAAACTAGTAAAGTTCCTATATATGAAACTATAGGAGATACCACAAACTAGAATACTGCTTCTTTATTTTACGAAGGAACTTAGGTAACTAATATGGCTTTGGCTAATCCTGATTGTTCTAGCACTTTCTCTGGAACTAATTGTACTGTAAATGATATATATTATATATTATATACTATTAAGAGTTCAGTTACTAATATTAGTTGGCTATTTGCTGAGGTAGTAAATCCAAATATATTATTTGGTTTTGAACCTAATAAACATATGTTCAATAAATGCTCCAACGTTACAAACATTAATTGGATATTTAGAACTTTGTTAAAGAATGAGAATAGTATAAAGATTTCTTCGTATAAAGAATCTCATCAAGGATTGTTTACTCCTTTAGAAAATCTTGAGAAATTTGAAGGAGTATTCTAGGGATATAATAAGTACATGATTGATAACAAAATCTTTAAAGGAGCTACTTTTAGTAAGTTAAAATCTATAACTTATTTTAATCCTAATTTTATAGTTGATGACGTAGACGAGTATGATAGCTACCCAGAGTCGGTACAAGATGTTAATATATTTGAGAAAGTAGATACTTGGGGAAATTTAAGCGGAATATTTGATAATTTGCCAGCTTTAACTGGTATTGGAATATCTTTCTCTACTTATTATCTAAATTACGAACATTAGATAACTATTCCTAATAGCGTAACTTCTGTTAGAAAATCATTTATATCACAGTATGGTAAAGGTGATTTACAGTTCAAAGAAATCTTTAAAACTGGATCTAAATTATAGAAATTACTTGGAAGCTTTAGAGTAGTAAATAAGTTAAATGATATTGGAGCTAATTTAGTAATAGGAGATGACTTCTTTAGCAATGTTCCTAATTTGGAACAGATTGGATTTGAAGAAGGAGCTGGTGATTATGCTACTACTAGAACTACGGCAACATTTGTAGGAGATGGAATTAATAAATCTTTAGCTAATAATTCTTTCCCTCATAATATTGTAAGTACTTTAACTAAACTTACTAAGTTTAATTGCTTATTTGATGGGATTAGAATTAGCGATAGTATTCTGCTTCCTGAAAATATGTTTATTAATAACTCGTTATTAACAGATATACAGGGAGCTTTCCAGAACTTATATACTACAATTACTCTTACTTCTAATGGATTTATTAATTGTCCTAAATTAAAGAATGTATCTTATCTATTCTTTAAAGATAATGTATCTGAAGGATTATTAAGTTGCAGTATTTCTCAAATTCCTAAGAAGTTCTTCTATCACGGAGGAAGTACAGCTACTAAGTCTATAACTGGATCCAATGATCCAGAACATAAAATAGAGGAAACTATAGAAGTAACTTATAATCTACCTAATAGAAATATTCAGTACGCTTCTTACTGCTTCTCTGGAAATACTATAGGGTTTTATACTGGAAAGACTGAAAAGGATGAAATAGAAAACAATCCTGACTACAATCCATTTATTTGGGTACTTAACGGAACTACTTGGGAACGACATACTCCAGATAATACCCACTATCAATTCTATTGGACTTATAATGGATCTTAGGAAATATCAGAGATAACTGATAACGTTTCTGACTGCCATATTCCTTAGGAAATGATTGTTGAAGATTCTTACAGTACATTTAATACTTACTTAGGAAGTTCTGATCCTTCAGCAATATTTGGAAATGGAACTATTACTACTAATTTTATATGTAGTCCCGACTTATTAAGATACTGTACTTCAACTTGTACTATTATAGGTTTGTTTAAGGATTGCGGTAAAACAGGTTAGTGGGAATATCCTAACGGAGGATAGATGTATTCTGAATTAAGAAACTCTGGAATTACTGGAAGAATTTGTCCTTATCTCCTTAAACCTTTAACTGGAATTACAAGTATTAAAGAAATGTTTACTAATTGTAAAGCTATTTCTAGTTATAAGTTATAGGAAGGGGAATACTATACAATTCCTAAAACTTTCTTCTCATATTCCAAGAATATTACAGATTTAACTAGAGCTTTTTCTGGATGTATATTTGGAAAAGAAGTAGACTTAAGTGAAATATTCAATTATTTAACTGGGCAATTAATAGCAGAAGAAGTATTCTATCAATCTTATTTCCCACGAAATGTAGATAATGTATTTAGTTAGAATAATGTGCAGACTACCACAGCTGCGTTTGCTGTAAGTAAATCTGCAAATCCTGAATCTGTGACATAGCCCAGACCCTATACGCAGAATGTTCGGTTTGAAGCTGTGTTTAAGAATTACACAAATAAATAGTATAATACTAACTATTATTATACATTTAATGGATATAGAAGAGATTGTGTAACTCACGAAACTACTAAATCATTACCGTATAACGAGGAAACTTAGACTGACTATAATCTTAACTATACTACATATGAACCTTAATAAAAATATTTCAATTTGGAGGGGTGATTCTACCCCTCCAACTAATTACCATTTCTGGATAAAATCTAACGGTTAGTAGTTTACCTTTAATGGTGAGAAATGGGTAAATTACGTAGAAGATATTCCTACTGCAAGTTCAGAATCCAAAGGATTGATGAGTAGTTAGGATAAAGTAAATTTGGAAGAATGTGTTCAACATTTAGAAGATACGAGTAATCCTCACCAAGTAAGTAAGGAGTAGATAGGACTTAGCAATGTAACGAATGATGCTCAAGTAAAGAGATCTGAATTAGGAGTTACAGTGGCAACTTTAAATGACAATGGAAAAGTTACTGAAAGCTAGCTCCCTAGCTATGTAGATGATATACTTGAAGGTAGATTAATTTCAGTAACTGAATTTACTCTTAATGAAGGACAGCATGGAGAAGTAAAACAAACTGGGGTTATTTATTTAGATACTACTACTAATACTTCATATAGATGGTCAGGATCTCAATATGTAATGACAGGATCAGCTCTTACTTTAGGTGATAGTGAAGATTAGGCATTTCCTGGAAATAGAGGTGTAAATCTTGAAAATTAGACTGCAGTTACAAATTTAATTTCAGAAGCATCTAGAGAAAAAGTTACTCTTAAAGTTACTCAGAAATCATTAGACGGTAAAACAGAATCTACTAGTAATGTTGATATTAATGTTGTAGGAGATGGTAAAGCTGGATTAATGGGAGTAATAGATAAATTGGCTTTAGATCTAATATTAAATTAGGGAGCTGTTGTCAAAGGATTGTAGGTAACTCCGAATAGTGATTCTGTGAATATTAGCTATGATAGGGTAGAGAATGGAACTGACCAAGTAACTATCGTGGAAAATATCCCCAAAGCCACTTCTACTACAGCTGGAGTTATGGCAGCAGCAGATAAAACTAAATTAGATGAATTAGATTGGTATTTTGAAGAATAAATAATAACTTAGAATGAGAAGGTTTGTACATTCGTTTTGGACTAAACCATGTGAAAATGATAATGAAAAATTAAAGAAGTATATACTATACTTCGCTACTTCTTTAGCTTGGTTAAAGAAAAATAATTTTCCTATAGTATTACACACTGATTCCAAAGGTAAAGAATTATTTAAGGATTTACCATACGATGAAATATATACTACTTTAGATAATATTCCTGAGAATATTAATCCTAAATTCTATGCTTATGGTAAATTCTTAGCAATGTAGCAAGAAGAATTAGGAAGTGTGCATATTGATGGAGATGTATTTATTAAAACTAAAGAACTTGGTGATAGAATATTAAATTTTAAAGGTGACTTAATTACTTAGAGTATAGAATCTGAACGAACAATAAAAAGATTCTACCGTATATGGGATTTTGATAAAGAACTAATTAAAGATTTAATTGATTTTAATACTAATACTGCTTATAACTGTGGAATAATCGGATTTAATAATAAGGAATTTAGAGATAGATACTATAATACTTATTTTAAACTTGTAGATATTCTACCAGAATTTAAACATCCATTAGCTATCCCTGATTTAGTATGTGAACAGTTATTATTATTCTATCTATATCCTAACTAGGAAACTCTATTTAATGAAAAGATAACATTAGGCGAAGCTCATAAAATAGGATATTTACATATACCAAGTAGTACTAAAATGCTTCCAGAATATATTGAATGTTTAAAAAGAATGTTACAAGACCTTAATTCTAATATTTATAATATATGTCAAAACATTTAACAGTAGTCGATACACAAGCTGAAGCTAAAGAAGCTTAGAAGAACTTAGAAGAACCTTTTGTAATACTAGTTAAAGAGGATAATAAACTAGTATATTAGGACAATTCACGTTGTGATGTAGTTCTTCTAATAGACGATTGGAATAATTACCATGCGGAAATTCCTGTAATTTAGAAAGATATTTCTTGGGTTAAAGGAAGAAGATGTCTAGTTAAAAAGACTGATAAAGGCGTGGCTATATGTTATCTTGATGAAAATAATTCAGAATTATTTCATGATGGTACAACTCCAGCTAAATTAGATGGCTCAATGGGACAATGGATGACTGATTTACCTGAATTTAGTTATTCGTGTACTGAAGGAGAATCTGATTGGGTTAAATTATACATTAGCAAGGAACTTACTTTACAAAATAAATCACGAAGAGTATTAGTAGGAGTAACAGAAGCAGTAAATAGAGATGGCAAACTATGGAGTTGTAAATATCCTTTAGGATCGACTACTTCAATACAATCTACTGGAAGTCTTACATCTATGACTTTTCATAACTATGCAAATGCTCTTGGAGAAGGATTTGACATTGTAGATTATGAAACTCATTGTAAAGTAGCCTATATGTTTATGGCTAAATATAAGAGTAAAGATCCTTAGAATATGGAACAATTTGGTACTGGATTTGCATCTAATAATAGAAACCTTGGCACTACATCAACTCTTGGAAACAATGATGGACATACTAATACCTAGGTAAATATTTTCGGTGTAGAAGACTGGTATGGATGTAAGAATGAGTGGATGGGAGGTATTCACTGTAGTAATACAAATGAAGGTTTAATCTATTATATATATGATGGTTTTGAGCCAGACAAAATTCCAACTGTTCCGTATAGAACAATAACTAAAGACTATGTATCGACAAGTTATGGTGGTTATATTAGTCGTTTAGAATGGGGAGATCATGCTGATTTGATTCCTGTTGAGTATAGTGGCAGTTCTAAGTATTTCTATGCTGATTATGGCTATGTTTGTGCTGGCTGGAGAACAGTTCTACGGTCTTATGAAATGTATTTTGACCATGGAGGTCTGTTTTGTCTCTTTTCTGACAACGGAATTGATAATAATCCTAACAGCTACTATACTGATAGATGCGGCTCACGACTCCAATACCGAGGTAATATTACAGTAATTGACGATCCTCAAGAATTTATAGCACTTCCTGTAGGATTTTAATATAATAATCTTATTAAAATGATATGGCAATAAATAAAAAATTTATTCATTTTAAAAGAAAATCAACATTTCAGCGAGAACTAGAAGCGGGTAATATATTAAATACTTCTATTGTATTTATCGCTGACGCCAAGTAGATATATTTAAATGGAAGTTATTTCTCCGAGAATACTCTGTTTAATTTATCTGATTTATTAAGTACTGTATCTGGAGATTTAACAGATACAGATACTTCCAACGAAGCTATAGTTAAGTTATATAAATAGCTCAAAGAATTAGATACTAATACAAATGAACTTATAAAGATTTTAATACAGGAATTATCTACTTTAGAAGAGACTTTAACTGATAGGATTGATAATACTGATTTATTAGTTGCCACTGAATTAAATAATATCAATTAGAAGTTAGATAACCTAGTAAATACTACTTATTCAGAACTTAAGTCATTAAGAGATTCTAGTAAGTTAATTTCAGGTAGATGGTATAGAATAACTGATTATGAATGTGCCACTACTCAAGAAAATACTAGATCTGCTGGACATCAATTTGATATTTTAGTATTAGCTACATCAGAAGGCACTTTATCTGAAGAAGCTAGAGCTATTAGACACGAAGGGGATACTTATTTCCAAGACAGTAATTTAAATGCTTGGAAGATTTGGTACACATTAGATAATGATACTGCTCAATATGGTTGGGCAGATGCTGAGAATGGTAAGGGAGTCATTTATAGAATGATTGATGAGTTCTAGAATGACTGTCCTTATGATTTCAAGAATATTTTATTTAATGATTATGAGGGAGGCGGGTTGGATTGGTATACATTTAGTATACAATCTGTAGAAGATTCGTCTATATTTGATATATCATTAAATCAAATTGACACAAATGTTGATTATAAGAGTTCAGAACTATGTTAGAATAATACGATAAGTTCTCTTGTATTAAAAATATAGGTAGATGATAGTAACTACTTAGATAAAGTTAGATACTTAAATAATATAGTATTATAGGGAAGATATGATAGACCATATTAGGGAATAGAAAAATACCAAGCTCCTTGTTCAAACTTCTTTGGATTAAATTGTGGAAATATTAAATCTTATTATCAAATAAAAGGTAATAATATATAGAACTGTGGTTTTATTATATTTGTAAACTATTGCTGTTATAGTACATTAACTGGATTATATTATTGTACCATTGGGGACTGTAGGTATAGTACAATATTAGAAGTACAGGGTAGTAGCATACGTAGGTCTAACTATTCTATAATTAACAATTGTGGTGAGATAGATTGCGATTTCGATAATTCTACAATTTAGTCATGTCACTGGATAATTGGATAGGCTATTAGTAGTACTATGTTTGATTGTGATGGTATATATGATATGAGAGTAGAGAATACTTAGATGTATCACTGTATGGATATAAAATCTCTAGTTTCTTATGGCATATCTTCGCTTACTAGTAACTTAATTTACAGTATAAATGGTAATAACACTTTAGAATTAAATATTCCTAAGTCAAGATATTTAACTATTTGCACTCCTGATTCCAACGGAGAGATAAGAATCTACAACCCAGCAGATCATTTATCTAATGTAATAGCAGAAGAAGTAGCAAGTACGTCTTTAGAAGATACATCTACAGTTTCTAGAGAAGAATATGAGAATCTATTACAAAGAGTAATTGCATTAGAAAATGGCTAAAATAGTATAGTTAAAAGATACTCTTTCTAAAGAGAATTTATATCCTACAACTTTAGCTTCAGAAGTGATAAAAGGAGGTACTTCTATAGTGCCTTCTTTATTACCTGAAGGAGGAAAGATTGGAGACATCTTATCTAATAATGGAGAAGGTAATTCTTGGGAAAACATATCTGATATGTTTCAAGGATTGGAAGAATTACTTTACTATGGAGTAGAAATAGATTCTACTATAAAGGATCCTCAATTAACAAGAATAGGTAATATGGATTTGCACAGATCTCTTCCTATTCAATCTAAGATGAGAGGTTGTTTATTAAGTGATGCTGGAGAAGTAGTTGAATACTTACCAGAAAATGATTGGACTAATTCAGTTAGAGATGGATCTAAAGGACAGGTAATGGTTGAGGTTCCAGATCATTATAGAAAGTTTATAACTGAAGGAACTAAATATCGTGCATTAATTTCTGAGTATCCATTGAAAGGATTTCATAAAGTTAATAAATTTTATATATCAGCTTACGAAGCATCTTTGCAGAGAAGTACTAAGAAACTAAGTTCTGTAGTTAATACTAGTGAAGATTATAGAGGAGGTAATAATAATGCCGAGTGGGATGGTACATATCGCTCGCTGATAGGTATGCCTGCATCGTATATCCCACCGACAAATTTCCGCACCTATGCTCGCAACCGCAATGGTGGCGATACACAATGGAACGAACTTACCTACTCGATATATCGCGCCGTGTATTGGCTGTTCGTAGTTGAGTATGCGACCCTCAACTCGCAAGCGCCATACAATCCCGAACTCACTGCCGAGGGCTTCCGCCAGGGTGGCTTGGGTCAAGGCGCCACAACACTCGAAAGCACGAAATGGCAGAACTACAACACTTATCATCCATTCATCCCCTGTGGCTATACCGATGAATTTGGCAACGGCACAGGCATCAAGGACTTCACGATGCCTGCCGAGTACGACCCCGATGCAACATTGCCAAAAGTGGTGTCCGTGGCTCGCTATCGTGGCATTGAGAACCCCTTCGGGCATCTTATGAAGTGGGTTGATGGCGTCAACATTATGACTTCGCCGACAGTGGAGGCAGGTGGCGATGGCTTGCAACACGCATATGTATGCGACGACCCAGCCAAATTTGATTACAGAGTATATGGCGACCCATACCGCTATGTCGGCGCCCTCGCCGCAAACTCGGGATGGATTGAAAAAATACACGGAGGTGTGTACGGCGACATACTGCCGCTTGAAGTCGGTGGGGGCTCAACAACGTTCTTCCGCGATTTCTACTCACGCATAGGCTCTACTGAGGCAGTCCAGTGCAATGTTGTTGCTCTCGGTGGCAGCGCGGACCTTGGTAATTATGCCGGTCTCTCGTGCATGAGTATGAATCGCTTGCATTGGACCCAGCATATGTATTACGGCTCTCGTCTTTGCTTCATCCAGTAACTAATTTACTAATTTAATATGATAACTACTTTAAAAGAAATCTTAACTAAAGATCCTATCTATCCTATTACATCAGCAGAAGCTGTTCTTAAAGAAAATGGAGAGTCTATATCAAATTCTTTAATTCCAGAAGGAGGATAGAAAGGTCAAATATTACAAATTACTGAACAAGGTAAGGAATGGAAATATCCTTTTAAAGATATGATTGACACATTTGCATATGGAGTTGAATGGGATACTGAAGTAGCAGATCCTCATTTAACTAGAATTGGAAATATGTCATTGCATAAATCCTTACCTATACAATCAGCTATAAAAGGATGTATAGCTCAAAATGGAGTTATACAATACTACTTAAATGAAGATGATTGGAGATTTAAGAAAGATCCAGAATATACTAATGCTTAGATAGGATGGGTCGCTCCTGTTGTTGGGAATACTACTTTACCATATATTGGTGAAGTTACTGAAGGAAAAGTAGCTGGAGTCTTTCTTAAATGTGATAAATTTGTAGAAGCTCCAAATAAATATAAATTATAGTGGATAAAGATAAATGGAGTTCCTTGCCAATTAACCAATGAAATAAATCCTGCTGACGGATCTGTTTCATTTATTGCAGATAGAGATTTAGGTATTGAAGTAAATCCTGAAACTGGCTTAGAAGTTGAAATCGAGTTAGGATCTTGTAGAAATGGATATGATGGAGAAGTAATGGTAGAATTTCCAGAGTTCTTCCTAAGATCATATATAAATGGAACTAATAGAAAAGTGTATATAAGTACTATTCAGTTAGATGAAACCTGGGTAAGGCAAGAAGCTCTTTTAGTTCAAGCATATAGAGCTACACTTTTAAGATCAGTTCCTGCTGATATGGGATTCTTATCTACATTACCTAAAAATGCAGTAATTTCTGTAGTCAATTCTAACGATTATTGCAGAGGTTGGGGAAATAATGCTGAATACGATAAGTATATGACTGGAGATAATGATACTCCTATTAATATTTATAGAACTGCGTTAAACAAGCCTGCTTCTAATGATACTAGAATAACCTTTAGAGAAGGATGCAAGAGTATGGAAAATTCCTCTCTTCTTAACTATGACTAGTATAAGAATTTATTTATCTGGTTATGGATGATAGAATATGCTAATAGAAATAGTCAAGAAGCATTTAATCCAGAATTAACATCTGAAGGATACAGATAGGGAGGTTTAGGAAATGGATTTACAGATTACTCATATGGAATGTATTTATGTGGTACTTATTATCCAGTAATACCTCAAGGAACTGGAGATGAATATGGAAATAGAACTGTTGAACTGTCTATTCCTATTACTGGATTTACTTATACTACAGGCTCTTCCACATCTATGTCTAATTATAGTGTAGTTACAGGAGTTACTAAGACATCTACATCTATAACTTTTACTAAAACTACTGCTGGAACTAATATGGCCTTTATATAGCCATTTTACTGTCCATTAACAGTAACTTATCACGTTGAAGGTCTTAATGGAGTAACAATGTTGTTTACTACTTCTAATGGAACTAATGTAGTAGGATAGATTTCAGAAGATGGAGATATTACTATAACCTGGCCTGCAGCTGTAGCAAATAGAGAAATAAGATTTAGTGAAACTAAAGAAGATACTAATATAGTTCTGACTATAGTTAGTGCAGAAGCAGGAGATATGGAAATACCAGCATAGACTAGAAAAGTTTGCAGATGGAGAGGATTTACTAATGTCTTTGGGGATATTTTTACAATACTAGAAGGAACTTTGGTAGACAGAAGACAGAATGATTAGGGCAAGTTTTATTTGTATACATGTTCAGACCAGGACTACTATGGAGATACGTTAACAGAACATTATTAGATAAGAGGGGAGATGCCTGGAATTATAGGTTATAGTTGGACAAGATCTGTAGATATAGGGGAAACAGCTGAATTTATTCCTGAGAGTGTAGGAGGTAGTAATACTACTTATTTCTGTGATTATTACTATGGAGTTGGTAGTTATACTTCTACTCTTGGACTGGGCCGGGTGGGCGGTTCTTCTACTTATGGGTCTCGGGCGGGCTTCGGCTGCTTCGATTGTTATTATTCTTTCTCGGACCGTAATTCTCATGGTGGTTTTCGGGCAGTTTCTCGTTTAAAGAAGTAAATAAAGATATGTTTGGGTTATATTTAGGTATGAGAAATAGACTGGTCCTAGTAGGCAGTAATTCTACTAATGGGTCTAAGGCAGGCTTCAGCTACTTCAATTGTAATTATTCTTTCTCAGACCGTAATTCTAATGGTGGTTTTCAAGCAGTTTCTCGTTTTTTCAAATTTTTTTATTACTAGTTTCTAAATATAACCTTGCCTCTTGGCAAAAAATAACGTAGTGCAAGAATTCATATTATATTAGTAATTTATAGTGAAAGTTTGATATGAAGAGAATGAACAATCTATTTGAAAAAATATGTACTGCTGACAATGTTGATCTGGCAGATAGTATAGCAAGAAGGAGAAAAAGTCATTTCAAAAGTATTTAGGAACATGACAAAAACCGCGAATTTGAAAATATACTTTTAAGTACTGAGTTAAAACTATTAACTTATAAAACTTCTGAGTATACTACTAAAACTATTTACGAACCGAAAGAAAGACTTATATACATGCTTCCCTATTACCCAGATAGAATAGTACATCACGCAATTATGAATATCTTAGAACCTATTTGGATGAAGATATTCACTAAGGATACTTATGCGTGTATAAAAGGCAGAGGCATCACCTAGCTACTTACAAATTTGAAAAACGATATATAGAGGGATAGACTAGGAACAACCTACTGTCTTAAAATGGATATAAAGAAATTTTATCCAAGTATAACACATAGTATCTTAAAAGATATTATTAGGAAGAAAATAAAAGATAAAAAACTACTATTCCTTCTTGATGAAATAATAGATTCTACTGATGGAGTGCCTATTGGAAACTACTTATCTCAATTCTTTGCTAACTTATACTTAGCATATTTTGATCATTGGGTTAAAGAAGAATTAAAGGCAAAGTATTATTATAGATATGCAGATGATTTAGTAATATTGTCTGATAGTAAAGAATAGTTAAGAAGTTTCTTAGTTGCTATTAAATTATACATGAAGTATGTATTGAATTTATAGTTAAAAGATAATTATTAGATATTTCCAGTAGAAAAGAGAGGAATTGATTTTGTTGGATATATTATAAGACACAATTATATATTAATTAGAAAGTCTATAAAAAAGAAAATGATGGAAGAAGGACTTCACAAAAAGAAATTAAATTCGTATCTAGGATGGCTAAAATATTGTAGTTCTAAAATGCTACTGCAGATAATTGAACAAGAAACTGGAATTCATTTTTCTAATTTTGTTGGAGAAAAGACTTCAATTAGAAAAATGAGAAATAGAACAGTGAGAATAGTTCATATTGAAAAACGACCTAAATATTTCCTTATACAATTTATGTACAAAGGGAAACCTTATTATATTAAAAGTTTTAATAAAAAATTATTAAATGAGCTGGATCAAAACAACTTCTAAACCTAATATTACTGAATCCCTGAATAATGGAATTTGGTACTACAACTTCGATATTAAAGAAGTAGAGCCTTTACAGATGGAAGATGGAACAGAATAGACTCAATATGAATTTCTCCAAGTAAGAATAAAAGGAGTTCCTAATTTTACTAAGTGTTTTGAAGCAATTTTAAAAGAATTAAAGAGTCCAGATGGATCTTCATACTATGATTTATACTCACTCTAGCTATTAGATAAGAATGAAATAGATTCTATTACTTATAGCATTAAGGTAAGTTTAGGACTAATAGAGCCTAAATCAGAATTAGAAATAGCTAAAGAAAATATGATTAAAGAGATAGAATCTTATGATATTTCATCTGAAGTTAATTCATTTATATTAAACGGAGAAGTAGTATGGTTAGATAAAAGTACTAGAATAGGTCTTGTTAACTCTTTAAATATTGAGAAAAGTTCTGGAAAAACAGATTCTGCATTATGGTTTAACGGAAAGAAATATGAAGTAAATATAGACACTGCTCTAGCTTTACTTGGGTAGATAGAATTATATGCTTTAGAATGTTTTAACGTAACTGCATAGCATAAAGTTGCAGTAAATCAGATTTCTAGTGTATATGAAGTAGAATCCTATGACTTTACTTCTAAATATCCTGATAAATTAATTATAAATATATGATAATAGGAAGTAATTATTTCTTCTAGAGATTTAAAGATTTTAAGTCTAAGGATAAAGATTACTTATATTTTGTAGATAAGGGAAGTAATTATAGTTTTCAAAAGTAGGTAACAAGTGGAAGACAATGTGAGTTCTATGTAGTTAGGAGACCTAAAGAAGAAATAATATAGTTTAACTTAAAGTTAGTACCTATGGCTTTAGGTAAATTTCTAATTCCTGAATTTAATTAGGAAATAGGATTTACTGTAGAAGATCTTTAGAAACTAAAACCTCTTGCTGATAATTTGGATAAGGAACACCAGTACGAAAAAGTCATATTTGATTACTATATTCAAAATAATGAGTTTAGTTTGACTGATGATTAGCTGCAAGAAGCTTACGATGTTTACAAATCTGTAAGATAATTCATAATATTTTAAAAATAGCAAGCCCGGATTTTAACTGGAATAGTTAAAGTTCGGGTTTATTATTTATTCTATATTTTAACATTTATTAACATATTACAGTTGCATTACTTAAAAATTATTAATACATTTGCATAACAGAAATATTTCTAAAAATAGATGTTGCGCGTAATAGATCAATAAGATTAATTTTTTTATTATTTAAAACATATTTTATGTCTGAAAGTAAAATTTACATGTTTCCTGATTCGGGAAATACTAGTGGTAGTAATGCAGCTTTATGGGCTACTCTCGCTAATCGTAATTCTGATGCTAATCCTTTAGCAACTGCTGCCATGATGAATGGTGGAATGAATGGAATGTGGAATAATCCTTTTATTTACTTAGTGTGGATGATGTTCGCAGGAAGATTCTTTGGCAATGGTTGGGGAGGATTTGGTTCTGAGCAATCAGCACAGAACATAGAAGTTCAAGATCAATTATCTGCTTTAAGAGATCAAATGAATAGCAATCAGAATACTAACCTGTTAATGGATGGAATTAAGGGTAATACAGCAGCTATCAGCCAATTAGCTGGGCAGCTTAACTGTGATTTCAATACCTTAAATTCAGCTATATGCGATGTAAGAGCAGGTATAGATAAAGTAGCTGGTGCCATTGGATTCTCTTCCGAAAGAGTTATCAATGCAGTAAATTCTGGAGACGCTTCTATTTCTCGTCAGCTTTCTGAATGTTGCTGCAATATCAGAGATGCAATTACTAGACAGGGTTATGAAAATCAGTTAGCTATCTGCAATCAAACTAATACTTTGCAGACCTCTATTAATACAGTAGCTACTGGACAAGAAAGAGGATTCTCTAACTTAGCTTATGAGACACAACGTCAAACTTGTGACATAACTAAGGCTATTGGAGAATCTACTGCTGCTATATTAGCAGGACAGAAAGCTGCTGAAATGAGAGAATTGCAAAGAGAAATTCAAACCCTTAGAGATGAGAAGAACTCTTATCAATTATCAGCATTAACTCAGCAACAAACTCAAAATCTTGTTAATCAGCTTCGTCCTTGCCCAATTCCTGCTTATATTACTTGCAATCCATTTGGCTGTCAGAGCGATGCGTTCTACGGAGGATGCTGTAACCTTTAAAAATAAGTAATACTATGTTTATTCCGTATGCTCAATGGAGTAATCAAATGCTTTCTAGGAAATTCCCTATAAAGAAAATAAATTGTAGAGGTATTCCTGTAATGCAAACAATCTCCGTAACGACCATTGACAATGTAGTAGTTTATAAACTTTGTCCGTGGCGATATAAACAGTTATGCAATGAAGGCTTAATGCTTCTTAGAATAGCTCAAGTTCCTTCTGCTGGAGCAGGATCAGCTGCTTATACAGTTTCGTTAGAAACCCAAGCCAATCCTCAATCTGGTTCTACTGGAACTCCTTTACTTGATGGGACTAGTAATTCTATGACATCTAATAATGTAGTTAAGGGAAGTTACTTACTTGTATATTTTAACAAGAGCTTAGGTATCTTCCAAGCAGTAAATAGTTAATTTATTATGTTTCAATCTCTTAGAACTAATCAAAATTTCTATATCTTAAATAAAGGTATAAGTCCTAGATTAGATATAGGTACGGTGACATTAGTGTCAACACCTCAATTAAAATTTCCAACTATGCCACAAGGAATAGGCACTTAGCCTGAATACGTGGTCGATGTAACTGTATTAGTAAATGGTACGACACAGTAGTTTTAGCGTCTACCTGCCAATAAAGAAATTGCAGATTTCGGAGATAGCTTTGGAAATATAGTAGTTTCTACTAGTAAAGATGCAATGAATAATGAAATCTCTATTCTTAAAACTAAATCTGAAGAAAATATCAGAAGAGTTGATGAAGAAAAGTAGAAAGTAATTGCTTATGAATCGATACTTCAACAACTAAATCCTGAATATGCAGAAAAGTAGAGATAGGATGCAGAGATTTCCTCTCTTAAGAATCAAGTAGCTTCTATGGCTTAGACAATAGCTAAGTTAGACTAGATGATGCCTAAACTTATATCTAAACTGGAAGATGGTTCTAAGAGTGACTAATTTTTGTTATTATGAGAGGATATATTGAAATTAAAGAGGACGCTTATGAAGATACTATAGAGCATCTTCACAGACTGAAATCTATAGCTTGTAAAATGATTAAGAAACTTTCTAAACATTCTGAGTTATATGATGATGAAGAAGAGGAGGAACCTGTAAAGGCTAAGCGTAAAGGAAGATATGATTATGAATAATAGATAGGCGGATAATAACCGCCTATTTTCGTATTTTTACTATGGAAGACTTAACAACTTATGATATAAAGCCAGAAGGATTTCTCAATTACTTACAGTATTATGGACAGCATTTTAATAAAAAGTTATGTGAATTCGCATGCAATCAATTAACAGTACACGATTGTGATAAAGAGAAACTGGAATCTCTTTTAAAGTCTTATAACATAACTATTAAAAATGCTAAACTTCACGATATAGTATATGTAGCTAATTGGTGCAGATCTGTATTCTATGGATCAAGTATTTCTGACGAGAAACACTTCCTTCTATTTATAAAAGATATTTTTGATAAAGAATCAGATCTAATTTTCAATAGATGGTATGCTGATGCTGCTAAAAGAGGTATTCCTATTGAATGGAGTGATATGATTTAATAAAAGTGCAAAAATGCTAGAGGTCTATTTTGGATTTCTAGCATTTTTTATATATATTTGCTAATAAAAGTATAATATATAAATTAGAAGTATATATGATCGAAACTAATATTGCTGTTATTTTAGGAACAGCTCATCTAGGAACTACTCCTGGTAAAAGAAGTCCTGATGGATAGTTTAGGGAATGTATGTATTCTAGAGAGATAGTAAAACTTATAAAGGAAGAATTAGAAAAAGAAGGAATAGTTACTTATATAGATTATTTGGAATTAGAACCTAATTCATATATGAAAAGTAGCTCTTACAAGCAAGAGCAATCTAAAGAATTATAGTGGAGAGTTAATTATGTTAATAACATATGCAATTCTAAGGATCCAAGTAATTTTATATATGTAAGTGTACATGTAAATGCAGCTGGAGCTGACGGATAGTGGAAAAATGCTAGAGGTTGGTGTGTGTATACATCTCCTGGTAAAACTAAGTCAGATACTTTAGCTACCTGCTTATTTAATAGAGCAAAATCTATACTTCCTAATGATAATAAGAATTATGTAAGATCTGATTTCTCTGACGGAGATCCAGATTATGAATCTAATTTCTATGTACTTACTAAAACTAAATGTCCAGCTGTTTTAACTGAAAATTTATTTCAAGATAATAAACAAGATGTTTAGTATTTGCAGTCCGAAGAAGGAAAGAAAGCTATTGTGGATATTCATGTAAAAGGTATTATAGATTATGTCAGACTTAGAAAGCAGAGTTAAGAAACTTGAAGAATAGATTAATAACAGATCCCAAATGTTTGGAAGATCTTATTCCCAAGTTGGAACTTCTGAATCAGATTTTCTTATTAAAACTAAAGGTCAATTAAAAGTATAGTACGGATCTAAATTTATTGACCTTATAAAAGACGGAAAATTAAATCAATCTTTTGAATTTGTTTTCCCTGTTAAAGACGAATCTAGTATAGGTGCTAGAAATGGGTTCTATATTACTAATGACAATCAAGTATTTTTAAAATATAACACAGATCCTATTAAGATTTCAAGTTCAGAAATTCCTTCTGGAGTAATTGTTCCATTTCACGGAGAAACTATTCCAGAAGGTTGGGTATTATGTGACGGAAATAATAATACTCCTAACTTAATAGGTAAATTTATAAAAGCCAATAATATAGAGGAAGAAAGTCAGATCGGAATTAATTCTGAATCTGAAGATTATATATAGATTTATAGTTTAGTTTTTATTATGAAGATTTAATATATTAACTTTTATAATTTGTTTTATGGCAATAGGAATTAATGATTTAGACGATGATTATGAAGATTTGAATGATTTAACCGCAACTCAAGATACTCCAGAAGAGGAACCTTCAGAGGAACAACCTGCTGAAGAAACTCTAACTGAAGAAAGCTCAACAGATCGAGAAATTTTAGAAGAATTTCTAAAAAGTAGAGGTATTGAAGATATTTCCAGAATAAAGTTTGATGATGATTCCGGAGAATATGAAAATTCCTGGGATGATTTAAGCACATCTGAAAAGCTTACTATTATGGAACAGCTATCTAGTCCTGGTTCTGACTTAGATAATCAGGAGATTGATTTATTAAATGCAATTAGAACTAGTAAGATGACTCCTCAAGAGTATCTTGCATATGTTGCACAAAGCGGAGCTAATCAGCTTGCTGCACAGATGAATCAGCCTAATTATCAGATTGATCAGTACAATGATGATGAATTATTTGTAACTGATTTAATTTCAAGAACAGGTCGAGAAAATATTACTCAAGAAGAGGCATTAGAAGCTCTTGATAAGGCAAAGTCTAACCCTCAATTATTCGCTAAGCAGGTAGCTGCTATTAGAAATGAGTATAAGCAGATAGAAGATCAAAGTAAGCAACAGCAGATGTACTTAGAGCAACAGCAACGTCAAGAAGAATATAATCAATTCGCCTATGCAGTTATGGATCAAGTTAATAGTTTAACTGAAATGGGAGGATTTGATATTAATATGAGTAATGATGAACGTGAAGAACTTTATGACTTCATTACTGGATTTGACCAAGCTGGAAATAGTATTTTAGGAAAAGCATTAAATGATCCTAGAACTTTAGTCAGAATGGCATGGTTTGCTTTAAATGGAGATCAAATGTTGGACGATATGTCTGAATACATTAAAAAGCAAGTCGCTCAATCTAGACAACCTGCTACTAAGAGTAAGAGAGATAATAAAGTATTTGTAAATAGATCCAATAAAAATAATCAAATATCAATAGAAGATCTAGACTAATAGATCTAACTTAAATTTAAAATTTATAGTATGATAGTTGCAAATTTTGTCACTAACTTGGTCTATTGGTGACATTAAACAGGGTGAATTGCTGGGAAGTCCCCATTGGATAATCAGCAGCCAAGCTTAGGTAGTAATACCTTTGAAGGTTCAACGACTAACATCCGAGTCCTTAATGGACAGTAATGATGACACGAGCGCCCTGCTCAATGTGAATTGAGAAGATATAGTCTGACCTCTATAGTAATATAGAGATCTAAAGGATAAAGAGCCTTTAGGGTAACATTTTGAACAGACCTACTATGTCTGAAACTAAGACATATGAAGATTTTTACAAGTTCTTAGGTCAACGTCCTCATAGATTAGGAGTAGTTTCAAGATTATATCCTGAAAATACTGCTACCTATTTAACTGAAACCCTGAAGAATATCTATTATAATGACACTAAATCTGCAAATAAGTTCCAAGCTATCGACTCGATGGTATTCGAGTGGGAAGTTGAAACGAATCAAGAGGTTCGCTTAATAGCGTGAGCTATTTTGCCTAAATTCTTTAAATTGCTGGAAGTCAAATAAGATAATCAGCAGCGAGTCTGTAATTACAGAAACGTTCAACGACTAGGGGAGACCCGTAGATTATTTAATCGAAAAACTGAATTACTATGAAATATATTGTATTTATAACTACTAATGTAAAGTCCAAAATATAGGGAATTAATAGAATCTATTGTGGAATACATAAAACAGAAAATCCAGAAGTTTTTGACGGATATATTGGAGACGGAGTTTGGATAAACAAGACGTGTACTTTTATGTATCCCAAAACTCCATTTCAATATGCAGTAAAGAAATATGGAACAGATTCATTTAAAAGGGAAATCTTGTGTATATTTGACGATGAGTCAAGTGCTTTATTAAAAGAATAGGAAATAGTTGATGCTAATTTCGTAAAACAAGATTTTGTATATAATGTATATCCTGCAATTACTAGTGAACCTATTTACCAATTTGATCTAAATAAGAATCTTGTTAAAACCTGGAACTCTTTAAGAGAAGCTTGTTATTTTTACAGCAGTTCCGAAACTTTATTTAGATCTGCAATTAAGAATAAACATATATTATAGGATTCTTACTGGAATAATATTCCTTCATTTTCAGAATCTAATAAAAGACCTAAAATATATTATATCTATTCTATTAATGGGAAACTTATAATGGAGTTCACTTCTGAAAAAGAATGTTCTAATTTCTTAGGGATTGATAATATTCATAAAGCAATACTTAACTAGACTTTAATAGGAAATTATTACGTCTCAGATTCTTTAACTGATGAATTTATTCCAAAGGCTAGAAAATAGTATTATAAAGCTGATTTTTATGTGTATGATTCCAATAACAAGTTCTATGGAAAGTTTACTGGGAAGAAAGTAATGCCAGTAATTAATTTACATTCTTGGACTACTATAAAAAATGTAATTACCAACAAAGGTGGTTGGTACAAAGATTTTTACTTGAGTTTAGAACGTGTAGATAAAGTTCCAGAAAGAAATCAGAAAAAAGTTAAAGTATTTGATAAGTATGGTAACTTTATAGAAGAATTAAACTCGTTAAAGAAAGTAAAGGATAAATACAAAGTTCCTTCTGCTAAACTTAAAGATATAGAAAGAGGGAATAGATATTTTGAAAATTGGATATTTGAATATAGTAAATGATATAGTCTAATTTTTATTGTTCATTAAGAGAATTGAATTTGCAGGTGTTCCTGATGGCGACGGTGCTAATGGAAGCGACATTATAATGGCCTTCAAGGAAAGATACTTTGAAAAGTATGACATTTTCAAGATTGACAAGACCCTTCAGCAGTGTATTGTTGTAAGTCGTCCCGTACGTCGTGGTGATAATTACTGGGAAGTAACTGTACGACTCATTGATAACGACTATTCAACAACTCTTGATTTTAGTGGATGCCAACCTGGCGATACTGCTCGATTCCAGTCTAACGCTCAACCTGAATTGTCAGAAGAGGGCTATACTAAGAGCCAAAGTAATATCGAAAAGCATAGAGGTTATATAACTACTTTCCGTAATGATGTAAGCTACTCTTCCTTGTATGCTGCTATGGAGAATACCTTTATCAGCATTGCAGAAGGAAAGAATCAGGGTTGCTTAACTGAAACCATTTATAAGATGGACAAGAAGGAGAAGGAATTGTTAGATAACTTCATGTTAAGCCGTAATCAAGGCTTGAATAACAGGTCTTGTAAAATTCTTCTAATTGCTGGGAACTCTTTTTAAAGACAATCAGCAGCTAAAATATAAATATGAGTGTAAACAATATTATATTAAGTTCAACGACTAACCGATTTAGGGTAGGTATTTACCGAAATGGAGAATAATTTTAAATATATAGTATATCAAACTATTAATACAGTTAATAATAAAATATATATTGGGTATCATAAGACTAAAGATCCATTTACTTTTGATGGGTATATTGGAAATGGTGTTAATATTAACTACCCAAGTACATATATGAACCCAAAATGGCCTTTTCAGAAAGCAGTTAAAAAGTATGGATGTTCTAAATTTAAACGCAGTATATTGTTCATTTTTGATACTGAAGAAAAGGCATTAAAGAAAGAGTCAGAAATAGTTACATTAGATTTCGTAATGAGGGAGGATACTTATAATTTAATTAAAGGCGGAATTATAAGTCCAAATCAATACACTAGATCTAATATATATCAATTTAATAGAAATGGAGAATTAATTAAAAAGTGGAATGATGTATATGAGATTGCAGAATTTTTAGAAGTGTGGAAACAATCTATTTATTCAGCAATTAATAATAAACAGCGTTTACATAATTTTTATTGGAGTTATTCTGATAAAATAGATATTAATGAGTATACTTCTCCAACTGATAAACAGAAAGTCTATAAATATTCAAAGTCTGGAAAGTGCATAGAGATATATGAATCTCTATACCAAGCAGCTAACTTAAATGGTTATAAGCCCTGTAGTCTATCAAATAGAATTTCTGAAGGAGCACTTACAAAAGAATTTTATTACTCCTATACATTAATGGATGAATTTATTCCTGGAAAGAATATTGATATAAAAAATAAAACTATTTATGTATACAACTTAGATGGAACTTATGATACATCTTTTAATAATTCATCAGAATTAATGAGTTATTTAGGTATACATGGATCTTCTAAAATAAAAACTGCGTTATTTTCTAATAAACCTTTAAAAGATAAATTATTGAGATTGCAATTTACTGACTCAGTAGAACCATACATTAAAGTAAATTCTAAAAAATCTGTTCTAGTTTATAAAATGGATGGAGAATTTGTTAAAGAGTTTGATAGTATTAGTCAAGCTTGCAAAGAATTAAACTTAGATGGCTCTACAGTAAGAAAAATCTTAAGAGGTTGTGGAAAACAAACAAAAGGATATACTATTAAATATAAAAATTAAAGATATAGTCTAATCTTTATGGTGACATAAAGCACACTTAATGTGTTATTCAACAAAACTAACGTTGATGCTAACGGTAAGCCCACGATTTGCGATCCCGAAACTGGTAGACCTATAAAGTTTCAATCAATCGCCGTTTGAATATATGTAGGGGTAGTTAGTGATAACTACAATAATTAATCTTTTGAATTGCTGGAACTCTCACAGAGACAATCAGCAGCCAAGACTAAGATCTTTAAGCATGATCTTTTTAAGGTTCAGAGACTATCCTATTATGGAGTACACAGATAGTGGAAGTGGAAGATAACTTACATATTCGATAAGTTAAAGATATAGTCCGACACCATTAGCAATAATGGATTAACAAAATGATATATAGGCGATGGACTCATTCCTCAAGTAGAACGCTTTGCTTCTAAGTATGTTTATAATGATAAGCCTACTATTGAAGTATTCCATACTGTAATGCGTACTATGAATGATAAGGCTGAGAAGCCTACTGGTAATACTTACGCATTTATTGTAAATGAAGCGTTATGGAATGATATCCAATATACTTTGGGTGCTTACTTAGCTGACTATAAGACTGATGGTTCTTATATGTATTCAAAAGCAGCTAATGATTATGTAAAGGTTGGAGCTACTTTCAACTCCTATTCCTTTGCTGGAAATACCATCAGCTTCATAGTTGATAGAACTTTCACTCGTGAATACGGTGATAAGGGCTATGGAGTATGTCTCGATTTAACAGCTGACCTTGCTAGTGGTAAGCCTGCTATTGCTATGTTCTCCCTCAAGGGTAAGGAAGTCCTTACTTCTAAATATCCTGGTGTTGGAGGAATGAGCGGAGTAGAATCTGGCATAGTAAGCTCGCCTGTTGCAGGTAATAAGCTGATTATGATGGGATATGCAGGTATTGCTGCCTTCGCACCCTATCGCAGCTTTATCTTGAGACAAGCTTAATTGAGATTTCTCTCAAAAACATAGATAGAGGGAGTGCTATCCTCCCTCTATCATTTAATGATAATATGAACTAATATGGCTAAAAAAGAAACTACTCAATCTGATTTAATTTTTAATGATAAAATAAGACTTAGAAGTGTTTACGGAAAGGTGGGATAGAAAGTATTTGTTCAGCCTTGCAAGGATAAATATGGTCGCTATCCAGACTGTATAAAAAAGGTAAACTCTAATGGGGATATGATAATGAGCGATAAGGAAAGAGATGAGTTTTCTAATGGAACTAAAGTATTTTTCCCTGTCAATTATGTATTCTAGATAGAAGATGGGACAACTTTTGATTTAAATGATCTCGAGCAAAAAGCAAGCTGGGAAGCTATCAAGAATTGTCCTTTAATAGCTCCTGATCTTGATGCTAAGAATCCTGACGGAACTTATGTCATTCACGGAACTACTGATAGAAAAGAAGTAAAACATAGACGCTACGGTGTTGCAGAATTTTATATAGAAAAGCCTGGAGTAGAAGCTGCTAGAAAACTTACTAGAAGAAAAAAAGTAATCGAGGCTTGTAATTTTATTATTAATGACGAGCAAGGCTCTGACGGACGACTTTTAAAAGCTAAACTTTTAGGAAAGCATATGAGTAATATGCCTTCTACTGATGTAGAAGATTACTTATTATCTGTTGCTGATAAAGATCCTGAAAGAATTATCAAACTTTATACTGGTGAGGATAACGATCTTAGACTGCTTTTAATTGAAGCTAAGGATAAAGGTGTTGTCCATATCAAGGATAAAATGTATCTTTACGGAGCCAGACCTTTGGGTGCTACTGAAGATGCAGTTATAGCTTGGATGAAGAACTCCAGCAATCAGAAGTTAGTTTCTATGCTTAGACAGGATACCTTCCCTGATTTAGAAGGAAATTAAAGATATTTTATTGTCTAACAATTAAATACTTACAGCTATTACTGCTCGATAGGTTTTTGAAGGACTGCTTACTGAATTAAATAAAGTAAATGCTCCTAGCATGCTCCTTCAAGATTTTAATTATTTTTTCAATAAGGCCATATATCAGTATATCAACAAGAGATATAATATATATGATATTAATCAATAGACTACTGACGATTTAAGAGTTCTTAAAGCTACTGCAGTCCTAACTGTTAAAAAAGTAACTGATGGCTATGGAAATAGTTTTGAAGAAAATGAATTAAAACCTAAATTATTTGGAGCTACTTATGAAGTAGAACTCCCTAGAGATTATCTCCATATGCTTAACTGTGTTTGCGTTTATAAAGTAAATTCTGACTTTAAATGTTATGACGCAGGAGACGTAGTTCAATTTGCTGCTAAGAGATTAACAGCGGATTCATGGTCATCAATTATAAATGATTTTTATAATAGACCTTTACCTGAAAGACCTTATTATTATATTCACAATGTAAATACTGCTACTACATTACCTACTAACGAAATTTATAGTGGAAATCCTAATGGAACCGATATTATCGGAACTATGAAATGGGTTCAGACTGGTATTGGAGGTACTGGAATTTTAGTAGGAGAAAAAACTTCTGATTTTGATAGAAAGGTTACTTTAGTTTCCAAAAACCGTCCTGTAGGAGAAGGAGGACTAGTAATACCTGCATAGAGTGATGATTTAACTAAGAGTCTAGTAGAGAAACCTGCTGGATTGAGATATTCCAATCCTTCTACAGTACGTTGTGAAATACGATATGGTAAAGACAGTTCAGTTTTTACATTAACTCACGTTCTTATTGATTATATAAAATCGCCACAATTCATAAGACTTACTTAGGAGCAAGTAGATCTTACTTAGGATACTTCCCAAATAATGGAGTTTCCAGATTATGTATGTCAAGAGATAATAAATGAGCTGGTAACCTTGGTATTAGAGAATACTGCTAATCCGAGAATACAAACACATCCTATAGTTACATAGTCTATTGCAAATCCGGCTCAGCAATAGACTGCAACTACTCCTCAAAGGGGTTAAAAAATTTAATTAATTTATGTTTCAATTTACATCAACAACTGTAATCAATTCGGATAAGGATTCCTCAGGATTGGAGCTTTTCACTCACAAAGGAGAAACCTTTATGGTAAGACGCGGTCTTAATTTTAAGAAAGCAAATGTAGTAGATATTAATTTCCATGAGCATGAAGCAGATAATGTTCCTATAGCAGAAGTAAAGCTTATTAGCCACGGTGCTGGAACTTATCGTCTTGCTTTGTACATTAAGCTTTCTCAAGATTCAGCTAACTCTTACTATTCAAATGATTTAGTATTTAAGGGTAAGCCTTTATATGCTGAATTTGTTTGGAAGGAAGCTGAGGGAGCTAGTGTAGTAGCTAAGAGATTGGTTGATACCATTAAGAAGTATATGGTAGCTGTGTATGAGAAGGAACTTATCACTGCGGAACTCAAGTCTGAAATTGAGAATACTACCATTGTTATTAAGGGAACTGATGTACATCAGCGCTTCGTAAAGGTAGATATTGAGAAGTACACTGAAGATAGTAACACTCCTCTTCCTGGACGTTTCATAGCTGTTGATTCCTTCGCTGAAGGTTCTGAAGGTTTCGTTCAAGGTAATGAAGGACGTGGTACTTACTGGCAAGTTCTTAAGAACTTACGTCTCCCGACTGCTGCTAGAACCAGCTGGGCTGCTATTAACAGTGATGAAGCTCCTATTATGGGTGCTCAGTATGACCAATTTACTATTCGTTACTGCACTGATCGTGGAGTAATGGGAGGAAATGCTGTAGGAGAAGTTACTAAGTCTATGACTACTCACGTATTCTACGTGAATACAGCTCTCTCGGAAAACTTTAAGTCAGAAATAGAAGCATCTATAGGAACTGTTACTAATTTCCCTGAATAAGTAATTGAAAATATCTAATATATGATGAAGGCGAGGGCATAGAAGCCTTCGCCTTTATTTTTACAATTATGTGGAATTATATTCAAAAACTTGCATCAGCAATACATAATGATATAGTTGGAGGACTAAGAGGCTATCATACAAATTTAAGTCTCTCTGAAGAATAGTTAGAATAGGATATTATAGACGAAAGAATGTAGGTTATTAAAGAGTATTCTTTAAAAGGCATTCTTCCCTATAAAGACTTATACTTATCTATTAACTGTATTCCTGTCGATTGTAAATGTATAGAAAATTGTAGCTGTTCGGAGTTAGTTGATGAAACTCCAGTAGCTCATTTTGAAATACCTCAATTATTAAACGATTATGGGAATCAATCAGTTAGTTATATAGGTTCTACTGATAAGCAGTATCCTTTCTTATTCTATACCTCTGCTATGCAATTAAAGAATCACAAGTATCGTAAAAGGGGAAAGAATAAACCATATGTTTGGATAGATACTACTCCTAACGAGAAGGGATTATACGATTGCTATGTATTTAATGCTCCGTTATTAAAGTCTGTTTCAATTATTGCAATATTTAAAGATCCTAGACAATTAGGACTATTTAAATGTTGTCAAGAAAACAGAGATTATAATATCACTTTTATAGACAATGAAGTAAAGAAAAGATTAGTGGAGAAGAAGATTAGATATTACAGGAATTATGCTTCTCCTAATCTACCTAATGATCAATCTTACTAGCCAGGTTAATTATGAATAATTTTCATTATAGTTTAACTTTAGCTGATCAATTATATGGAGTAACTATGCAAGAAGAGCAATTTGAAGAATTAGCTCTTTATGCGTGGAATCATATCGGAAATAAGCGATATAAACTATACAAATTCAGTACTTGTATAAATGAATGTAATTAGAAGATAACTTTACCATGTAATTGTGATTCAGTAGAAAGTGTTACAACTTCTGGAGAAGATTGGAATAGAACTTCATACCTATATCCAGAAGGAGATATTAATTCCGCTATGATAGAGGAATATATAGAAAGTAGAAAAGACTTCAAACATCCTTTATATCAAAGAGGAAAGTTTGTTAAATATATAAATCAAGGAGACAGTTTAGTATTTCCAGAACCTTGTGGACAAGTAACTATTGTCTATAAAGGGGTAGAATATGATGAAGATGGACTTCCTAGCATTGATGATAAAGAAGCCTTAGCAATTGCTACTTACTGTGCATACGTAACTAAATTCAAAGAAGGAATTGTTACTAATAATGCAAATATAATTAACGTTGCAAACGTCTTAAAACAGCAATGGGCTACTCAATGCGATTAGGCTAGAATTACCAGCCTTAATCAGAATGATATGGATCAAATTTTAGATGTAAAGTTCTGCTGGGATAGAAAACAATATGGAAAATCCTATAAACCTTTGAAATAATGAATAATTTTGGTTTAGGATATTCATTTACTTTAAAGGAATTATTTGAAAGATTTCCTTATAAAAAGTTAAAAGTTACTTGCAAAGAATGTGAGGAAATTACTGGAGACAGACACAGAGACATCTTAGCAAGGAAAGTATTTGCAGAGTGCCTTAGTCTAGTTCTTAACGATGTAATAGACAATAATGCCACATTTGAATTGCCTATAACTGGAAGTAGAAAAGCTGATATTCATATGAGAAAATTCAGTGGAAAAGATTTTAGGAATTTAAGAAAGGCTGGAAAGTGGAAAGATATTGATTATCTTAAATCTGTATTTACTGGATATTAGCTTGGATTTTTTATGTATGGAAACAGAACTCCTAGAGTTAAGAATATCTATGTTAATAAGGAATTAAGATAGAAAATAACTGATAATACAAATAATGGTAAGCAGTACTGTTAATATGAAGATTACTACTGTTAATGACTATTATGAAGAATTACAAAAGAAATTTCCAACTCTTTCTTTATCAGATATTAAGAGAATAGTAACTTATGGTTGGAGATAGCTATATCTTCACAATAGTTATGGATGCGATACTTTGGTTAAGACTAAAAATTTATGGTGCTATATAGGGAATTTAAAGAAAAATGCTCTTGAACACTTTAAATATTATAGAAAGAAATTAGCAGCCAAAATTAGAATAGTTTATAAAAGAAAGAAAATCCAATGGGATGGATATTATTACTTTGCCTTAACTGAACCTTAGTATCAAGAATATTTAAGTTAGAATAAAAAACTAGGTAGACGTAAAAAACATTATAAGTTTTCAAACGTATTATTATATCAAATACTAGATGAATGTAAGGTGAGCGAATCTAGTCATCCTTACATATTTAGAATACCTTATATATCTTCTTTAGGAAATAAGCTGTTTCTTAAAGAATTAACAACTGATAAAGCAGAATTAATAATATAGAGAGATCCTTTAAAATTCAAAGATTTGTTTGTATGTTATAATAATTATGAGTTTTTATGAGCGAAGCAGTTAATTCATTTAATAATGGACTAGTAATGGATTTTAATCCCATAACTACTCCAAATACAGTTTTAACTAACTGTTTAAATGGAACATTAATTACATATAATGGAAATGAATATATCCTACAGAATGATATGGGCAATGGGAGAGTAGAAACTGCTTATCTTCCTCAAGGATATATACCTATAGGAACAACTGAATTAGGAGGAATTATCTATATTGTTTCATACAATCCAATAATTAATAAGTCTTAGATAGGATGTTTTCCTTCACCAGAAAGAAATATAACTACTGATGAAGTTGGTGAGAATACTGTAGAAGTTAAAGATAGCAATTTCAAGGACGGGGATAATATAGTAAATACAGTTGTAAGACTAGATTTATCTGCTAATACTAAATTCAATCCTGGAGATAAGTTTCTTATTTATAGCGACGCAATATCTGTCAAAAGCGAGGAATTTGGAACCACACTTTCTGGATTTGGAAATAAAAATCATAATATAGAAGAAGATCCTAAATATGTAACTATTCACGTTGTGTCTATAGGAGATAATGGAGAAATTACTTATTTAGATGATTCATTGAAATGGTTTGAGAATAATTACTATATCCGAGAAAAAAGAAGTTTAGCAAACGATAACGGGGATGTTACTATAAGTAAAATAGATGAATATAGAAATTTGTTACAATCTCCATATAATATATTTAATAGTAAGTTATCTGGGAAGTTAGCTTTAATATTAGAATTGGAATTAATAGATACTTTTACAGCTACTTATGATGTTACTGAAGTGACTAAAGTACCTGAGGGAACTGAATCAACTGAAGCCACTAATGAGGAAGGAGAAACTAAGGAAGCTGAATCTACTGAAGTTCCTAATACGTACAAAGTTTCTTACAACGTTACTTGGACTAGTAGACATGATAATATAAATATATCCTCTGTATAGTATATTTTAAATGAATCCGAAACTGGAACAGCTAGAATAGAAAATCCTATTGGAAGTCCTACTAGTGAGAACGGAAAGTCTTGTAATATTAGTATAAATAACTCATATTCTAAATCAGATAAATTAAATTATACATTAGCTCCATGTATGCCTTTCGGAATAATCGACTTTATGAAAGTTTCTGGAACTATAAATTTTAACGAAGTAGGAAGCGGAACAGTTAAATTGTCTCAATGGAGATACTATGTTGAAGATACTAAGATGTACTTACAGTGGGAAATGTAGGTAAATCCTAAACCTCATTGGAAAGTATATGAAATGTCTTATATATTTATCCCCTATAATAAAATAGACGCTAACTTTTCAAAGAGTACTTATTCTGATTTAATATCTAAGGGATACTATACTTTTAATATTACTAGAGATAATTCATATTCTGGAAATTATTAGAAATGGATTGAATTTGAGGAGGGTAAATTTGAGAAAGATTCTCTTTACTTAGTTGGAATTTTTGTTAAATGGGGACAATCTAAAGATAGTTTGCAATATACTCCATAGTGGGGATGGTTATATACTAATGGATAGTTTAATAGTATTTACTACGATAGTCCTAATATAACTAACTTTAATGAAATATATCTAAATAGTGTATTAGATATTGATTTAGATTTAGTTAGTAAAAAAGTACTAACAACTAAAAATAAAGAAGTAGTAGGAGTAAAATCTGAGAATACTATGATGGGAATGTAGTTAATTGGAGTTGATACATAGGAATAGATATATTCTCCTGTTTTCTATACTACTATTAATAAGGAAAAGTCAGATCTGTTTAAAATTACTGGAGGATCTGTAGAGCATTATATTGGAGAGCAGATAGATAGTGGATTTAAACATACTGGAACTATATCCATACCAGAGGAATACGAGGATAAAAAATATATAGAAGCAGAAAACGGAAATATTCTAGCTGATATATACTAGAGATATGAAACAGAATATCAAAAGGGAATAGTAGCTATTACAAAAGAAGAAATACAAGAAGGGCAACGTTATACATATTCTTCTATAAATAGTGAAAATGTTTTATCTAGGTCTCCATAGTGTTACGATTATTTTAGAATTACTCCAATACAGCTAAATAATAATTTATCATTTAATATAGAAGGTAGTATATTCTCTAGAATAAATGCTTCTCTAATTACTAGAGCAACTTCTGTAGCTCAAATAGCAAGACCATTAATAAAGAATGGGTCGGACTTCTATAAATATAATCTAAAATTAGCAGAAGTAGTAGATAGTGTAAAAGCGGAAGAAACTTCTGTAATAGGTATAAGTTAGAGAGATTTAGGAGATGGGGATCCTATGGCATTTGCTTTTTCAAAAGTTGTTAGAAGTAGTGCTGGAAGAAATAATGACTCTATAGATACTTTCTATGAATCTACTAAAAATGATTGGAATCCTGGAGACGAGCCTAATTATAATAAATATTGGGACGTAGATCCTTATAATGAAGTGTTAAACGAGTGGATGAAAGCCTCTGGAAGTCCTATTGTATTAGTAAATTATAATTATTTCAAATCTGGAGACGATAGATATACAAAGAAGTATGGAAGTAATGCTATACAGTTTGGAACAAATTAGGATAACTTTTACGGACAAGCTTTTACAGAGTCTGGAGAAACAAAATATAGTGGATGGTTAGGAGTATGGGTAAGAACTAATAATGATAGATATATTCCAATAAATACTATAGTATGGGATGACGGATCCGATTACGGAAAAGCGGCTACTCAAATAGTTGCAGCTTTGCTTTAGGTATATCATATAGAAGAAGATCCAAATAATACTGTAGTAACTACTACTGTAGATAGTATTAACAGACATAAAAAATACTAGGAGACATGGACTTTGAAAGATATATGTACTTGCAAGGTATATAATAGTAATTTCTATTTAAAAACTACTAGTCTGGAAAATTTAGCTAAATGGACAAAAGGTACTGCCAAACCTAATAATTTACAATACTATAATCCAGGAGATGAAGATAATGGATGGACTTAGGAAATATCTAAGAATATTGAATGGAAGTTTAACTTGGACTCTAGTAATTTATATGAAGTATTTAAATCTAAAAAGTTATCTAACATTAAATGTGTAATAGAAGATACTACTAAAGTTGATAATATACAATCAACTAAGTTATACAATTCTAACTATATATACACTTTAAAGGACGGAGAGCTTATTAGAGCTGATTATTCGGATGTACAAGTTGTGAGCGATAGTTACTCTCTTATTTATCCAAATTAGGTGATTGACAAAAATACAAGAGAAATAAACACTTCAGAAAAAATAATTATAGTAGGATATGAGTTTAAACCAATTTCTGATACAGCATTATCTAAATTAATGATTAAAGACGATGAAATATGCTTTGATGAAACTGGTTTATTAGCGCAGTACGCTCCAATGTATTATAGAGCTTATTATGAAAAACCTAACAAACATAGGATTGCTGTTAAAAAGGGAAATTCTTCTCTACCTTTATTAACTACATCTACTCCAGGTGGAAATAAAAAAATAATTGAATAATGGAATCTAATATAGTAGAATCTGAAAATTCATTTAAGAGTATAGTCGGAAATGGTTTAGATTTTGGAGTAGCATATAAAATTACCCCAGAGAAAGGTAATCTAGTATACGAATACAATCCATTAAGAAATTTCAGAGTAACTGAAACTTGTTATAAATATAATAATAGATTATATACTAAAAAGGAATTAGAGGACTAGTTATTAGGAGGAGGGACTATCAATGGAGAGAGTCTTTATTATTACAAGAATAAACTATGGACTGAAAGCCAACTCAAGGATGAATTAGGCCAAGATGATGTGTCGTAGTATAAAGCTGACATAGAACTTCTAGAACCAGGACAATTAACTGATTTTGAAACTGATTAGCTTAAGTTTAACATTAATCATCCAGTAGATATTCTTCCTCAATACTCCTATGATAACTCAGTAAATCTTATCTTAAATGATGGACAGAATCCTCCTAGATTAATTAACTCTAGATTCAGTGCTACAGAACGAAATAAATATCAAGTAGTAGACAGAAAAGGTAATAATGACACTAATATTTATGACCAAGGATCTTAGTTTGATATAGACACTTCTTTATATAAAAGAGTAACTGAAATTCCTAGACTTGAATTTGAAGGAGTAAATGGAGGTGGAAATTTACCTATTGGTAATTACCATTTCTATTTTAGATATTCTGATGACGACGGAAATCAAACAGACTTTGTAGCAGAATCTGGACTAGTATCTATATTTATAGGAAACAGTCCTTCTGCAATAAGAAGTGGGTTTAGGGATGAAAATTCTCATAAATCTGTCTACTTTATGCTGAGTAACATTGATTCTTCTTATTAGTATGTAGAAGTTTATTATACTAGAGCTACTTCAGATATTTACCAAAATTCAGAAACTTAGACTATAAGAATTGACTAGAAATTCTTAGTTAATAATTTCTAGAAATGCAGTATAGTTATTACTGGATATGAAGATACAGTTGAAGTTACAACAGATGAGATTAACCCAAGTTATTAGATATTAGATTCTGCGTTTACTCAAGCACAGTGTCAAAATATGTTATTTCTTGGAAATGTACATAACTATGATGTTAATTACAAGGAATTAAGAGACCTGTCTCTTAGATTTTTACCATACGTTAAAAAAGAAGACTACCCTTTATAGATAGATCAAGACTATAATATAACTTCTAACTCTTCTGGATACTATGATCCAGTATATATCTATAATAGTACTGGATATTGGAACAATGAAGTTTATAGATTAGGAATAGTATATATTCTTCCTAATGGATAGTTATCATCTGTGTTTAATATCAGAGGTATTAAAGAATTAACAGATAAACCCGAATTTACATATATAAGTCTTAAAGACGGCAATGGAGTTAGAAATTATATTGCTACTGAAGAAGATACTTATAAATTAATAGTATCAGATAAAGTTACGACTAATGAAAACTGTAAAGGAGTATTTAAAATAAATACTTCTCTAGAAAAACAGCAAGTAATATCAATAGGAATATCTACTTACAAAGAGGTTATTGAAGAATTAAAGAATCTTGGAATTAAAGGAATGTTCTTTGTAAGATAGAGGAGAATTATGCAGACTTTATGTCAAGCTCTTACTATAGGAATTGATTCTGAATCATATCTTCCAATGATTCCTACTGGAGAGAATGAATATCGTATTGAAAGATTCTTAGACGATGATAGAGTATTATCTGATAACTTTGAAGATAGACTCTATACTAGAAATACTAACGTAAGAATTGAAGGAGCAATATGCCCTGAATATGACGTAGAGCCAGAACATTTTAATGAGATATTCACAGGAGATTCTTTTACTGTAACATATTCTGACTTACAGCCAGGTTATCTAACAAGAGATAAAAGACATTTTTATTCATTAGGATGTAACCCAAAATCTGATAAAAATATTTACGATATTAGAGTTCTTGGAGTAGAAGATAATGTAGAGTTAGTAGCAATTAAAGATAATATGTTCTCTGCTAGAGCAGGTAATGCTGAAGAAGCCTTTAGATATAAGTATATTGGATATGAGAATAAAATCACTAAAGCTTCTAATTTAGTAAGAGGAAGTTTCGGACCTTACTTAGCTCTGTCTAAATTCCCAACTAATAGTGCTTTAATAGATATTAAACTTCCTGGGCTAGGAAGAATGAGTAATGATGAGATATTTAAGATTAGATACAATGACAAATCTCCATTCTTTGCAATATCAGAAAGAATATCTTTAAATGACTATGAAGATTGGTTTGGCAGTCTCTCTACTAAATTTACAATGATTTCTCCTGATAAAGGAGTTTCTATAGCAAATACTTCTCCTGATATTCAGTTAAAAACTTCTTTATACAGAGGAGATTGCTATATTTGTCAAGTCACTCATAGAGTTAACAGAAATTTCCAAGATCCTTCAGCTCCTACAAATGACGTTATAGTAGACGAAGATTGCTGGAAAGAAAACTATGAAGTAAAAGACGGAGTTTTATAGACTGATAAATTTGAAAAGATAAATCTTGGAGATGTTAATGCAGTTAAATTAGGAATGTGGGTAACATTTACAGTTAGATCTAGTAAGAATTTAAATATTAGATCTACCGATAACTCTATTCCTGATGAAGTTTCATTAGTAGGACACGAAAGAGGATTCTATCCTTATAGTCCAATGTCTCCTGATGGATCTTATAAAATTCCAGAAGCATTATGCTACAATAAAGCTTTTTCTAAGTCAGTATCTGAAAGATACAACTTTGAATTGCCAGATGTTCCTTCTATTAAAAATGATTTCACTAACAGAATATCATATTCAGATATTCATATTAATGATGCTTTTAAAAATGGATTTAGAACTTTCTAGGGAAGTCATTACAGAGACTATCCTAAAACATATGGTTCTATTACTAAAATATTAGAATTTAGAGGAAGTATTTTATGTGTATTTGAACATGGAATTGCTATAATTGCAGTTAATGAAAGAGCTGTAGCAGCAGAAGGTCAAGGTGGAAATGTTTATATTAATACTTCTAACGTTCTTCCAGAAAATCCTAAAATAATATCTGATATTATAGGAAGTTAGTGGAAAGATTCTATTATTAAAACTGAAAGAGGAGTATATGGAGTTGATACTATTGCCAAGAAAATTTGGAGAACTAATGGAGGAGACTCTTTTGAATACATTTCAGATTTTAAAATACAGGAGTTCTTAAATAATAATATATCTTTAACTGAAAGAGAACTAACTCCTTACATAGGAATTAGAAATGTAAAAACTCACTATAATAAATATAAAGGAGATATACTATTTACATTCTATGATAATTTACATGGAACTGAAGAAAAAGTATGGAATCTCTGCTTTAATGAGAAGTTAGGACAGTGGGTAACATTCTATTCGTGGGTTCCTTCGTTCTCTGAAAATATCTATAACCAATTCTTTACTTTTGATAGAACTACCTCTAAATTAATAGCTAAATTAGGAACTAGTAAAACAGGTAGCAGTTTCTCTGATGGAATTACTGTAAATAATGTAGAAATAGACTCTGACGACTGGGAAGCAGAATTAAGTCTTTCTAACAGAGAATTACCTATTGGAGAATATAGTATAGAATATACTCTATTGCCAGATAAATGGGGAAATAGGGATAAATTTAAAATAGTAGATAATAAGTTAAAGTTAGAGAATACTACTTACGAGAGTTTAATTTCTAAGATCTATGAGACTTCTGTAAATGGAGACTTTAAATTAGATGATAGAGGTAGAAGAATAAAACTGAAAAATCCTGTAAATGCTGATAAAATAGTTATCCTATTAAACATTAAAGCTAATGTTAAATTATCACTAGAATCAGATACTACTTTAAGTTTAGGAGAAAACTATAATAAGAAATATAATAATAACTTAGTTATCGATCAAGGATATTACGAATCTACTATTGCACTAATTCCTAAAGATAATTATAAATTACTTACTACTGATTTCTGGAAACATGGTAAGTCTGGAATAATAGATATTTCTGAAAAAACTTTACCTACTTATTGGTATGGTAAATAGCATCCATTTGAATTTGAGTTTGTTGTAGCTGTTAGTCCTGATATACATAAAATATTTGAAAATTTACAGATAATTGGTAATAAAGCAGAACCTGAATCGTTCCATTATGAAATTGTTGGAGAATGTTATGATTTTGCTAAAGACAAAAAAAATATGTATATTCGCCAAGAAGCTACTAAAGAACTTTCACAACATAATGGATCCACTATAACATTTAATAGTGATTATAAAGAATTAACTGAAGAACCTAGAGAAATATCCGAAGATTCTAACTATTATTAGAAATCTACTATATTTCCTTTACATTACTATCGAATGAAAGAATCTTCTAATGATATTGAAGATTACTATCATAGCTATCCTATAATTGAAGGAAAGAATTTTTCTCAATTATCTGGATCAGAAATAGTAAGATATGCTAATTTAGATGAGTACAGAATATGGACTCACGCTAAAGCAGTAGATATTACTAAAGAAGGAAGAATTAGAGGAAATATGTAGTATAAAGAGGATAGATGGGATGTTCAAATAAATTCAGTTAATATAATGCAGAGAAACGAATCTAAAGATGAATGGACAAATGCTAAAATTCCAGTAGAATGTGGATATTTACCTGAGGATTTTAAAATAAATTCTGATAGTCCTATTCCCGAAAATTGGGATAGAAATATAATCATTTGGCAGGATCCTGTTAGAAGTGAAGTTAAGCTAAAAGATAAATTTATAAAAATAAGAATTAGATATAGTGGAAAAGATTTAGCTATTATATCTTCTTTAAAAACTTTATATTCTAATAGTTATGGCTAATGATAATACAAATGGGAATTCTTTAAAAACTATTATGCCTGAATTTAATTTTGACAATATGCTTTCTGGATATTTAAATAATAAGATTCCCTCTTAGATAACTGAAGGAGTTCGTAATCTTGGAAATATGGGTCTTCATGGCGGTATTCAGGGAGCTTTTAAAAATTTCATGGCAGGAGGTGGAGCTAATCTTATAGGAGGAGCTATGGATTCTTTAGGAACTCTGATTGAAGATAAATCTGAATATAACGGACCTAAAGTAGGAACTACTTAGACATTAGATTCTGTATATGGAGCTGCTTCTAATATAGCCATGCAAATAAATCCTATGGTAGGAATGGCAATGAAACTTAATGATTTAGCTACTAAGGGGCTGAATAAACTTGGAATGGGAACTGATGCAATGACTACTACTGATGCTATATTAGGAAGTAATTTCTTGGCATTGTCTCCAATAGGAATGATTAATGGATTTGGAGGAACTAGATCTAATTCCTTTACTAAGGATGATAGCGTATTTGAAAAAGCTGGAGGTTCTTATAATGCAACTTCTGCACTAGCAGATGAAGCTGAAGAACTTGCTAATAAAAAGTTTGGACTTCTCAGTGGAAGTGCACTAGCTAAAACTAACAAGAAAATAGCAGAAGCTAGAAGATAGATGTTAGCTGTCGGAAATATAGTAGACGAAGCTTAGAACTAGTTTGCTTTACAAGGAAGTATGTCTGCTATTAATACTAATAGAAGAGCTTCTCAACTTAATGGAGGAATGGATTTAAGATATGCTTTCTCTGCTAAATTAGGAATGAAGTTAGAAGAATTAAATTCTACTAGAAAATTCTTAAAAGAAATTTCCTCTAGAAAGCCTAGATCTATTGAATAGTTAATTTAGTATGCCAAGGATAAAAATCCTAGATTTGTTTAGAGAATGTCAGAACCTGTTAAATCTATAACTCTACCTAATGGACAGTCTGGAACTCATAGATTATCATATGCAGAAGTTGATGGTAGAACAATTGTATATCCAGAAATATACGAAGATTAGAATGGAGAATTGATCTTTGATCCTAATAATGCTGTTCGACACGCTATTGATAATGGAGACTTCTTAGAAATGACTGAAGAGGAAGCTGAGTTATTCACCAATGATAACTATAAGCAAGGATGGCCAGAGTTCTTTAATTAGTTAAATAATGTAGAACAATTCCAAAAAGGAGGTATCTTAACTGAAGAATTAACATTTGCTATACTTAAAGAAGAATTTGTTCCCCAAATACTTAAAGAGGAATATGTAGAACAATTCCAAAAAGGAGGTAGCTTTAACGTAATTCCTGAAGGTGCATTACACGCTAGAAAGCATAATATGGATATAGAAGGAATTACTAAGAAAGGAATCCCTGTAATAAGTGAGTCTGAAGGTGGAGAAATTCAACAGCAAGCTGAGATAGAGCGAGGTGAAATAATACTGAGATTGGAAGTAACTAAACAAATTGAAGAATTGTCTAAATAGAATACAGATGAAGCTGCTATAGAAGCAGGTAAATTACTAGTAAGTGAGATATTATATAATACTATTGATAATACTAAAACTTTAATATGACTTAGAAAGTAATGAAAGCTGGAGCTGGGGCAGTTGCATCTACTGTAGCAAGAACAATGGCCCCTAGAATAGCACTTGGTTCTTATCTGGGACCTGTTGGAGCAGCTATTGGAACAGCGTGGGGAGCATACAACCTTGCACCATATGTTATAAAGTATGTTTCAGATGCTATGAGTCCTGCTCCTGGAGCAGTTGAATCAGCATAGAGAGAACGTGTAACTAGAGGAGATGGATCTTATGTATACTCAGAACCTTCTGATGCTACATATGTAGCTCAACCTAGAGTATTTAACAGTCCTAATGTTCCTATAAACACAACTGCAGTATTAGGGTTAAGCGATAAGTTTAGATCTAGTATAGTGAATCCTATGAATGTAGGAATTCAATCCTATATGCCTGCTACTGATTATACTACTAATTTCTCTATTTCAAATTTGTTTGCAAGACGTAAGAAGAAAAATCAAGGTAATAAAGGTCAAGGATCAAATCCTCAATCTTCTAGCGGTCAGCAAGGATCTGGAAATCAAGGAGGTAGCCCTCAAGGAGCTAATCAGCAAGGATCTGGAAATCAAGGAGGTAGCCCTCAAGGAGCTAATCAGCAAGG